ATGTGGAAAATAGGCTATTGTACCGAAGGCAGATACGGTGGCCGGATTATTGTTCCATCATTCAATAATGCTGGTAATCTTAATTACTTCATCGCTCGTTCATACGTTGGACATAGAATGAAGTATCTCAACCCACCTATCAGTAAAAACGTTGTATTTAACGAACTGTTTGTCGATTGGGATGAGCCTGTTATTCTTGTCGAAGGTTTATTTGATGCAATCGTTGGAGGGCAAAATGCAATACCTATTCTCGGCTCAACATTACGAGAAGAAAGCAAGTTATTCCAAGCAATTGTTCTCAACGACACGCCGGTATACCTTGCACTTGACGAAGACGCTCAAAAGAAACAAGAATACATGATTCGTACAATGCACAAGTATGACATTGACATGAGAGTTATTGATACCACCAATGTTGATGACGTAGGTTCAATGAGCAAAGAGCAATTCCAAAAGAGATACTCAAACGCTTATGAGCCTGATATTGATGAGATTAACTTCTTTAATCAATTAGCTAAAATATGATAGACCGGCTATAAACATTAATAAAGAAAAAATAGCCATTGGAGAGAAGATCTCTTCATCGTCTCCATCAAAAGCACCACTAGCAAAAATGCCTTCAAATAATTCATAACCGGCCAGAGCTACGATAATTCCAGCCGCAATAATAATAAGTTCCACATTAAACCCTCCCAAGTCTTGTATGAAATAAATAGAACAAAATACTTGACATGTCGGGAGAATATGTTATAATAAGTAAATGCTAATCATGAGGAGGAAATATGAAAATAGCACACATATCTGATACCCACATCAGGAATCTTAAGTATCACTACGAGTACAAGTTGGCTTTTGCTGATATGTACAAAAAACTTAAGCAAATGTCACCAGACATTATTGTTCACACAGGAGACATTGCACACACTAAAACTCAACTATCACCAGAGTTTTTCCAGATGTGCACGTCTTTCTTGTATAATCTCGCAGAGATCGCACCTACTTATATTATATTAGGTAATCACGATGGCAATCTCAAGAATGATAATCGCCAAGACGCTATCACTCCAATTGTTGAAGCTTTGGAGCATAGCAACATTCATTTACTTAAAAACTCCGGAGAGACAAAGGTAAATGATAAGATCACTCTCAATGTTCTATCAGTATTTGATAGAGAAAACTGGATTAAACCGACTGATAGAGACGCTATTAATATCGCTCTTTATCATGGCTCTATTCATGGATGTCAAACTTCCCAAGGTTTCACGATTGAAGAAGGTGAAGACTCTATTGACATATTCAATGATTTTGACTTTGCTCTTCTTGGTGACATTCATAAGCAGCAGAAAATGGACCTCAAGGGACGAATCCGTTATGCCGGATCTACAATCCAACAAAACTTTGGAGAATCAATTAACAAAGGTTTTTTGATGTGGAACATCCGAGACAGATATGATTGGTATTGTCAATCTGTCTCTATTCATAATCCACGACCGTTTATCACAATTGATCTAACACCCGAAGGTAAACTTCCAGCAACTATAGTGCCAAAAGGATGTCGCCTACGAATTCGCTCATCTGCTAATGTATCTCCAATGATGCTAAAGGCAGCATGCGACTATGCTCAATCCAAGTGGCAACCATACTCTGTTTCTTTTGTCAATAACGGAACGATGCAGTCATCATCTACATCTTTGATTGGTAAAGCTGTTCAGAATGAGAACCTCCGAGACCTCACAGTGCAGGAGAAGTACATCCGAGCATACTGTAAAGACCTCAATCTCAAACCAGAGGTTATGGATAAAATTCTTGAACTTAACAAAAAATACAATCAAATCGTTGAAGAATCAGAGGAGGTATCACGTAATGTTGTTTGGAAAATTAAAGAACTCCAGTGGGATAACTTGTTTAACTACGGTGAGAAAAATAAGATTAATTTCGAAAAACTATCCGGACTTGTCGGAATCTTTGGTAAAAACTATTCAGGAAAGTCCTCTATTATCGACAGCGTGTTATATAATATTTTTAACACGACTTCTAAAGGGGAAAGAAAGAATGTCCACATTGTAAATCAAAATAAAGATTTTGCTAAATGTAAGATTAAGATTGAGGCTGGTAATGACTCTTATCAGATTACCCGAAATCTTAACAAATACACGAAGAAATCCAAGGGTCAAGAGACTTTCGAAGCGAAGGTGGACCTTGACTTCACTAAAACAACAGGCGGCGTTTTTGAGTCTAAAAACGGCACAACTCGCAATGAAACTGATGCGAACATTCGTAAGCACTTCGGAACCATTGATGACTTCTTTTTGACCTCTATGGCTTCTCAACTTGACTCTATGTCGTTCCTCAAAGAAGGTTCTACCAAGAGAAAAGAGATTATAGCGAAATTTTTGGACTTGCAAATCTTCGACCAGAAGTATAAGTTAGCCAGAAAGGATGCTGCTGACCTACGTGGTGTTATCAAGCGAATGGAAAGCAAAAAGTTCGAAGAACAACTCATGAAGAAGAACGATCTTCTCCAAGATATTCAAAAAGACATCGATGAGCAAGTAGATAAGTGCAAGATTTATAATTGCTCAATTGAGCGACTTGAATCTGAACTTGCAGAGATTAACGATACAATCAATGCAATTCCTGCGGAGATTATTGACATTCTCACTGTTCAACAAGAGATTGCTTTCAAAAGAGTTAAAAAAACCAAACTTCTTTCTCGCATTCTTGCTGATCAAGAGAACATCCAAAAGCTTGAAAAATACATGGCTCTTGCTTATGATGAACTTGATCATGATAACTACGGCCGCTTAAAGCAATTGTTGAAAGAAGCAAAGGATCAAAAAGAACTTGTAAAAGGCTTTGAACAACAAATTCGTCATCAAAAGACTATTGTTAAAAACCTCAGTAAGACAGCAGCAATGCTTCACACTCATGAATATGATCCTGATTGTGAATTCTGTTGCGACAATGAGTTTGTAAAGAATGCAGAGAAAGCAAAAGCAGAACTGCCTTACAATCAGAATCTTTTGAACGATCTTGGTGATTCATTAGCACTGGCTATTCAAAAGTATGAAGACTATGGCGTTGAAACTATAGAAAGAAATATTGAAAAGTTCAAAGAGTTAAGTGAAGACTATGATTCTGCTTCTAGAAATTCTGAACGTGCAAGAATGTCTATCAAGACAAACGAAGCGACCGTTGCTCTATTAACAAACGAGATTGAAGTGCTTGAAGCGAAAGCAAAAGAGTACGAAGACAATCGTGAAGCAATCGAAAATAAAGAACAGCTTTATGGAGAACGCTCTGCGGTTGAGAAGAAAATCAAAGAAAACAAAGCGTTGCTTAAAAAATGCGATGCCCTTACACAAGAGTATCTTATCGAAGAAGCAACAACAAAAGAAATGATTCGCGCTATTCATGCTGAGAGAAACGAATACACTGATGTTATGAACGAGTATCGTGCTTATGACATCTACATGACCTGTATGCATGCTAACGGCATCTCATACGAAATCATTCAGCAGAAGTTGCCGATCATCAATCAAGAGATCTCCAAGGTTCTTGCAAACATTGTTGACTTTGAAGTATTCTTTGAGAATCACTCTAATAAACTTGAGCTTTCTATCAAGCATCCCAACTATGCGGCTCGTCCGTTGTCTATGGGATCAGGAGCAGAAAAAACGATTGCTTCAATGGCTATTCGTCTTGCGATGATTGCGATAACCAATCTTCCAAAGTCCGAACTGTTTATCCTTGACGAACCGGCAACGGCGCTAGATCAAGAGCACATGGAAGGCTTTACAAGGCTTCTTCAAATGATCAAGAATCAATTTAAGACTGTCTTAATTGTCTCCCATCTTGACCATCTAAAAGATGTGGTTGACATGACGATAGACATTGATAAAATTGATGGTTATGCCAAAGTAAACATTTAGCCAATAACATCCTATTTAGTGTAAAAGCTAAATAGGATTTTTTTATTATGAAAATTAAAATTAAGAAAAACAGCAAAGTATTGAAAGAAAGATACGACCAAAGTCCAACTTCTATTAAGCCACTAGAAGAATTGTTTAACGATTTGGGGCTTATGAAAGATGGAATAAGACAGTTGGAATCAATTTTTCAAAAAGATTTGTTGTTTTATGACTTAGAAACGACTGGTTTAAAGAGATCTCAAACTGAAGGTGGTGCAATTTCTGACATGATCCATCAAATAGCAATTCTAAAATATTCTCCCAATGGAGACCCTAATAGCATAAACCCAGAAAATCCAGATGATTATTACGTTGCAAAGGCAGAAATTACCAAAGAATACAGTGACCGGTCAAGCAACCTCAAAAAAGATAGAGCAAAAATTTTGAACCAGACAAGTCAAGGCTCATATGCAGATTATAAAAGCATGATAGGAGAAGACCTGTCATTTAATAAAAACCCACGGGAGTTTGAAGAAAATTATCAAGCAACAGAAAAAGAAAAACAAGAGCAAAAAAATGACATGAAAGAAACACTAGGGTTATTTTTTCATGTTTTATTAAATCATCCAGTGAAAAGTCAAGCTGAAAAAACAATCTATCAACAACCTAAATTTCGTAACTTATTTAATAAAGCACTAGAATATGCTAGCACTATTAATCTACAAGAAGAAGTGGGAAAAATACTTTTAAATAAAAATCCAAATAGACAACAATTAATTTATCTTTATGACAATGTACTCAGTGAAGATAGTGTAGAGGGTGGGATTACTACATGGCTGAAGAGTAAGGGTTTATCTAAATTAGCCGATAAAGTAGATCAAATTATTAGAGTTACAAACATTACTATAGAAGAAAATAGAGTATTTACAAACTATGGTGATTTTCCTTTAAAAAAATACCAAAATGAAAGCTTTAAAGGTCCAATTTCCGAAAAAAAAGCATTAGAGGGCATGATGGACTTTATTGATAACCAAGGAAATAAAAACCACACAGATGATGAAATAAGAGGCGATTACATTCTAGTGGGACAAAACATCATTTCTTTTGATAATCCTTTCGTTATAGCCAGGTGTAAATTTCATGGAATCACAAATACGAAAAATTTTAGGAATTCACATGTATACGACACCAGATTTTTATTTCAAGCAATGATAAAATATTTCAGAACATTTGCATATTTTTATGGTCTAGCTGGAGTAGCCCATTTACGCCAAGCCAAGCTAGAGTCTTATATGCAAAATGAAGAAGATCCAAAAAAGATAAATGCCTATAAAAAGGCAATAATCGATTTTGAGAAAATAAAATCTTTTAAAGATCCAAAGCTTAGAAAAGTGGGTAAGGAAGTAAGAGAAATTCTGAAAAAACTTGCAAAAGGCGGAAAAGCGAAAGGCAAACTAGAGACATTGATGAAAGCTTTTATACCAAATGCTCCGAAACAAACACACACAGCTGATGATGATTGTGAAAAACTAGCAACTGTTATGATACCAGCAATAGAAAAGTTTTATGAAATTTATCAAGCTACATTGCCCTTTGTTATAGAAATGGACAGAGAAAATGTTGTGGCAATTCATAGAATTGTCAAAGACAGTCCTATTGATCCAAAAACAAAAACAAAAAAGAAAACAATACCAAGTGAGATCGATAAGGATAAGGCAGCAATTGGGTTTGAAAAATTTAAAGGAGCAGGAGACATTGCAGATAAAGTAGCATCTAAATTTGCGGAAGATTTATCATTTGAATTTTTAGATAATGAAGGAAAACCTTCAAAAGAATTAGCAAAACAAATTATTAAAATTTATTTGCAAAAAAGAGAAGGGCTTCAAGGCTCAATGAAAGACTCAGAAAAGCTTGAAATTTTTAACAATTATGAAAACTTTACAGAAGATGATACTATAGAATGGTTCACTAAACATCAAGATAATTTATCGATAATATACGCACCAGTATCGAAAATTAAAAAAATGACAAAGCTGGAAGAGAACACAAAAACACTAAAAATTAAAATTTTAAAGGAGAACAGAAATGGAAAACGAACACACTCACGATGAAAATTGTGCCCACCTTGACGAACATGATTGCGATCAAGAATGCTCTCACGTCAAAGGAGGAATACTAGACTCAGTTTTAGGTAAGGCTGTATCACGTAAGCTTCTTGTGTTTATGTGCGCAACAGGACTTCTTATCTGGTCGAATCTAGACCCAGAAACTTGGGCTATGATTGCAACAATGTACATTGGCGGACAATCAGTTATTGATGTTGCTAAAGTTTGGAAGGGAATGTAATGTTTAGCAAAGTTAAAGACTTTGTTGTTAAATATTGGCAGTGGATCGTGATGATTATCACGGCCATTGCTTTTTATCTCCTTGGTCGCTCCAAGGATGCAAAACAACAACAAGTAAAATTTTACGAAAAATGGAAAGATTTAGAGGAAGAACAGCGCGAAGAGATGGTAGAGGACTTAGAAGACCTTGCCGATCAAACACACGCCTCCTTGGTCCAAAACGTTCTAGATTATGAAGAAAAAAAAGCAAAGATTTTAGAGGAAGCAAAAGAAGTTGACACCGAAGATTTTTTGCTATCAAAAGGTATTGAGAGGGAAGAATGATATTTCTCATCTCTCTTCTTTTTGCAGAAGAGCCAAAGTATAAGGATTTAAAACAAGGCGAGATTGTTCCATGGGATGGTCGTTTGTTAAATGAACCGGCTATGAGAATTCTTGTTGAAGATTCTGTTATCAAAGATTTAAACTGTGAAGCCAAGACAGCATACGAGTTGAACAAGTTAAGAATCGAAGAGAAGTATAGATACGATGTCCTTAAAGTAAAAACAGATGCGGAGATCAACAAACTTAACGAACTAATTAAATTACAAGACGAACATATTAAAGAATTGAGACCACAAAACAACATTTGGCCTGTTATTGGTGGATTTATAGCCGGAGCAGGAATTTCAATTGGTATTATGTACGCAGTTAAACCCGGAATTACACAGTGAAAAGTAAAGACCCAAATTATGCCGTAAAGGTTGAGAAAGCCATAACAGAAAAGTATGGCGAAGAAACAGTCCAACATCCGAAGAAAGGATGGAACGACGAGAAAGAGAAAGAGTATCTCAACGACCTCAAAGGATTCTACAAGTACGAAGAGTCTGGATTGAATGAAGAACAAGAAATAAACGGAGTTTTTATACCAAACAAACTAATTACGAAGAATTCTAAACGTTCTTGTCCTGTTTGTAATGTTTATTCATTTAAATCAAACGATGATGTATACATGTCAAAATTTGATTGCTGTGAAAAGTGTTATATTCAATTTATAGAAGGACGTGAAGAGCGTTGGAAAACAGGATGGAGACCAAATGAAACTAACAACACAAAGACTTAAGAAACTTATTCGTGAAGAACTAGAAAAAATGAATGAAGGCGTTGATGATCTTATTCCCGAATTAGAAGAAATAAAATCCTATGCCATAGACGAGTTGCTCATGGATGTTGGCACAATACAATATGCAGAGATTTTACCTTTACTCTCCAATCCTGAAGAGGACACAGAGGCTGATTTGTATGTAAAGTACATGGATGATGGCACATATACGTGTCAATATTATGACTACATGGGAGGAAAGAAAACTGCTTGCCCAACAAAAGATGATGTAAAGACATGGCTAGCTAGCCATAAAAAAGAGGATTAAATTATGGCTGAATCAACAACATTAGAAATTATACAAGGACTATCACAAGCGGCAGCAAATGCTTACGATGGCGTTCATGACGAGAGATTTTCTCTTGACGGACAAGTTCGTAAGGTAGGTCTTAAGAGAGAAGAAGGGTGTCCTATTATGGATAAGAGAGTAAACGATGGATTTTCTGTTAAGTTTTACGGAAATAAAATCTGTATCAATTATCAATCGGACATTCAACTTCGTGACATCCATGGATCAAAAGATTTTGAAGGCGACATCGTTCGTCAAATTGAAGAAGTGAAAAAATTTCTTCAAAAAGAATACAAAGCGATTACCGGTAAATCTGTCACGCTTACAGCAGACGGAGAACCAAAGGTTATTGCACAATCAACCTCTCGTGTTCGTTCATTTGTACAAGCTTATCAACATTATAAAATCAGTGGTGTGAAAGAAGAACCTATTCTTGATCCTGCTGTTGAGAACAGTCGTTCAATAACACGAAAGTTTTTGGAGCAAGTAAAAGCTGCGAAACGACCAACTAACGAATTCATTAAGAAAGGAGACAATGAAAAATGAAATTAACAACAGCAAACTTAAGACAACTGATTAAAGAAGAGCTTGAAGCAGTAATCGCCGAGGCTAATTCCGCTGACATCGATATAAGCCGACAAAATTTATTAGATAGAAAACTCGCAGGAGAATTTGACTACCTTGGAGGAGAAGCAGATTTTATGAATCGGTACAACAAACTAGCCCCCAAAGGAAGAACAGGAGAGCCTGGTGTTGATGGGCATGAAGTAATGAATAATAAAGCAAAAGCCAAACGAGCAGCGCAGGCCCAAGCTGCACAGGATGCACAAGATTACAAAGATGCCAAAGGAAGATACGAAAAATCGGTTGCTGATTATATAAAGAGAGGAGATAAGCTCTCAAATGACATAAAAGGTGCTTCCAGCGAACAGAAAACAAAACTTGCACAAGTTTATAATGAAATGTTCCCAGGAGCAGGCAAGGCTATAGGGTCGCCAAAAGCAGACCCAGCTAGGATTGCTCAACAGATGGCTGATACATTTAGTGATCCGAGTTTTTTTAGAGATAATGAAAACTTAAACATGTTTGTAGATTTTGAGATAGCAGCTAAAAAGGTCCTTAATCCCACAGCAAAAAAGAAGCCTGGATTTTTTAGTCGCTTTTTCAAAGAAGAATAAAGGTAATAAATGGCTTTCTCATTATCAAAGAAAGAAATTGTAAAGGAAATTGTTAAGTCCGGCAAAGATCCGCAATACTTCATAAATAACTATTGTCGTATTTCGCATCCAATGCACGGGCTTATTCCGTTTAAAACTTATCCTTATCAAGATGATTTGATAAATGATTTTAATGATTTTCGTTTCACGGTAATTTTAAAAGCAAGACAGTTAGGTATCTCAACAATCTCGGCTGCTTATGCTGTTTGGTTTATGTTATTCCACAGAGATAAAAACATACTTGTGATAGCGACAAAATTTCAAACCGCAGCTAACCTCGTAAAGAAAGTCAAGAACATAATGCAATACCTTCCGGAGTGGATGAAAGTCGCTAAGATCAAAGTTGATAACAGAACATCGTTTGAACTTTCAAACGGCTCTCAAATTAAAGCCGCATCAACTTCTGGAGATGCTGGTCGTTCGGAAGCATTGTCTCTTCTTATTATTGATGAGGCTGCGCACATTGATGGACTTGACGATCTGTGGACGGGTCTTTATCCTACGCTATCAACCGGTGGGCGTTGCATTGCACTCTCAACTCCGAATGGTGTTGGTAACTGGTTTCATAAAACTTATGTTGCAGCAGACAATGGAGAATCAGATTTTAAGCCGGTCAACCTCCCATGGGATGTTCACCCAGAAAGAAATCAGGCATGGTTTGAGAAAGAGACAAAAAACATGTCTCGCAGACAAATAGCACAAGAATTAGAATGTAATTTCAATACTTCCGGTGATACTGTTATTCATTCGGATGACATTGCTTGGTTACAAGAACAAATTAGAGAGCCAATTTATAGGACAGGATATGATAGAAATTTTTGGATATGGGAGAAGTACCGAGATGGAGGCCATTATCTTCTCGTTGCCGATGTTGCTAGAGGCGATGGGGCTGATAATTCTGTATTTCATGTACTAGACGTAGGAAAGATGGAGATTGTAGCAGAGTATCAAGGCAAACCATCACTTGACATGTATGCTCAAATGTTATACTCAGCAGGAATGGAATATGGTAAATGCCTTCTTGTTGTTGAGAATAATGGTATTGGTATTTCTGTTTTTGAAAAGCTGAAAGATTTAGGCTATGAAAACCTTTACTATTCTGTAAAGGGAACTCATGAGTTTGTCGATGCATCTCAAGGTGAATTTATGAATAATGCTATTGGTGGTTTCACGACTTCAACAAAGACACGACCACTTATTGTAGCAAAACTTGAAGAATTTATCAGAAATAAAATTATAAAGATTCCTTCCGCAAGAGCATTTGATGAATTTAGAACTTTTATTTGGAACAACGGCAAACCAGAAGCTATGAGATCTTATCATGATGACATTGTAATGTGCCTTTCTATTATGTGTTGGGTAAGAGACACAGCCCTTGAAGTGTCACAAAAAGACATGGAGTATCGTAAAGCTATGATCGATGGAATGTACATGAAAAAGAGTATTATGAATACAACCATAAAAGGGCAAGATGGGTATAATGCGGATTTTGAAACTAAATATAGAGAAGAGTTAAATAAAACAAGAAAATTTGCTTGGATTTTCAAAGGATAATAAATGGCTAAGAAAAATAAAAATTTAGGGAAGAATCCCTATAATCCGGAGAATGGTCTTTTTCGTTCATTAACAAGATTGTTTTCTGGTCCAATTACCCAAAGAAGAACACAACAAGGTCGTGCATTGAGAAGACGACACTTAGATACATACGCTTCTCGTTTCACATCAGCTTCTGGTAAACAGTTCAAGAAACAAGAATACAATCCCATGAACATCATGACAGTTAACATGATTTCAAATAGAAACAGAGCGGAACGTTATGTTGATTTTGATCAAATGGAGTATACACCAGAATGTGCATCTTCGTTGGACATCTATGCAGATGAAATGACAACACATTCATCCTTACAATCAATGCTCAGAATTAAATGTCCTAATGATGAGATTAAAACTATTCTTGATAATCTTTACCATAATGTATTGAATATTGAACATAATTTATTCGGCTGGTGTAGAACCATGTGTAAGTATGGAGATCTTTTTCTTTACTTAGACATTGAAGAAGCTATTGGAGTTCGTGCATGTATTGGGCTTCCTCCACAAGAGATTGAAAGACTTGAAGGAGAAGATGAGACAAATCCCAATTATGTTCAATTTCAATGGAACTCAGCTGGTATGACACTAGAAAACTGGCAGATGGCACATTTTAGAATACTTGGCAATGATAAGCATGCCCCCTATGGGACATCTGTCCTAGAACCAGCAAGAAGAATTTGGAGACAACTTACTCTCCTTGAAGACGCTATGATGGCATACCGAATCGTACGTGCTCCGGAGAGACGCGTATTTAAAATCGATGTCGGCAATATTCCTCCACAAGATGTCGAACAATACATGCAGAAGGTTATGACTCAAATGAAGCGTCATCAAGTCGTGGACCCCAAAACAGGTCGACTTGATTTAAGATACAATCCATTGTCAATTGAAGAAGATTATTATATTCCTATTCGCGGTACCTCAAACACGGATATTGTTTCTCTCAAAGGTGGAGAAATGACAGCGCAAATTGAAGATGTGAAGTATCTCAGAGATAAGTTGTTCTCCGCACTTAAAATCCCTCAATCCTATCTCACAATGGGAGAAGGTGCATCTGAGGATAAAACAACACTTGCACAAAAAGACATTAGATTCGCAAGGACAATCCAAAGACTACAAAGAGTTGTTATTGCTGAACTTGAGAAGATTGGGATCGTTCACCTATTCACAATGGGTTTCCGCAACGATGATCTTCTTTGTTTTAAATTACAGTTAAATAATCCATCAAAGATCGCTGAACTTCAAGAGCTTGAACATTGGGATAAAAAATTCTCTGTTGCTGGAAATGCAACTGAGGGATACTTCTCACGTCGCTGGGTTGCAGAGAACCTGTTTGGTCTTTCCGATGAGGAATTTGTTCGTATGCAACGTGAAATGTTCTATGATAGAAAATTCTCATCCAGCCTAGAATCCGTTGGTCAAGCCGCAGAAGGCGGTGGAGCCGGAGGCGGTGGAGGTTTAGACCTTGGAGGAGGTTCATCCGGAGGTGGACTTGACTTAGGCGGTGATACCGGTGGAGATACTGGCGGTGGATTAGATTTAGGTGGTGACGCAGGAGACAAGGCTGCTGGGGACAAGAGCCCTGGTGCCGAAGGGGGTGATCAAAAAGACGATGTTCTCCTAGCCGAACCACCAGCTAAACGTGATGATAAGAAGAAAAAGACCAGAGGTCCTTATAAACGTCATCAAACATCATATTCAAAAGGTGGTAGAAAAAAACAAATGAAAAACCAAGCTACCGGAGAGTATGGAAATACATACAGAACGACTTTCCAAGGTAAATCAGGCTTTGGTGGTTTAGATTCTATTGCTCGTGGAATTACAGAGAGTAAAGAAACTGAAGAAGAGAAACTATTTAAAACATCAAAGCAAGTTGATAACTTGATTGAAAGTCTATTGAAAAAGGTGAAAGAAGATGAAACTAACTCTTGAAAGAATAAAAAAATTGATCAAAGAAGAACTTAATAATCTTAATGAAAACAAAGAAGATGAAGGAGTTGAAAATTTGACTGATGAAGAGATCAAAGCAATAAGAAACGGTCTTTTTAATAAATACCTAGAAGGAATGAGACCAGAAGAAAGAGAAATAAATAAGGAAGAAGCAAAAGACATGTCAATACGTACACAAGAAGGAAGCAATGCTGTAGAATTCGAATATAAAGGAAAAAAATATTACGGACAAATTTAAACAGAGGATAAATACATGAAACATAATAAGAAAAGAAATACCGCTTTTCTTTACGAATCTCTTGTAAAAGAACTAACAAAAGCGATTGTAAGACAACAAGAAGAAAGAAAAGGAAAGATTATAACAATTATCAAAGAAAACTTTGCAAAAGGATCTTTGCTAGAACAAGACTTAAGTCTTTACAAATCTATCTTGGAAAATAAAGATAAAATGACAAAAGACTTCATAGATCGTTTTCTTGTTGAAACAAAAAAAGATTACAATTCTTTAAATCGTAAATCTGTTTTCAATGCTCAAACAAAAGTCATAACACAAATTAATCAACAACTCGGATCAGATGTGTTTAAGAACTTTGTTCCAAACTACAAAGACATTGCAACAGTTGGTGCTTGGTTTCAAGATAACATTCCACATGCCAAATCTCGCCTTATTGTTGAAACAAAAGTCAAAGCCTTGCTTGTTCCTTCCGAGAAACAAGAGAAAGAGATGAAGCACATCGACAATCTAACTTACAAAACTTTTGTTAACAAGTTCAATGAAACCTATAAAAATTCTCTAAAAGAAAACCAGAAAAAACTCTTAACAAATTACATTGTTTCTTTCTCAGACAATGGTTTGGGATTGAAAACTTTTGTTAACGAAGAAGTGGGAATTTTAAAGAAAAAAATCTCCCAAAAACTTTCGGAGAGTATTGACACCCTTGGCGAAGAAAAGCGCCAAAATCTTGAAAAAGTTTCCATAATACTTGAAGATTTTACCAAAAAACAACTAGATCACAAAATGGTTGAGAAGCTGTTTTATATACAAGATCTTATGGGAGAATTATAATGGTTCGTGTTAATGTTGTAAAGCCAGGAGGCTCAGAGGTTATACAAGATGATGTTGGGATTGATGTCAAACCAACAATTGACATCAAAGTTAATAAGACCAGTACTAATAGACATGTTTTTGAGTTGTATGTTCGCGAAGCTTTAAATGGAGATCTTATGATTTTTGATCATAAGGACATTGACATTATCTTGATGCAAGAGCAAAAAAAGATTGTTGCGTTTGCAAAAGACATGTTAACCGATAATGTATATGGAGCTGAGTCTCGTTTGTTTGAATTTTTGAGAAAAAAAGGAATTGTTGCTTATGATTCTGTGCAGGGCGGCAACATCTATGGATCCATGGAAGCAAAAATTCTAGATTCAAAAAAATACAACTCTATCAAAGCTGCTTTGCTAAACATAGCTGAGTGGTTCAAAGAAGAAAAGCCAATGACTGATTCTTTGGAAGCACACGATGAATTGATGGACGATGCACTTTTAAACCCAGATGAAGAGCATGCAACAGAACTTGGAGAAGTGCCACATGAAGAAGAGAAAGGTTCAATACTTCAAAAGAATCTTTTTGCACCTTATCTATACGGTAGGTACACTTACTAGAGGTTAACGTGGAAACATTACATTTTATTCTCGCCTGTTATGGTATGACTTTCATTCTCGTCTATGGGAAAATCTTTGAAGACTTGAGACCAGAGAAAGACTATACAAAGAAATGGAACACACTATTTCATTGCCCACTATGTATGGGGTTTTGGGTTGGCGTGTTTATGTGGGCGATAAATGGTTTTACGGAACTATTTACATTTGAATATTCATTAATTAACGCATTTTTATGCGGATGTATCTCTGCTGGTACATCTTACATTCTATCGATGTTGGTTGATGATTTTGGTTTTAAACATGGAGTTAAAGATGATTAGTAAAAAATGGATGCTACAACCTGTGAGACGTTGCTGCTCAGGGTCCTGACTCAAGCGGAGAGAGACCGCTTATTTTTTTTTGGAGAATATAAATGAAATTAACAGCTGAAAAACTTAAAAAATTAATTAAAGAAGAAATGGAAAATCTTTCTGAGCAACCAAGCGATTCGGATGAACTTATGATGAATCTACAAAGAGCTCTTGAGGCTGCAACAGATCAAGCAAAAGATGGAGAAGTAAACTCAAAGATTAACGAGCTTTTAGAAATAGTTAGAAAATACAACACTGGTGAGAAATAATTATGCCTAAACAACTCTTAACAGAATTTTACGCTCTTTGCAAAGATGGTGTTTGTTTAGATCTCTTATCAGAATCTGAAAGACGAGAGGTTGTCAAAGAAGGTGCAACGTATCTAACCGGTCGCCTTCAGACTGCTGATAAAAAGAATGGAAATGGAAGAACCTATCCATACAAAGTTCTCAAGAGAGAGATTGAGAATTATAAGAAACTTGTCGCAGATAAAAGATCTTGCGGAGAACTTGATCATCCGGATGACTCTGTCATCAACCTTAAGAATGTTTCTCACATTGTCACTGACATTTGGTGGGAAGGTAAAGATGTGATGGGGAAGATCAAGGTTCTCACAACTCCTTCTGGTCGTATTTTAAAAGACCTAATCAATGATGGTGTTAAGCTTGGTATTTCTTCTCGTGGCCTTGGCTCTGTCAAAGAGTCCATGGGTGGACTAACAGAAGTTCAAGATGATTTTGAACTTATCTGTTTTGACATCGTTTCAGAGCCATCAACGCCAAATGCATTTGTTTACCCAAAAGGTAAAGGAACAATGTATGAGAACAAAATCAACGAAGCAAAGCAAAACATCGTTGATAATCTGTTTAAAAAAATACTTGAGGATTAAATTATGAACTTGTCTTCTAGAGAATTAATTTCACTAATAAGAGAAGAGTTAAGTAATTTTCTAGATGAAATGAAATATGATTCTCGCAAAGATGTTGAAGGGTATGTTGATGCTGATGAACTAAAAGGTAAGCGCGTTTGGACACATACCAATAGGACACATAGAAACCAAGGTAAAAATGGAATGATTGGAATCTATGGCACAACTAGTTCTGGTGCGAGAACAGGCAACCCTTTATATTATACAAATTGTATCCGATTAGGACCTCCAGTTGTTTTCCAAACCAGCGAATCTGGTGTTGAAAGAATTCAAAAAACTGGAAAGAGGACTTTGGTCGCCGGTACTTCTGGTAAAGTCCTAGAAACCAACGAAGGAGAAAATCTATCAGGTTTTCTTCCGTTTACTTTTAGTCCTTTTGGAGATAAAAAGTTTTTTCACTTAGAAAGTGATCCCAATAAAAAATTAGTTTCCGGAGATGAAGTTTACTTCCAAGCCTCTGAGGATGGTAAATATACATCGCTAGTTAAAAATCCTGTATTTCAAAATGACTCGGAAAACAAACAACTCTATTTACCTTATGAACCAGATGAAATGAAAAACATCACCAAGCTATCTCCTAAAGAAAAAAGAAGATACAATAGAAAACCAAAACAAACGCCAAATAAAATACAATTACCATTAGAATTTGAGGATTAAATGAAAAAGAACGAACTAAAGAAAATTTTAAAGCCGCTAATTAAAGAGTGCATCAAAGAGGTAATCTTTGAAGAAGGCGCTCTTTCTACTATCATTACTGAGGTTGTAAAGGGCACTTCCGGATCTCAACAGATTGTTGAAACAAGAGCGCAAGAACCCAAGCAAGACTTTGCAAGACAAGAGAGAAAGATGCAAGAGGCAAAAGAACGAAAGCGTAAACTTCTAGATTCAATTGGAAAAGATGCATACAACGGGGTTAACCTATTTGAAGGAACAACACCTACGTCAGCTCCTTCTTCTACTCAAGGTCAGGGGCCACTTGATAGTGTTGCTCCTCATGATCCAGGTGTTGACATCTCTGGTATTTTCTCTGGTCATTCTGCAAAGATTTGGCAAAAACTATCAGGAAAGGATTAATGGCTGCTAATCATACAGTTCGACCTCGCAGAAATGAAAGCGGGGAACGTTTAATAAGAAGGTTTACAAGAAAGATCAAGAAGCTTGGTCTTATCGAAGAGATAAAAGAAAGACGACATCACAAGAAGCGTTCTGATGTCAAAAGACGTGCAAAGCAACGTGCAATTGCAAGGCGGAAGAAAAAAGAGCAAAAAGAGAAGAAAAATACTAATTAAGTTAGTTCGGAGAAAAGATGTCAAATTTTCAATATACAGTAGGTTTAAATAATGTTGGTTCTTATCAAGTAGCAGGATCTCCCTTTCTAACAGCCTCATCGGTAACAAACGAAGTTAAAACAATAAACTTCTCAAATGTTACAAAAAACATAACAATACATAACACAGGATCAGTTGATTTACATTTCTATTTTGTATCATCTCCTTCTGTGAAATTAATTTTACCAGCAGATAAAAAGATGTCCATGGATGTAAGATGCAAAGAGCTTTATGTATCAGCATCAACAGGAACAGGGTTTCAGGTTTTTGCTGAATTAACAAACATACCTACTTCTAGAATGTTTTCACTTTCTGGCTTGGAGGGTGTATAATGTCAAATAATATTTATAACCCTGGTCTTTATCATGTTGGTTCTTATCAAGCATCAGGTCGTCCATTTGGAGCTACCGGCTCTTTGTTGGCAAACTCAACTGCTAGTATTGATTTTCCGGAAGTAACAAAACAAATTGTAGTTTTAAACAGATCGGCTGCCAACACATTTATTTATGTTCAATTTCATGAAGACGCGACCGATGGAAACAAATTTGCTATCAATGGTGGAGAACAACAAACATTTGATGTTAAATGCAATAACATTATTTTGAGCTCTTCCGCAATTGTAGATTATACCCTTTATGCTTCTCTTACAAACATTAAAGCCTCTTACATGTATGACCTTACTGGTTCTGGCGTAACGGAGTAATAATGAGTGAGAAGTTTAAATATACAGTAGGTCTTCATAACGTTGGCTCCTATCAGGTTGCCGGTTCTCCGTATGTTACAGCATCAACCGTAAGTCAAGATACCGAGACTCAAATAGAGTTTCCGAATGTTACAAACAATGTAACAGTGAAACTTGACTCTGCTGGCGGGCAGGCTTCCACCAGTCTGCATCTTTCCCCCACAGATGGAAACTTAAGCTATTTTATTAATGACACATCAAGCGCATGGAACCCATCAGATGGGGATTCTATGACTTTATCTGTTTGGATTAGTGGCTCAGGACAAACGACAGCAACAGATAACGGTATGATTTTTGGACATGCTGCTGTTCCGAATGATACTGCTAGATTTTCTCTGCGAGAAAAAGATAAAAAAATACAAATTGTTACGAAAGACACAGCTGGTGTTGGTCAAAGTAAATTATCTGCTGTTGTTTTTCCAACTAATGGTTGGATACATGTTGCTGGTGTTCTTGAAAATAATCGATTAGAATTGTATATTAATGGTAATTCAGTTGCTATAGATGTTGGACCTTTTACCACCAAGGGTGATCATATGACCGCACCTTTTCAGATTGGCGGATCGCAGAATGTTGATGGAGAATACAAATTTAGAGATGCAATCATTTGGGATGCAGCACTTAGTAGTGCACAGATTTTTGATCTCTTCCAGGCTAGTGGATCGTATAGTGATTCTAGATTTAATCCAGCGGGTGTTACTAAATTAGGGTGGATGAAACCAACTGGAAGTGCTGGTGAAAAATCTCCTTTGATAAATACACTTACAAACCACGGAACAGGTTTTTCATCATGGGTTCTAGATGGCTCAGGATCAGGTGAAATCATAGAAATTTCATCCGACTCTCCATTTGCTTCTGGTGGTGCTGGTGGAGAACTTCGTATTCACTATAGATCAACCGGTTCTCTTCCAAATGTCGAAGCAAATAAGCATTATTGGACTTTATCTTCTCAAGATGAGGAGATCAAAATGAACGTAAAAACAAAAGAAATTTATCTTTCTGCTGTTGATGGAGATTGCGACTTCTCTTTGCAAGCAGACTTAACAAACATTCCTTCTTCTAGGATGTATCAACACACAGGCTCAGGAGTGGATGAATAATGGCAGAATTCGGATGGGCATATGTAAGCGGCTCTAATTTACCACAAGGGCCCAATAAATCAGTTCAAGTAAAAAATAATGATGAATTTACTGGTTCTGCTAATTTTACTTATGATACCAATACAAATGATTTAATTTTATCTGGTAACATGGAAATTTCCGGTAGTCTTTATGCCAACGAATTTGTTACAAATGTAACAACAAAAAATGTTATAAACCTCTCTGCAACAGGTTCAACTTCCTTCGGAGATACAACAGATGATACGCACACATTTACAGGAAGCATTTTACTTAGTTCTTCCACGCACCCACTTCACATTTCAGGCTTACAAGCAGGAGACAGAAGAGATGCAAACAGTTATTTAGCACTAGACTCATCTGGTCGTATTATTCTAACCGCCTCTTTGACAACTACACAGACACAAGGCATAGCAAGTCTTGGTGAAGAAGAAGAATCTGGTAACATTGGTGATGCTGAAGATGGAGATTATACCGATGGACTGTTTACAGACTTTATTACCTCAACCCCAGTTGGAACCGCTGTTGATAGATTCAATGAAGTTCTTAAGATCCTTGCACCCAGCCCTGCACCAAGTTTAAAATCCATGAAAGCCGATGAGACTAATGGCGTAACTGCAAAACTATCGTTTGATGCATCTAATGCAATCACCGATTACTCTAATGCTGTTGCTGGTACATACTACTTTAGAGGTCCTAGTCTACTTCAATTACCTGTTTTTTCTGCGGTTAGTCAAAATTCTATTTACCAACCAACATCTTCAACTATAACAGATGGTGTTGCTGGTAATTTTGGAAATGGAACGCATTTCCAAATGGGTATTTATAATAATCAAGAAATAACTGGTACTTTAAATTATGATGTTGGGTCAAATTCTACAAATGGATACTTAGCATACGCTTCAGGGGCTTTTGGTCTCGCTGACTCTGGCTCTTTAGAGCTTATAATAAATGGTGTAACGAGACATACAGTCGACCTTTCTTCTTTTACAGGCTCCGGAAACCCTGCTACTGGCTCTGCAACTAGTGTAAATTCATCTGGCTCCGGTTTTATTTTCTTATCCACAACAGCATCATCATTTGATGGTAACAACGCAGAGTGGTACATTTTTAAACATAGGACAGCAGGGTTTAAGGTTGCAGTAGCAGATCAAAGAAAAGGTTTAAATAGCGTACACATAAAACATGAAGGAAACGGAGTTAGTAAATTTACTAATGAAATTAAATGGATCAACGATCCGGATGGAGCATCAGCTGCGCTTTCTGTCAATAATCCAAGAATAGAAGATGTTTTCCTGACCGGTTCTAAATACATTTCTGGTGTACAGTACAATACTGATTTAACTGCGAGTTATAAAGCAGACATTATAAACATGTATAGAAATGTTTTTCCGGCAGATAGCGATACAATAACTTTTAATCCAACAAATTCGACAACTCCATCTGCTCAGTCTGTTCCAGACATTGGAGGCTCAGAGGACTATACAAAGACACTTGGTATAACCGCTAGTGTAGACTACAATGGAAGTTACTTGCTAAATGGTACAATAGGTATGAGTCTAGATGCTACTCATCCATTAAAAGCAAATTTATCAAATGCGGGTTCCGCGACAATTACTGGTATGCTTATTGATGCCGATACCAGTACGCCTAACTCCAATCTAACAGAAACTTTTGAAGATGAAGATTTTAGAATTTCTTCTGGTTCATATGACACAGAATCTTCGGCTTCTTCGGCAACTTGGGACTCTACTGCTCACATGACCTCTTCTGGTCTTGCAGGGCATGAAGATGGTATGCTTATTTACAATAGAAGACTTTATAACCCTAGAGATGCTGACATACCAAATAGCGGTGATTTTTCTGCTCTTGCAAATGTTGAGAGTGGTCAACCAGATTATTCTTCCATAACTGGTATAAGAACCTATTTCAGAAAAATTCAAAACACTTCAGGTGGAGAGATAAGAGACCTTAAAATAACTTCTGAAAAAACCGGTTTTAAATTTAACGTAGATACTCAAACACTTGATACAAACGATTCTCACTTTTACGTAAAAATACCGGGCAAAACAGGCTGGATGAACATCACAGAAAACTTTACTTATGGATCTACTTCTGATGGTGATGGAGGACTTGTAAATGGTGCTGATAACAATTCTAATACAGCAGGCACTGGTAACTCTGTTCACTGTGTGACTTTTGGAACCCAATCAATTTCTAATAATGAACATGTGTTGATGAAAATCGAAACAAATGGAATGCAAGGTTATGTATCGCAATTAGATTTTCAATTAGGGGCTTCTACTGAAATAGCGGCTACACCTCAGGTTTTATCGGATATTGATGCAAATGATGCTGGTTTTTCACAGGCAAAGTTATCATTTGGTTCTTCAAATACCATTTCTGGTTATAGCAATGCTACTGGTTCTTCTATATCATTATCTGATTTTGATACAAATGCATTATATTCTTCTTCCGGCAACAGAAGAGGTGTGTTTTCTTCTTATCCAACGATAGACGGAGAAATTAATGATGCTATCTCCGGAGATGGTGGTGGGGACTATCCAGCAAAAGCTTTTTATAATGCATACTCAGGATCTTTAATTCTAGAAGTTAACGGCTCCGAAGTTCACTCAATTGACTTATCCAGCACTTTGTCAGCAATAGATACAACAAATGGCGTTGGATCCAGACTTAGTGTAAGTGCAGTAGATTTTTCTACAACTTCTGATTCAATACCAGATTATCGAAGACCTTATAGAACAGGAACTTACGAAGTAAATCCGAATGATCAAAATACAGGTTGGAACTATGCAAGACTTATTCATAGAACATCCGGAGATGCTGTAACAAATTATGTGGAATGGGTTGTAGATCCATCTGGCTCTACAAATGATACAGCTGTTTCAACACCTGTTTTAGATGATTTTGACCACAGTGATGTTTACTATCAGTCAGGTATTGGTTATTTTGCTTCTCGCCCATCAGCTAGTTTTGCTTATACTGCATCTAATTTCTATAGAAACGTATATCAAAATGGAACAGCTATAACATTTCCGACAACAACAAATTGTTCTGTTACCAACACAAGAATCACGGGCTCTGGTATAACAACTTTTAATTCAGGTGTTTCATCAACATCAATGCCGGCATTGAATAACACAGCAAATTGTGAAGAGACAAGCATAGAGATTACAGGAACAGTTTTGTTTGATAGTCTCACATCCATCTCTGGTGGATTAGGGCTATTTACAGATTACGATGTGTCGGTTACAGGACGAGTTCTTCATCCATTCAAAGATGATAAGACCACTACGACTGCTTCAAAGACAGCTTTCATGGTTTATTCTGGCTCTATTGGAAGCACAAATCTAAATACTAACGAATACTTCAATACAGAAGATTATCGTATTGTTTCCGGAAACTATGTATCCCAATCAAATGTTACATCTGCGGGCAACTCATGGAATTCTGAATACTCTGTAAATGATGGCTCTACATACCCAGCTTACAATGATGGCATGGTAACAGTTAATGGTTATGCAATTTCTCCTTTAAAAATTGGTAATGCAGGAGACACAAGAAACAATGCAGAAGGCACAACTGGATTGCAAGCACCATCTGGGAATCCAAACTACTCAACTCTTTCTGGGAGCACGAGAACCTTCTATAGATACTTCCAAAACAATTCTGGTTTAGCTAAGCCAACATTTACTTTGACTCTGTATGGTGATGCAAACTTAATTTCTAAGTCTGGTGCATTCTATACGGGTACACTTGGAGAAAACAAAAACATTCAAGTAGAACTTAAAGTACCGTTTGACCCCTCTTTTACAGGAGATGATGACACTTCAACTGCATGGGGTGACTGCATAAAACCCTATAGTCTTGGTACGCAACCTGATACTGATGGAGTTGGTATTTTTAATGGTGGTGGTTCTGATCTAACTCAAACAGTTAGTAGTGGTGGACGTGCTATAGCTTTACAACTTCAAGGTAAACAAGTTCGAAGCAATCAGTATTTTGTTGTTAAGATTTCGGCACATGAAGACTGGACTGGATACCTGTCTAGAATTGAGATAACATATTAGAGGAAATAATGAGTACAGGTAAAACGAATTTAACATCAACGCAATTTGCTGCAAAGAAACTTTTAGGTAAAGCACAAACCTCTAATTTAAAATCCGACGTTAACGAAACAATACCGTCAAATGTTTCTATGCCATCTGAGGGTATTTTCGCAGAAGCTATTCCAAATGACCCTGGGACAGATTTTTACACCTTATACTCTGCATCAGCAGGAGAACCAGCAACAGTTGAACAGGTTTACTTTGACATCGTTTCTATTTCAGATACTGTATACGATGCTAACGATTCAGGTGGTGGTGGGGATGAAGCATCTTCAAATGGTGCTCACGGCTACTACCTCAAACTACCTGCTGCATATGAAACAACATCATCAAATCCACAGCGAGGATCAGGAAGCTTTACAAATGGGAAGCGAGTATATGATTCTCGTGGTGGGCTACAATTGATTCCCCCTCTCATTTCAAATGCATCTCCTAACAGATACGTAATGAAAATTTACAAAGGAGACCCTTCTAATCCTGCAAACGAAATCACTTCTGGCGACTCTATTGATTGGCAAGTCGATTATTATGCCGGCACTATTTTTATACAGGATTATGATTCTTCTAAGATCCCACTCACGGCCTCTGCATACTTGTATGTCGGAAATTATCTTAATCAAAAGATTGACAACCTATCAGCTTCTGTTTCTCCGATTACAGTAAAAGATGAAGGAAGTAATCTAACAACCGAAGTCAGCAGTCTAGATTTTGTTGGTTCTGGTGTAACTGCAACAACTTCCGGGAATGATGTAACGGTTACAATTGCTGGTGGTATTTCTTATTCTCGGAGAGCAGTTACATCAACAATTACAGCTTCTGTCAATGATAGAATACTTGGTGTTTCTGGTTCATCCGCTTTGGAGATTAGATTGCCATCAGCGGGTGATTATGAATCCGGTCAATACTTTACCATAAAAGATGAGAGTGGTGGAGCAGATGTAAATAACATAACAGTCCTTACAACTGGTGGTGAAACTATTGATGGTTCAACCTCAGTTATTTTAGAAAGTCCCCATGCTGCCGTCAATATTTACTCAGACGGTACATCAAAATTCTTTATCTACTAAGTGCCTTTGTGTGCCTGAAAGACTATTTAGTATCGAAGACCTACATGGTCTTTTTGCTATAATTTCTTGGAGGATTTTTTTATGGCTTATAAATTTCAATTGGGAACTGCTAAGCTTAGCGGTTCTGTACAATTAACGGATGGTTCTATTGATAGCACTAATGTTGACGATACAACCGCTGCTAATATTGTAACTCAAATCGATGCTGGTGAGATTCCAACTGCGAAACTTGCTAACGATACTATTTCTGGTATTACTCTTGGTTCTAACTTGAACTCTCTTTCTAAAGCAACTAATGGTGGTGTTAATTTTTCATCTTATAATGGATCTGCCGCTGTTTCTGATCTTGCTTTGGATCTTTCCGACCTTGCCGCTGCTGCTGTAAATGTTGGTGCAGATTCAATCGCTATTTACGATGCTGATGCTGATGTAACTGGTAAAGAAACAATTGCAGACCTTATGACTGCTGTCGCTGGTGACGGTCTTGCTGCATCTTCTGGTGTTCTTGCAGTTGGTGTTGATGATTCATCTCTTGAGATCAATTCTGATGCACTTCGTGTTAAGGCTTCTGGTGTAACAAATGCTATGCTTGCTGGCTCTATTGCTAATGATAAATTATCAAATAGCACTATTTCAGGCATTTCTTTGGGTTCTAACTTGAACTCTCTTTCTAAGGCAACCAATGGTGGTGTTAATTTCTCATCTTACAACGGTTCTGCTGCTGTTTCTGATCTTGCTTTGGACCTCAGTGATCTTGCTGCTGCAGCTGTAGATGCTTCTGCTGATTCGATTGCTATTTATGATTCTGATGCTGATGTAACAGGTCTTGAATCAATCGCGGATCTTGCTTCTGCTATGGCTTCCGGAACTGGTATTGTTGCTTCTTCTGGTCAATTTGCTGTTGATGGTGTTCTTGAGGATCTAGACTCTCTAGGTGCTCCTTCTGCTGATGGTGAATTCATTGTTGCTACTGGTGCAGGTGCATTTGCTTATGAAAGCGGTGCTACTGTTCGTACTTCACTTGGTCTTGGTACTGGCGACAGCCCACAGTTTACTGACTTGACTCTTTCTGGTGATTTGACTGTGAATGGCTCTTTGACTACTATTAACACTACTGATTTAGAAGTTACTGATAAGAATATTCTTATTGCTTCTGGTTCAAATGCTGCTGGTGCTGTTGGTGCTGGTTTGTCTGTTGATGGTGCAAATGTTGATTGGATTTACGCTGACCAAGGTGAAAACGTTGGTGGTGTTGATGCTACTGGATCCGGAGACATTTGGATTGCTTCTGGTTCTGCTGGACTTATCGACATTCAAGCTGCTAATTTTTATGGTGATTTCAATGGAGATGGTAGTGGTCTTACTGGTGTCAGCATTGTACTGAATGTTAATGAAATTGGAGATGCTAATGCAACTCTTGCTATTGGTGTAAATGTGGCTACTGCTAACACTACTGCAGCAAGAACTTGGACACTTCCTGCTTCGCCATCTGTCGGACAATCAGTAAAAGTTAAAGTAGCTGGTGTTTCTTCTGGTGCGATTACCGTTCAGCGCGCAGGATCTCAAACAATTGACGGTTCAGAAACTTCAATTTTGCTTGAATCAGATAATGCAGCTGTTGAATTGATTTACGTTGCATCTGATGATTGGAGAGTATTCTAATTTAAAGTTAGATGTTTTGTCATCGGGGGGTCGGGCTTTGCTCGGCCCTTTTTCTATTTATAAAAAAGGAGAATTTTTATGGCTTATAAATATACAAAAGGTTCCCAAGTCGTTGGAGATCTCAAAGCAGCGGATGATGCAGAAAGAAACACACAAATTGATTTCGAAGAAGATGAAATAAAATTTGATACCGGAGGAGAAACGCGTTTAACCGTGGAGAACACTATAATAACAACAACGGTACCAATTCACATCTCAGGTTCGGTTACAGAAGGATTGAGAATTGGAAAAGCAGGTAACCATTACAGAGAAATTCAATTTGAAACAGATGGTACAGACACAGCATTTATTCAGGTAGATGCATCAGAAGGTATGATTATAGGATGTCAATCTGTTAATGATGAGATCATATTCCAAACAACAGACACCGGTGGAATTAGCGAGGTTATGAGAGTAACAGCAAATGGCAGACTCGGTATTCAAGAAACATCACCAAGTGAAACTCTACATATAAATGGCAATGCGCGAGTAGATGGAAATGTTAGTTCTTCGGCTGAAATTCAAGGATTGACCGGTTCTTTTCAGGTAATTGATATTGACAGACTTTCATTGACTTCAACACAAACAACTGTTCCTCCTCTTCAATTAACTGCTAACAGTTTACAAGACAATGTTGGAGCTTTGAGAATTGACGGCTCAGAGCCGGACATTTATCTCAATCAAACCGGTGCTGCTGGTTTTACAACTGTGACGTTTGCCCATGGAGAACAGCCAATGGTTGGTTTTGGGAAAAACAGCGATCACAATCTGTATTTTTTCAGAGAGACTGGGCAAGATGGAGATCCGCACACCTATGTTAACACAGACTTTGTTTTTGATCGATCAACGGGAAACATTACAATTGGTCAAGATCTGACTGTTGCCGGTGAACTATTTTTTGAAGATTATATTGTAGCAGAGCTTTCTATTCCTGGACTTGATCTGCAGACAGATACAAACGCATTTCGTTTTAATTGTCCGTATAATCTTACAGTTGAAGGCCTTCAATTGTTTTTAGACCAACATACAACATCTGGTAATGTAACTGTTACTGTTACCAATACAACTGATACTAATCAAATGATTTCTTTATCTGTAACCGGTACAAATACTTCGGCTAACACAACTACAGTATCGAATCAAGATTGCGATGTCGGCGACATAATTACTTTTGCAATTACAGCAACACCAGCCAACGCTCAAGGGCTGAGAGCTAACCTACAATTCAGGAGAAGATAAAATGGCCACTGTTTATCGTAAACAATTAGCTTCTGGTCTTTATATAAGAAAGTTTGATGTTTATCTTAACGCAGATAGTGGAGGATCACATACAAGCACAAACGATGACCCAGGAAGACTAGAAGGAAATTTGGACACCAACTGGAGTGGTGAAGGACCTATTACAACTGTTGACAGAAGAGATCAGATTGCAACCGGAGACACTCATGTTATTTGTGGAGTTTTTTTGGCCAATGAAACAGGGGCATGGGATTTCAGAATTAGAGCAGATGATGCTGGATACATCTGGGTAGGAGCAAATGCAGAGCCACTTGAGTGGGATTTAAATAAAGACAATGCCGTTGGAGATGCCGGTGGTGCTCATGCTGAAACCAATGGTGATGGAACCGTTAATCTTGTAGCGGGCCAATATTATGCTATCAAAGCAATGGTTGGCGACCGTGGTGGTGGAGATGCATTTAGAATAGATTTCAAAGCTCCATCGGAAGGAGCTCTTTCCAACACAGGTAGAGACGGAACAGGTTTTTATTTTCATAACCCTTACGCTCCAAACGGATACAATTTGAATAGTTAGTCATGGAAGAAGCACATACAATTTTACATCAGATTTCTACCTTTATTGGGTTAAAACAATGTACTTCTACACAAGTATTTGGGATTTGTCTAGAGTTTTGGGTTGGCGGTATGGTGTCAATTGGGTTACTAAAAGTCAAAGATCTTCTCAATATTAAGAAAAGATTTGAAGAGTTAAACGCTCAACCAGAAGCAAAGAAGAGCAAAAAGAAAAAGAAGAAAAAGAAATCTAAGAAGAAGAAATGACCGTGACCAAATAACAACTGTCTTTTTCCTTACTTTCTCACTATTTAGAATGATACGTATTATTTAGGAGTTAACTTAATGTCTTCAATGTTAGAACAAGCTATCGTTGACGCACAAGCGTTGCGTGAAGCTGCTCTCAAAAACGCAGAGCAAACACTTATTGAAAAATTTGCACCACAGATTAAGGATGCAGTTGAAAGCCTTTTGGAGGCAGAAATGGCAGAAACCAAAAGAAGAGTTTCATATGAAGGACTAAATTATAATCTTTTGGAAATTAATGAAGATCAAGCTACTATCCAAAGAGAAAATCAGAAAGCCTTCATCGTGGAAGTTAGCGAGTTGGGCGAAGAGCTAGATGAAGAATTGCTTCAAGAAGAAGAGCTTGGACAAGAAGAGCCAGCCGAAAAACTTTCAAACGTTATTGATGCCCCATCAGCAGCTACCCCGGATGATGGAGAGCCAGTAGAAATGACAATTGACGTTGAAAAGAAAATTTTTGAAATTGACCTTGATAGTATAAAAAATGAACTAGGCGACGATTCTGAGCCTGTTACACAAGAAACACCAGCAGAAGTTACTGATGATCTTGGGCTTGATGATCTAGATCTTGGAGCATTGCAAGAATCTAAAGAAGTTGATGATGATGAACTTGTAAATGAAATCATGAATCTCATGAATGAAATGTACGATGATGAACCAGAAATTCTAGAAGAAGAACTTATTGTTGACATGGGCGCTGGAAAAGATGGAACGTTCCGTACTGATAAAGCAACTCTAGAATATTACAAAGAAATGCAAAATGCCAAAGAATATGCTGAAGGTTTGGCACAAGAAAAAGAAAAGGAAAATGAGAACCTTAAAGAAACTCTCAAACGATTTAAATTGAAGAATAAACAATATAAAGACGCTGTTGAGAAGCTGTCCGATAAACTTAACGAGACACTTCTTTCCAACGCTAAGTTGATTTATTCTAACAAAACATTAGGCGATGCCTCCTTGAATGAGCGACAAAAGAATAAAATTGTCGAAGCCATCGCCAAGGCAAGAACTCCCGAAGAAGCAAAGAATCTTCATGAGGCTCTGAATGCTACGGTAACTTCTGGAAATGACAAAAAGTCTCCTAGAACCCTAAGCGAGTCTGTAACAAGAAAATCTACTTTGTCTGGAATTCTTCCACGTAGAAAACAGCAAGTTAATGAATCTGAAGAGCATACATTTGCAGAGCAGATGAAAAAACTTGCGGGCATTAAATAACAATATTTAAGGAGGTTAAAAAATGTCTATTATCGAAACACTTACAGAAGGCATCGTAAACCGTGACATGAAGAAGGAAGGCTCTGCTCTTCTTTCCAAGTGGGGAAAAACCGGTCTACTTGAAGGTCTTCAATCAGAACACGAGAAAGCAGGAATGGCTCGTCTTCTTGAAAATCAAGCAAAAGAACTTCTTCGCGAAGCTAACACAATGACTGGTACTGACGTTGAAGGTTTTGCTGCTGTTGCATTCCCAATCGTTCGTCGTGTATTCGCCGGACTTATCGCAAACCAATTGGTTAGCGTTCAACCGATGAGCCTTCCTTCCGGACTCATCTTCTTCCTTGACTTCACTTTTGGAGCAAACATTGGAGATGGAAACCCAGCTTCTGATCGTCTTGGTAACGCAGTAGATGCTTCTATCTATGGTACCGATCAGGTTGGTTCTGAGGTAACTGGTGGTGTTGAACTTGTTGGTTCTAACAAGCAAGGGTTCTCTGGCCCTGGTCGTGATGGTCAAGTTGGTTACGCTTACGCATCTGCTACTAAAGATGTTACTGTACTAAATGCTAACTATGATGTTCAAGCAATCGACCTAGATTCTGCTACTGAAGAACAAAAGAAGCTTCTTAAATTTGATGCTGATCTTCTTGCACTTAGTGGTTCTAGCACATCCCAGGCGGTGGCGGTTATTGCTATTGCGGCTGCTGGACTTTCTTCAGAAAATCCTGACTTTGAAAACTGCTCTCCTATGCTTCTTAATGATGCATCACTTACAGGCCAAACCGGTATTGGTGCTTCTGTTACAGCCGCCGGATCTTTGGTTCGTCGTTTGACTCGTCGCGCTTCTGCTGCTGATGAAGCCACTGGTCTTGTAACCGAGGGTGAACTATTGTTCTTTGTTTCTGCTCCTTCTGGATCTAATGCTACTGAGATTGATCCTGGATCTCTGGCTAAAGTTGGTAACATTACAGCTTCTATCGTACAACGTGATGATGTTGGTACATCTTCAAACGTCCGTGGTGCGATTGCTGGATATAATTATCCTCTTGAGGGTGAAACAGAAATCCCTGAGATCGACATCAAGGTAGATAGCATCGCTATTACAGCACAAACCAAGAAGTTGAAAGCAAAGTGGACTCCAGAACTTGGACAAGACTTGAACGCTTACCACAACTTGGATGCTGAGGTTGAATTGACTTCTATCCTTTCTGAGCAAATTGCTCTTGAAATCGATCGCGAGATCCTTGCTGACCTCGTAAATGGTGCAACTGCTGGTACATTCTACTGGTCTCGTTCTCCAGGTCTTTTTGTTAATCGTGAAACCGGTGCTGAAATTGGTGCAAACACAGCTGCTCCTGATTTCACTGGTACAGTTAGCGAATGGTACGAGACTCTCATTGAAACCATCAATGATGTATCTGCTCAAATCCATCGTAAGACACTTCGTGGTGGAGCGAACTTCGTAATCGTTTCTCCTGAAGTTGCTAACATTCTTGAATTCACTAGCGGATTCCGTGCAAACGTAACTGCTGATGCTGACAAGGGTGACATCGGTGCTGTTAAAGTTGGATCTCTCAGCCGTAAGTTCGACGTTATTGTTGATCCTTACTTCCCACGTCAAGTAATTCTTGTAGGACGTAAAGGAAACAGCTTCCTTGAATCTGGATACGTATATGCTCCGTATGTACCTCTCCAAACTACTCCTACAATCTTTGGCCCAGAGGATTTCGTACCTCGTAAGGGTGTCATGACTCGCTATGCGAAGAAAATGGTACGCCCTGACATGTACGGTCTTGTAATCGTCCGTGGCCTTCTCGGAGAGTCCGGAGCTTAATCTATAACTTAGATTAACTCATAAGAGCCCCCTTCCTTTCGGTTGGGGGTTTTCTTTTTTTAAACTAATTACATTATTCATTTAAGGAGAATTTTTATGAAACCGAAGAAGAAAAGACTTCTAGCTAAAAAGCTTGCTGCTGAGAAGGCGGCTAAGGAATTGCAAACTAAGCGTCTTGCTGAAGAGGCAGCTAAAAAAGCCGCTGTTGAAAAGAAGGCAAAAGAAGAAGCAGAAAAGGCTGCTAAACTTGCTGCTGAAAAAGAAGCTAAGAAAAAAGCAGCTGCTAAACGTAAAGCTAAGAAGGAAGCAACCTCAGAAGACTAGTTATTATGACTCGGAGGATCATTAATGTCATTACCTGAATTAACACCAGCTTCTCAAACATCAGCTATTATACTTCCAATAACAGGAACAATTTCAAATGTAACCGCTGCATTGCCACTGGGTGTATATAAAGATTCATCAGAATTTCTATCTGGTGCTGTTGCGCAAGTTGCATTTACCTATAAAAGATTGGGTGGTGATGTTTTAGATATTGAATTGACAGAAGAAAATGTATACGCAAATTTTGAAGATGCTGTGTTGGAATATTCTTATCTTGTCAACATTCATCAATCCAAAAACATTCTTGGTTCTGCTCTTGGTGGAACAACCGGTTCTTTTAACCATAAAGGACAAATTGCATCTGGTGATGCATTGAGTGGTTCAAACGTTCAATTGAAGTATCCAAAGCTTAATTTTGAAATTGCATTTCAAATCGGAAACAAATTTGCAACAGAAGCCGGTATTGGTGGAGAACAGACAATCTATTCTGCTTCTTTCGATACTGTTTCAGATCAACAAGACTATGATCTTCAACAGATCGTATCAGCTTCTGCTACTACATCTTCCATGCCTTTTTATAACAAGGTTGGAGATAAAAGAATCAAGATTAGAAACGTCTACTATGTCACACCTCGCCAGATGTGGAGATTCTATGGTTATTATGGTGGACTCAATGTCGTTGGTGATTATCATACTTATGGACAGTATGCAGATGATTCCACATTTCAGGTAATTCCGGCTTGGCAAAACAAGATACAGGCAATCTCCTATGAAGACCACCTTTACACTCGTACATCGCATTATAGCTACGAAGTTATCAATAATAAGCTAAGATTATACCCAATACCGGATACTGTGTCACCTGAGAAGTTCTGGTTTAGATTTACAGTTGATGATACGGATATTTGGGAAGATGAAAACAACTCCGGTCAAGATGGTATCAACAACATGAATACGCTTCCATTTGAAAACATTCCATACGAGAACATCAATTCAATTGGACACCAATGGATCAGAAGATTTGCTCTTGCTCTATCCAAGGAAACACTTGGACAGGTCCGTGGAAAGTTTGGTGGAAACGTACCGATTCCTGGGGAGAATGTGAGCTTAAACGCGTCGGACTTGCTAAGTCAGGCTAAGGAAGAGCAACAAGCATTAAGAGATGAATTGAAGACAATACTTGACGAATTAACGTATCCAAAGCTTCTTGAGTCGGATAAAGGGATGGTTGATAATGCAAAAGCTATTGTTGCCGAGTCTCCATTGAAGATTTTTGTAGGGTAAATAAATGTCAGAAGATAATAAATGGAAAAAACCCTCAGCCCCTCCTCCTCCAATGTTCTTTGGAGAGAAAGAGCGTGATCTTGTAAAACAAGTGAATGATGAGATTATCGAAAGAGTTATTGGCCAACAAGTTCTTTACTTTCCGATTGACATTGAGACAACAAATTATCATCCTCTATATGGCGAAGCAATTGAGAAAACGTTCCTGCCTCCAATTAGAGTTCATGCTTTGGTTGAGTTTCAAGGCATTGAATCGTCTTTCATGGAAAACGTTGCAATTGACAAAGCAACAAAAATAAAAATAAACTTCCACAAAAGACGTTTAACAGAAGATCAAGATTTGTTTGTTAAAGATGGAGACTTTGTTAAGTATGGTGATGTGTTCTATGAAATTGTAAAACTAATGGAACCAAAATTATTATTTGGACAAGTTGAACATAGATTCGAAATACAAGCAGAATGCATAAGAGCAAGAGACGGAGTATTCAATGCCCAATAAAGTACAAACACTAGAGCCATCAACAATTGAAACAATAGATCTCGGTATCTACAAATACGTAGATGAAGTATTGGACTTGCATACCAACACAAATTCTGGCTATAAAAAGGTACCATCTATTTGGCTGGGATCTGAGAGAACATTTCAAGTAAAAAACGATAAAGACATCAGAGATTCCGTTGGCAAACTTAAATTACCACTTATAACTGTTAATCGTGATTCTATTGCAAAAGATCCGTCTTTTAAAGGCTCCTTCCAGGCTCATGTTTTTGAGCAGGGTGATTATAAAGGTGGAGCTATAACAAGAGTTAGACGTATTCAACAAAAGAAAACAAGAAATTTTAAAAACGCTGATGTGGCTAGAGATTCAAAAAATGCAAATGACACCGGTAAATTTGATAGTAGCAAAGTTGTATACGAGTTCTTAACAAGCCCTATACCAACCTATGTCACTGTAATGTATACAATAACCTTGAGAACTGAGTATCAACAACAAATGAACGATTTAATGACACCTTTCATAACAAGAACCGGTCAATTGAATTCTTTTATCTTTGAACAAGACGGACATAAGTATGAGGCTTTTATCGAATCAAACCTTGCAGAAAACAAAAATACAACATCTCTTAATGAAGATGAGAGAATGTTTGAGACAAAAATAGTCATAAAAGTTCTTGGTTATTTAATTGGAGATGGAGATAATAGAGATAAACCACAAATAACAGTTAGAGAGAATGTTGTTGAAGTGAAGATCTCTAGAGAGCGTGTAATCGTTGGCGACAAGACTCCATGGAAAAAGAAAGACAAAGACTATCGAGAATAGTTCGTTTGGTAATAAACTACACTATTTATAAAGAATAATAGTTTTAAGGAGAATTTTTAATGCCTAGTAAATTTGATTTTGTATCACCTGACATCCTTCTGCGTGAAGTTGACATGAGTGAACTACCACCAGATCCACCCAATGAAGGTGCTCTGATTATAGGTCAAGCCGTAAAAGGTCCGGCTATGAAGCCAATTAAGATAAATAACATTTCTGATCTTGAATCAGTATTTGGTTCACCATACCAAGGATCTCCAAAGGGAGACATCTACAGAAATGGTAATACTGCAAATCCAACTTACGGTATGTTTGCTGCACAAGCTTGGCTTGCTTCGAATACATCACCTGTAACATTTGTAAGATTGGCTGGTGAAGAAACTGGTTCTGGCTATACCGTTGCTAAGGCCGGATGGAATCTTGGTGGCGTTTCAGCTTCACTTAATGACCAAGCGGATGTGAAATTGGCTTATGGTCTCTGGATGGTTCCAAGTTCTAGTGGAGATGCTAGTGGAACTCTAGCTGCTATTTTCTATACAAATGGTGCAGCAATGACGCTCTCCGGAACAATTGCTGGAACATCTACTGCAACTTCCTCACTCGGAACAATGATTGAATCTGTGGGTGCAGATGGTGGGTTTATTGTTGATGTTGATGACGGTACCTCCGTAGAGCAACTTAAATTTAACATGATACCAGGTGCCTCTTCTTTCATTAGAAAAGCTTGCAACACAGATCCGCACAAAGTTATTTCAGGACAAAAAGCTGAAACCAAAAAATACTTCCTAGGTGAATCTTTTGAGACAGAAATCAGTGATTTAGTTCTTGATACTTCTTCTTCTGCTGGTGACGTATACGGTATGCTACTGCCTTTAGCTAAAGAAGATACCCCAGCAAGTAGCTGGCTTGATCACACTCGTGCTGTAACTGCTGCTAGGACAGGGTGGTTCATTGCTAATGATCCAACACCAACTGTTAACACTAGCTCTTTTGATGCAGCTAACATGAAAAAGCTTTTTAGACTTCATTCTTTAATTGAAGGAGAAGATTTTCAAAAACAATATTGTACAAGAATCATAATTCAATCTCTTGGTACTACAACAAAACCTTACACTACTTTCACAGTTCAAGTTTTCGACATGCATGCTAAAACATATGTTGAGCAGTTTTCTTGTGACTTGAATCCAAATAGCGAAGACTACATAGCTAAAAAGATTGGAGACCAGCAAGTAACTTGGAACTCTACAAAACAAAAGTTTATCACTAGTGGAGAATTCCCAAATAACTCTAGCTACATTAGAGTAGAAATGTCCGGTGAAGATTATGCGGATGATGCTATTCCATTTGGATTTTATGGACCTTCTCGTCCAAAATCATGGGCTGTGGCTGGTCATGCTACAACATCATCAATTCCTGCCGCTTTGCAAGAAGGTGCTGATGCAACTTATGTTGCGAAAGGTGATGATGGTTACGTTTACGGTGGACACGATGGGCCTGGTTGGGCTGATTATCGTGTAACTGCGACGGCTTCATTTACTTGGCCAACATTGCAGTTGACAGACAATAATTCTAGCTCAACTTTCAGAAAACATAGCTTCTTTGGATTTAGAAGCTTTGCAAATGATAGTTCTTTTAGTGGTGTTAGTTCTGTATACGGTCATGACTCTGTTGATTATGTTGACCTTTTGCGAGCTCTTCCAGATAGTCAAGAAATAGATGCAACTGGTGATTACACTGAAACTGCATTTATCTTTACACTAGATGACTTGCGTAAAGATGCTAATGAAGATAATAAATACTATTATGAATCCGGCTCACACGCTGCAGGTAATTCATACACCGGTACAAATGGAGTATCCTCTTTAATTGAAACTGAGGGTGTTAATAAGATTATTGCTCCTTTCATGGGCGGATTTGATGGTGTTGACATCACTTATGTTGATCCTTTCTCATCAGATCGCGTTTTAGGTGCCGGCGGAACTAAAAATGATCACTATGCTGTTGCGGCAGTAGATAAGGCTCTTGATTTTATCTCAGATTCTGAACTAGTTCAATACGATGTTGTGGCTATGCCGGGAATCACCAAGACTTCATTGGTGGATACTCTTGCTGGTAACACAGAAGAACGCGGAGATGCCCTAGCTATTCTTGACATTGAGTCTGGCTTCCAAAGCGAACTTGAATACGACTCTTCAAATAATGGATCGGTTTCAACTGTAATTACGAATACTAAGAATCACAATTTCAATACAAGCTATTGTGCAACTTATTATCCAGAAATTAAAGTTAGAGTAGCGAATGGCTCAACTATCACAATGCCGTCTTCTGTAGCTGGTATTGGAGCTATCGCACAATCTGAGGCTGCTTCTGGTGCACCATGGTTTGCTCCTGCGGGATTCAATCGTGGTGGAATTGGAACACTTGGCGGACCTCTTGGGCCAAAAGTCATGAGAGCCGCTGAAACTCTTTCAAAATCTGAGAGAGACAGCCTGTACTCTGCAAACATCAATCCAATTGCAAACTTCCCAGGTGAAGGACCAGTTGTATTCGGACAAAAAACTCTTCAACAGACAGCATCTGCTTTGGATAGAATCAATGTTCGTCGCTTGATGATTTATCTTAAGAAAAATGTTGGTCAAGTTGCTCGCACAATCTTGTTTGATAACAATGTTCAAGCCACATGGAATCGTTTCAAAGCAGGAGCAAATCCAATTTTGGCAGATGCAAAAGCTAGATTCGGTCTTGCAGATTACAAATTGGTTCTTGATGAGACAACAACAACACCTGATTTGGTTGACAGAAACATCATGTATGCCAAGGTATTTATTAAGCCAGCATATGCAATTGAATTCATTGCAATCGATTTCAACATCACACGCTCCGGAATTGAGTTCTAAACTATTTACTGTATACTAATAGGAGATTTATACAATGGCATTTTGGTCAACAAACGATGTAGAACCTAAAAGAAATTTTAGATTTCAAGTTCAAATAACAGGACTTTCTGATTTGGGAGCTCCCACCGATATTCTTTGGTGGGCCAAAACCGTGACGACTCCTTCATTTGATGTTTCAGAAGTAGAACATAATTACTTGGATAACAAGTTTTATTTTCCTGGTCGTGTATCATGGAATGAAGTTAGCTTAACTTTAGTTGATCCAATTTCTGTAGATGCTGTCCAGTTGACTAATAAGCTTCTAGAAAAATCTGGCTATGTTGTTAAAGCAAATGAGTTCAGTCTAGAAACAATGTCCAAAGTGAAAGCTACTGCTACTGCTATAAAAGGGATGAAAATAACAATTATGGATGCAGAAGGATTTCCCATTGAAGAATGGACTCTAAACAATGTCTTTATAAAATCAGCAAAATATGGTGATTTGGATTATAGTAATGACGATTTAAGGACTGTGGAGATGACTGTCCGTTACGATTGGGCAACATGCGAAAATAACGATACTCAATTTGAACCACAATAGGAGCATAAATGGCTTTCTGGTCAACAAATACAATTGAACCTTTAAGAAAATTTAGGTTCCAAGTGACACTCGGAGAAGTGCTTTACCATGCAAAAACCGCAGGTAAGCCTTCTTTTGATGTATCACAATCAGAGTATCAATTAATAAACCATAAAATAAAGTATCCGGGAATAGCTACATGGAACGACATTGAAGTAACAATTGTTGATTCTGTTGACAAAAAGTTTGGTGTTTCTTATTATAATAAACTTTTAGAATCAGGCTACAGTTTCGAAGGAAACAAAGATGGCATAAAAAAACAACAGTATAATGATGGAGACATTATCATAACACAGATAGATGCGGCTGGAAATCCACACGAAGAGTGGACATTAAAAAACGCATTTATAAAATCAGTAAAATTTGGAGATCTAGATTATTCTTCAGATGATTTGATGGAAATAACAATTACAATTGCTTATGATAGCGCAGAACTAGTAGATAAAGCCGGTGAACGAGAAGCCGGATTAAAAAAAGCTAAAGACGTCAATAATGGAACAGGTGACATATTTTAACAAAGAGGTATAAATGAGCAGAAATAAAGATAGACTTGGGGGACATACCCCAGAGCCAGCAGAGGCACCACAACAACCGGTAGAAAAAGCTTTTGACCCATTAAGCTTTGTTGCACCAACAGAATTCGTTGAACTACCATCAAAAGGAAATTATCCGGAGGATCATCCCCTTCACGGCAAAGATGTTCTAGAGATGAGATTCATGACAGCAAAGGAGGAAGACATCCTTGCATCCCAGACTCTTCTCAAGAAAGGGTTGGCGATTGAAAGAATGTTGGATTCCCTTATTGTAGATAAGAGCATAAAAGCGATGGATCTTCTTGTGGGAGATAGAAATGCTTTGATTATTGCTGCTCGTATCTCAGGATACGGAGCAAACTATAAAACCCAAGTTGCTTGTCCATCATGCGGATCCAGATCACATTTTGATTTTGATCTTACACAACAAAAAATTCATGAGTCACAAGAAAGCGAAGAACTTAATCTTAAGAAACTTCCAAACGGAAACTTTACAACAAAAATGCCGTATTCAAAGTTTAACATTGAATTCAAATTGCTTGATGGAAAAGACGAAAGAATGTTGACAAAATTAACAACAGACAAAAAGAAAAGAAAAATGCCGGAGACAATGTTGACCGACCAATTTAAACAGATGATTGTATCAATTGAAGGACACAGCGATCGCTCAATTATAGGAAAATACGTTGATAACATGCCAACTTTAGACTCTACACAGCTCAAAGCGTGTTACAGGGTAGCCTCACCCGATGTAAAAGTTTCAAGCGATTTTGAGTGCAATTCTTGTGGATTTACGCAAGAAATGGAGGTTCCGTTTAATACGGACTTTTTTTGGCCTAACCGATAAATACTCCGAGGCTTTATACGAACAAATCTTTCTTATGAAGCATTTTGGAGGTTGGTCTTTCACAGAGATTTATAATCTTCCAATCGGACTTAGAAATTGGTTTTGCGAGAGAATGAGAAAGCAATTCGAAGATGAAAAGAAAGAAATGGAAAAAGCCTCAAAGAAAAGAAGATGATGCCCTAACGGGCATTTTTTTATGTAAACTATTTATGTTAAGGAGAACTTATAATGCAAAAATTCGATCTAAACAAAGAGAAAGGTACTTTGAACGAGTCAATCAGCAGAAGCATAGCTAGCTGGACAAAGACACTTCTTAAATACATGTATGGGAAAGATGCACATCTTGTCGTTAATCTCAATGAAGAAGATGAAGAAGTTAATACTACGAGATTTGTTATCAAAGGCGAATTTAAAGACGTTAAATCATACGCAAAAGCTGTTGTTGCGATGAAAGAATTTTTGGATGCTTATTTAGAGTTCGGAGATCCTCACCCACAAACAGCGAAGAAAAGAACAGAACTTAGAACACACGTTGCAAATTTCGAAAATACAACCGGTTTGACTTGGCCATTTAAAGACGAGGATTAAATGAATGACAGATCAAGAAAAAATTGAGCAGTTAGAGAAAAAAGTTAAAGAATTGGAAAAGAAAGTCAAGACAGAAAAAGAAATAAGTAAGGCCGATAGAGTCGCTTTGGACAAACAAGAACTTGAAATCTTAATTTCTCAAAATAAAGTTTTGGGAGAAAAGAATAACAAAATACAAAACGAAATAAAACTAAGAACACTTCTGGAACAACAAGCAGACGCAGCTTATCAATCTGAACAGGATCTTAGAGATCTTAGAGACGAAAAAGCAGCTGCTGTGAATCAAATGCTGAGTGACGAAAAGGAGGCAGAATTAGCCAGACTAGAAAGACTTGCCGCTGAAAAGGCAGCAAATGCAACTTTATTAGCTCAATTAAGACAAAATACTGCCGGTGTAGAAGAATATACAGAAGCACAAAAAAAGGCAAGAAAAGTATTTGATGATGGCTTTACAAGCATAGGTGAGAAGCTATTTCTAATCGATTCAGGAGCAAATGCATTTGTTAAGAAATTAACCGAGTTTGGTAAACTTGGAAAAGATAACGTTGATGTACTTGGTCAAAGCTTTGCTGATACTTTCAATGCAAAAACTCTTGCAATTGGTTTGCTAGCAAATGTAATTGAGAAGACTTTAGAGTTTTCCAGTGCTGTTGACAAGGCTTCTGCTGCATTTGCAGCAAATACGGGGGCTGGTAGAATTATGACAGCAGAGATTTCCGCTGTTGGTGGTTCATTCAGAAACCTTGGTATTGGAGCAGAAGATGCAGGAAAGGCAGCAGAAAGTTTGTTTAATGGTTTCACAGGGTTTATGCAACTATCTGGTACAGCGAGAAAAGATTTAATGAAAACTGTTGCTTCTTTGGAGAAATTTGGTATCTCCGGAGAAAACGCATCCCAGGCATTGCAACTAATGACACACAACTTTGGAGAGTCCACTAGTGAAGCATCTAGAATGACAAAACAATTAGCCATAGCTGGTACAAAGATTGGAATCTCTGCTTCAAAGATGATGGATGGATTTGTTCAGGCCTCAAAATCTCTTGCTGTGTATGGTAAAGATTCAATTAAAGTGTTTACGGATCTTGCCGCACAAGCAAAAGCCGCAGGTGTTGAGGCTGCAACTTTGTTGGGTATAGCAGAAAAATTTGACACATTCTCAAGTGCCGCAGATGCTGCTGGTAAACTCAACTCTATCTTAGGTACGCAAATGTCGGCGGTTGAACTTTTAACAATGAAAGAGAACGAAAGAGTTGAAACATTAATACGTTCAATACAAGCACAAGGAAGAAATTTCAAGGACATGGATAGATTCTCTCAAAAAGCAATTGCAAATGCCGCTGGTATCACAGACATGGCTGAGGCGCAAAGAATTTTTAGTATGTCTGTGAATGATTACAGAAAAGGATTGAGAGAAAATGCTTCTCAAGAGGAATTTAATCAAAGACTGAAAGATGCTATGGATATTTTTAAAAAACTTGAGATGGCTGCTCAAAATTTTGCGATTCAGTTTTCTCCTGTTATTGACATGGTTGCTAGCGCTGTTCAAACATTCTTAGATTTCAGTCAAAGTATGAATGGGGTTCCTGTTATGATTCTTGGCATTGCTGCTGCTATTGGAGTATTACTTGTTTTAGCCCCGGCTATAATCAGTTTCTTCACAGTTGCCTTGCCTGCAATGTTTGCCGGGCTTACTGCCGGTGCTCCAATTCTTGGTACAATTGGAGCAATTATAGGTGGAGTTTTAGTTTATGCTTTGGCTTCTTTGGTAGCTACTATAGCAATGTTGAATTTAGAAAAACTTCAATCTTTAGCTACAATTTTTGGTGGATTAAGTCAAATGGGACAAGTCTCTGTTGCTGTTGATGCAATTGACGATTTTACAGATTCCTTAGATGATAAATCGGCGACACTAAAACCAATCTTGGGTGATCTTGCTTTGATTGCAACAGGAAAAACAACGCAGAGTGTTACAACAAATACTGTTGGCTATAGTTTGAATACCTTTGCAGCAAAATTTGAAAACACATTTAAGCCCAATGTAACTGTCAAGATTGGAAATAAAGAAATAGAATCATTTATTGTTGATACAACAAACAAAGCAAACGTAAACCCTAATTGAGGAGAATAAAATGGCAGCACCAAAAATCAATATTTCCGACGTAACTTCTGTTAATCAATATGTTAGTAACACAGGAGCTATACTCACAATAAAAAGTGTTGTGTCTAAAAAACGACCAGCAGTAAAATTTGCTGCTTTTTTAACAGATTTTTCTCAAACATTTGATGCAACATGGAACACAGAAGAGGTTTTTGGAAGAATGGATCCCATCGCAACTTATCAGGGCACAAAAAGAACAATGTCATTAGGGTTCGATGTTCCAGCTGGATCTTTAGAGCGCGCAAAAAATAACCTAGATCAGACAGAGGGTCTTGTCAAAATGGTTTACCCTGTCTATAGTAACATTGGGGGCAATAAAATTCTTTCCAAACCTCCTTTGGTTAGAATAAAATTTGCAAATCTAATAACAGGTATTAAAGACCCCGCAGCATTAGGGTGGATTAGTGGCTTAAATTGGAGTCCTGATTTAGAAATGGGGATGTTTACTGAAAAACAGAAATTTTACCCAAAAACAATAAAAATTTCATTTAATTTTAATGTTCTTCATGAAACAACATTAGACCAAAGCGCTATGAAAGAACTAACCTCATGGCCATTCGGAGTATAAAATGTCAAGATACATAGATAGATCAAAAGCAGTTAATGATAAAGAACAATATGATAAATTGTTTGAAAAAAGAGGTGTGAAAAAAGTCATACAATATAGATCACCTTTTGCTAACTTCACAACAGAAGAAGAAAAAGCAAAAATTGATTGTCACCAAATTGTTTGGAAATACGGAATGTCTTATGAATCCTTGGCATCCGAGTATTATGGTGATTTTAGACAGTGGTGGGTAATTGCAAGTTTCAATAATAAACCAACAGAGAGCCATGTTCAATTGGGCGATACAATAAAAATTCCAAAAGACATTTCTGAGGCTCTTGAGGTGGTGTCGTAATGGCTAAAAAATCTGCAAGAAAAAACATTAGTTTTCTAGAAAATCTAACCATAGATGAGTACGATAGTTTAGGTCTATATGTCGTCAATAAAGGCATACCTAAAGAAGATATAACGCCAGAAATTTATTTAGACCAACATACAAATGATGCAGGAAAATCGGAGATAGGGCTTTATCATCCGGATGACATTCGGTATATAAATGAAAATTATCCAGATTTACCAAAAGAATTTCTCTGGACCATTAGACCTAATCTATCGGACAATAGCTACTTCCAACGAGGTCTATTTGTAGATTTGTTTGATGCTCTTCGTGAAGGAAGTGAACTGGATCTCAGTAGTGAGTTCATAAAACTATTTTTAAAGTACTATAGTAAAAAAGAAAATAGAGAATGGCTGTTTCAAAAATACATGCCGATGCAAACATTTTCAGGTGCTGATAGCAAACAAGTAGAAATAAATAATACTTTAGCTAAACTCATAGAAAAACATGAAGATGACATTTTTGAACTAGTTGCTTTTGATAAATACAAATTTGAAGAGTTCGACAAACAAGTGGTTGTTTTATTGAATGAACATCTATCTAAATCCTTTCCTGTACATGGTCTAGAGTATGCTTACAAATCAAAAAGCGGTTATCGCTGGACAGGAGAAGGGATTATTGATCAAGTTGGCGCAACTGTTTTACCAGAAGAAAAGGTACACAAAGTTGAATCTTCTCTATTTTTTAATAAAGTTAATGATTATAGAAAACCTTTTGATTTTATTAAAGGCGAAGAGGGAACAAATGACGCAAAATTTATTGAAGGAAGTAGATTTTCAGATTTTAAAATTTCAAACCAAGTATCTGATACAACTGCTTGGTTTGACAAAGGGCCACAAGTACATGTAAAGTTTGCTTATAATAATTTTTTAGTGAAATTTTTAAATGTTTTAGAATTACAGAAATCTGGGGAAATATCATACAATGATGAAGCAGTTGAAGTATTATTCCATAATAGTTTAGCTGATTATTTAAATTCTCCAATAAAATTTTCAATCGGTAGTGATTTAGCTGGAACATCGCAAGAGTTTTCTTTAATGCTCGGTAATTATGTTGCAAAAAAGTTTTTAGATGATTTTAGATTTGCTGCTTGGAAAAAAGCAGTTAAAATTTTTAGTGAATTATCTGAAGATGAAATAAGTAAACTTACAGCTGATGATGAAAAAAAATTAGCTCAAGAATCTTTTGAGGCCGGGGAACGAGCTGCTCTAAAATCTGATGTTTTGGATAGAGACCCGAATACAGCTAGTGAAGATGAACTGTCACAAGCAGAAATTGAAGAACGACAAAAGTTTTTTAAACAATGCGCATTAATGACAAGATTAGATGAATTCAGTAATGAATACGAACAAGCAGTTATTGAAAGAGCTGAAAAAATTAACCCAGGAAACTTTGCTTATAATGGAGATCGTTTTTATTTAGTAAAAGATGGTGACGGAGAGCAAAACGGTATTGTTTCTAAATTACTTTTACCAAAGGCCTCTCAAATAGAAGAGTTTCTAGAAATTGAACCTTCTGCTCATGCCTATCTTGTACCAAAACTAAGGTTTTACAAAGTATCTCAAAAAGGAAGTACTGTTGTTGAAGAAGAATTTAAATTTCGCAATTTTACTTCGAACAATAGAGTCTCTAAACTTTTAAATGAACAATACGATAAAGGCGGTGATTATGGTATAAGAGAGTTTTCTTTTTCTTTTGAAGGAACGACACCGGCAACAGCTAAAAACGACATACAAGCTAGTCTTTCTCTTTATTTTCAAACGTTTGATGATTTTGTCGACAAACAGCCGGAAAATAATTCTCCGTTTGTTGACATGCTTCTATTATCAGGTGGTACCAACAAAAAGGGGTCTGGTAAAGAAAGTAGGTTTCAATTTCAACCTGACTATTATAGGATGAGAGTTGATGTTGGATGGCTTATACCAGATAAAGACCACAAAGATTTAAAAAAGATAATAGGTAACAATAGATTCTTACAACTAAAAACAGCGCTGCAAAAAACAAATAAAAGCTTTTACTTAAACATGATTGATCACACAATTGATTTTAGAGATGATGGGTCTGTGCAAATAGATGTTGAGTATAGAGCCTACATAGAATCATCTTTAAAAGGAACGGTTTTGGATGCATTAGCCAATAGAGAAACCAAGGCTTCTCGCAAAAAAACACAAGATGATTATCTAACTATTTTAAATTCTAAAAGATGTACTGTGGGTGAATTAAATAAAATCAAAAGACAATTGTTACAAATCGAAGATCTCCTAAAAAAACAAGCGTATCAATCTATTATGAATCGCTTGATTAAAAATGGTTTTTTGTTTTTTAAAAAACTAAAAATAACCAGCGATGCAGAGAACTTTCAGAGAAATGGATTCTTTTCCGGAAAAGTTAAATTTGCATCAGATTCAGAAGAACCAAATGAGGAGAAAAAACTAAAAGAAGCAGCATCTGGAAAAACATTTGATCTAGATGACAATTTCTTCAATGAAAAGTTATCAAATGACGAAGATTATTTGTTTGTAAACTATTTTTACCTTGGGGATTTACTGTATGTTATCCTAGACTCTCTTTATGATGATAATGATAACTATCTTGAAGGCAACGAAAATTTTAAATTTATTTTGGGTTCTTTGCAATATGAAGATCTTTTTGATACAGCAACTACCTTCAAAACAATCAATATAGCATCTATACCAATCTCAGCTGAATTGTTTTTTGAATGGTTTACTGAAAATGTAATAAAACCAGAGAGAAATAGTTATCCGATTATGTATTTTATAAGAGATTTATGTAAATATTTAATTGGGCAAATTTTATCTGAATCTTGCTTTAAAAGATCTTTAGATAAAAGATTGCAATTCAAAACAACAAACTTTGTAGGAATTGGAGATCAATTAGAATCAATGGTGGATCTAGGAAAACCAATAATAGATTTAGAAACTGAATATAATAATGGAAATGTTCCATTGTTTCAAGATTCTGATAAAAAAGTTCCGATTAGCAATTATACAAATTACATTCTTATTTATGTTGATGCACCAAAGCTTTTCGTGCCAGGTGATACAATAAAAAGAGGCATAAAGTCTAATGATGGAGATGTAGGCATCTATCATTATCAAATAGGAAAAGACAGAGGACTTCTCAAAAAATTGAAATTCTCAAAAACAGACATGCAATACGTACGAGAAGCAAGATTCTTTAGAAATGGTCGTGATGGTTTAATGCAACTTGCTAATGTATACAATGTAAATTTGGACATGATCGGAAATACATTGTATTATCCCGGCATGGAAATTTATATAAATCCGCTCGGATTCATGGGAGCAAAAAGCAAACAATTTAATCCTACAATAAAACAAAGTGTAGCTAATAGACTTGGATTTGGAGGCTATCACCTGGTAACAAATGTAAAATCTACAATAGCACCTGGTAAGTTTAATACTCAAGTAACAGCAATGTTCAATTATTCGGGAGATGGAGATCCTTCTTCTGTCATAGTTGGCGGCAAGGACGACATAAAGCCAATCACAAAAGAAGATAAAATAGATGATGCTCATAGGCCCAAAGCAAATAAAAATTATTGTTCTTCTGCATACAATAAAATTATTAATGTTGCACTTGACATCTCAAACAATAAGCTGCAAAGCTATCCTGGTATAGACATTAAATCTCTGAATGACAAAGCAAGAGTTACAGGAAACGTAGAAGAAATGAGAGAGCAAAGAGCAATAGAAGCTTCAAGTGCCGAGCTACTAGGCAGCGGATTTGCAGACACCGGTGTTTCTGATGATGTTAGAGAAATAATCTCAGATGCTGGTGGGTTTAGAGAAGAATCCGCTCTTGAAACGCTTCTAAGACAGGCTGAAGAGGAAGAAGAATAAGATGGCAAAATTCAAAGCAAAAAACACAGGTCAATCAGCAGCTTTTCAAGGTTACTATCGTTCTCAATATAGACAACGTGCATTTCCAGAAAATAATTCGTTGGGTCCTGTTGGTGTTGTTGATTTTTTATTTGCCGAGAGAAATTTGTATGGAAGAGTTGATCAAGATTTGAATGTAGTGATCCCAAATACAGATACCATCAAAAGATTAACATCCAATAACAACCCAACGGGTGTAATTGCAATGAATTTTGTTGTAGATCAGTTTATTGACCTCAAAAAGGCATTCCAAAGAGCATTAAATACAAGAAAAATTAGACAAAATGATCCATACCTCTCAAATCTAGAAGTATCTAGGTCGTATGTCAACCCGAAAGGTCTTTATGAATCTTATTTTGCAAAAATTATGAGAAATTTTGAAGATAATTTCTTGGATAAGAGAAAAACAATAAAACCAGAAGATTATTTTTCACAATTTTTGCTTTATATACAACAAATCACACCTACTTTCCCATTAACCTTCACAGCTTGGCAAAGAAGCAAGAATTCTTCTATTTTTACAAGTGGTTTAGCATTAGATTTATCTGGATTAGATGTAGGAAACGATGAACTAAAGGAAACTTTCATAGAAAGCGAAAATTTCCCATACTTTTTGAACGCATGTAATAATTTTGGTTTCTCCGTAGTTAAGAACTCGCCATGGATAATCGTGGCAGATCTAGGCAGTCCTGCTTCTACAATATACCATGATTTTTACAATTTGTCAAGTGTAAAACAAATATTTTCTCAACAATTTATAAAAACATCTGATTCTGATGTTGATTACATAAAACAAATGTTATTTAATTCTTATAATAATTTTGTTGATAGATTTAACTATGAAAAGAATTTTACTTTATGTAATAAAAAATTATTAAAAAATAATTTATATAGAAATAATATTAATATTAATAAATTTAATAATATATATAACAATAAATATTTTATAGAATATTATAATAATATAAGATACTTTGAAGAAGAATCTGGCTTCTCTGTATCTGATAGAAACAAATTCACAGAAAATGCAAAAAAGTTAGAAAAAACATTTGACATGGACAGAGCTATCGGTTATATTAATGAACAGTACAGAAGTGTTTATAAATCAAAACCTGGTGGATTAAACCATGTACTAAAGAGGGCAGAAAAAAAGAAGAGATAAGTGTGGCAGTTTATCTCTCTTTTGTATGGAGGATAAATGCTATTTCAAATTTTAGATGATAAACAAGAATGTCTTGGTTTATTTGCAAATGGAGATTTTTACTATGGTCAAATTAAAAGAGCTTTTGAGAAAACATGGGATTGGTCTCCTCACTTATCAGATGATGATTATGAATATGCTAGGATTTGGTGTGGAGGTAAGTCACTTGAAGACGCTTGTCCCGAACATCTCTCAGATCGCTTGGAGATCCACAAAAAGAGAGTTAAGAATTTTGTAAAAGCAGCTTCGGTTGCTAAAATCAACCTTGACGATGTATGTTTGTTTGACATCATTCCAAAACAAGCATTGATACACTGGTGTCAAGTTAAAAATGAGATCTGTGATTATGTGTTTGAAAATTACACAAAACCAGCAAATCATAAATTCATGATAGATCTCAGCAAGATGGTTTATGAAATTTCTAACAATCCCGTTGTTTTGGATCAAAATAAACTATTTAACTATCAGAAGACCGACTATAAGGCTAAGTCTCTTTGGAACAGTTTTGGAGGGAAAACTTCCAACATTTCATACGAAATTTATGGCTCTGTAACAGGTCGTCTAACAACAAAATCTGGTTCATTTCCAATCTTAAATCTTAAGAAAGAAATTGCTGACATTGTTGTTCCAAAGAATGATGCATTCATTCAATTTGATTTCAATGGAGCAGAGATCAGAACTCTTCTATCTTTGTCCGGAGAAACACAACCCCAGGAAGATATACATGAATTTAACGCAAAAATACTTAAATGTTCTCGTGACGAAGCTAAGAAAAAATTCTTCGCATGGTTCTATAATCCCAACAAAAAAAGCGTAGAACTTTCACAACATTACAGAAGAGATGTTGTATTAGATAGACACTATTCAAACGGTATTGTAAAGACACCGTTTGGTAGAGAGATTGAAGCAGATGACTTTCATTCGTTTAATTATCTGCTTCAATCCACGTCTTCTGATAATTGTTTAGCTCAAGCAATAAAAATCAATAAATTTCTATCTGGGAAAAAATCATTTGTACATTCTGTAGTACACGATTCAATAACTATTGATTTTCACAAAGATGATAGAGAACTAGTTACTCAGATAAAACAAATTTTTGAAGATACCAGATTAGGCCAATTTAAATCTTCAATGCACATAGGTAAAAATTATAGAGACATGGAGGAAGTATGACAGTTTTAATAGGTTTAGGAAAAGCCGGATGTGAAATTGTTAATAAATTTTCTGACTCCTATAAAAAGATTACCATAGATGCTGGTTCGGAACTCCCAGAGTTCAACTCACCAGAGGATTACGACCAAAAACTGACGAACTATTCCCATCTCTTAGATTTTGACGAGGAAGAGTGTTATTTCTTTGTTTGCGGAGCTGGTAAAGTTTCGGCAGCCTCACTCAGATTGTTAGAGCTTGTACAATCTAAAAAAATAAATCTTGTATACATCTATCCGGAAGAGATTATGTTGTCTCCAACACAGAAGAAACTCAACAGAGTTGCTTTTAATGTGTTTCAGCAGTATGCGAGATCAGGTCTTCTTAATTCTATGTACATCATGTCGAACGAAGAAATTTGTTCGTTTCTTCCTTATTATTCTTTGGAAGACATGTATGATCACATAAACAATGCAATTGTAAATGTTTTTGAGAGTGTGATTTTTTACCTTAACCAGAGACCGGTCTTAGGTTCACATCATGAAGCGAAAGAAATTTCCCGCATTAGAACAGTTGAATACGGAGAATTTAAAAAAAATAAAAAAAACATGTACTTTCCACTTGACAATGTTACCGAGACATGCTACATTAATATAGTAAATGATGAGGACATGAAAAACAATAGAGAGTTGTTGGATCTATTAAAGAATAAAATTAAAGAAGATACTGATAACAACATCAATTCTTCTTTTGTAGTATTCAGATCTGACTATGAACACTCTTTTTATTATGCGATTCGGTTTACGCATTATTTACAAGAAAATTAAAAAAATACTTGACAAGTTCTGAGAACATGTTATATTATAAAGGTAAGCAAAAAGGAGAACAAATGATTGCTTTAATGATGTTATTCTTTGCCTGTGGTGAAGAAAAAGCTGACGATTCTGCTCAACCGGCTGAGGAACAGCAAGAGCAGGTAGAAGATACAGCAGCAATTGCTGAATAAAAAACTGAAAAAAAATAAAAAAATACTTGACAACTTAAACAAAACATGCTATAATATAAAAGTAATTGAGAAGTGAAACTCCAAAACATTCACAAAGAGGTTAAGACTTGATCCGGTTTAAAAAGTCAAAAAACTAGACATTTCAATTTATAGGAGGAAACATGTCAAATTCTAACGTAACAATCTTTAACGGTACTTTCCAAAAGCAAAATGGTGATCGCCGTACAATGCGATTCATTCGTCGCCAAGATCTTCCAAGCTCTATGGTTAATGAAGGCACAATTCGTACTATGGAACAAAAGACTGGCTCTGAAGTCGTTTATGATGTTGATGCTCGTGCATTCCGTCAATTCAACTGGAAAACTGTTGAAGGTGATGTAACACGAACCAATACAACCTTTAACTTCTAAGATCTCCTGTCTTGGATAAAGCAACGGTTTTTGAGTTAGGGTTTTCCGTTTAAAAAAACCCTTTCGTTTGGACAACTATTTCCTGGGCTGAAGGATTAGTTGGCGGTTTTTCGGGTTGCTTTTCCGTTGTTGAAAAAAACTTCCCCTGTTTTCTTGACAGTATCAAGATAAAATGTTATTATAAAATGGGAGCAAGATTAAAACTCTGCTTACCTTAGTCTGAGAAGACAATAAACATCGCCTAACTAATGGAGAAACTAACATGGCACTTAATATTGAACTAATGAAACAAAAACTTGCAAACTCACAAAACAAGAATGCAGGAAAAACAAATGATACTAAATGGCGACCATCAGAAGGAGACCAAACAATTCGAATCCTTCCAACCAAAGATGGAGACCCGTTCAAGGAATTCCACTTCCACTACAATGTAGGAAAGAATCCTGGTATCCTTTGTCCTAAAAAGAACTACGGCGAGCACTGCCCTATTTGCGACTTTGCCTCCAATCTCTGGCGAGATGGTGTGGATAACAATGACGATCAAACTAAAAATGCTGCAAAGAAGTTATTCGCTCGTAAGCGTTACTACTCTCCAATCCTTGTCCGTGGTCAAGAGACCTCTGGTGTAAAGGTATGGGCTTACGGTAAGACTGCGTATGAGACACTTCTTGGTTATGTATTGGATCCTGATTATGGAGACATTACCTCTGCCGAAACCGGAACTGACATCGTTCTTTCGTACACAGTTCCTGGCACACCCGGTTCTTTCCCAAAGACCCAACTTAAACCTCGTCGCCGTCCCTCCGTACTATGTGATGAGGCAATCGCTGACTGTGATGCTCTTCTAGATAGTGTGCCCGACATCGAAGCACAATTTACAAGACTGTCATCTGAAGATATACAAGCTCTGTTGGACGACTATCTGTCTACGGATTCCTCCTCCGAAATGTCCTCCTCAGAAACTGCTAAGTACGGCAGTTCCGTAGATAAAAAGATTAGCGACTTTCTAAGTTAGTGATTGTTCGCCTTGCCCCTTGGCGTTGTAAATAAAGGGGTATTTTTTATGACATTTAAACAACAGGAGGAAATAATGTCCAATATTGATTTAACTGAATTCTCAAGACTTGAGAGTAGACTGAGCAACGCTCCATTTTCTGTCCACAAAGAGTTTATGAAAATTCTACGTGATGTATTGAAAGAAGGAAAAAATTCTTCTTTTCTTCAGAATGTAGATGGAACAACAGTTGATTGTAATTCTCACAACTCACAATGCAGAGCAATCAACATTGACCCTAAGAACCTAGCAGAAATAAAAAATGATGCTGCAGCGAGAGGGATAGAAAACCCTATTTTCATTTATCAACTTCCATCAAACTCAAAGTACAAATTTGGATTGATCAATGGCAGACACAGAAACGAAGCTGGAACCAGTCTGCAAATAAATATACCGGCAGTCGTTATCTCTTATTCTGTTTTCACCAAGATAATTCCGATCATGTCAGAAATCCAAGCGATTTTAAATGACAACAAACCTTCAAAATCTAATAATGAAAATGATCTCAAAAAACACATTAGAACAATTGTTGAAAGAGATGGCATAAATTTGGAGAACGATCTTCAATACGAAAGACTCTTAAGAAGGCTAGAATTTTGCCACAAAGGAATCAGTCGTAATGCCATTAAGAATAATCTAACCCGGATTAAGAAGGCTATAAAGCAAGAACGATCTGATGTATTTTGTGCAAAAGGAGAAACTTTTAAGAAGTTGTACTCACAAAACAACATTGTCACTCTGAATGAAGAGACAAAAGTTGTTTCAACAAGAGGCTCTTCTCTTGATCAAGAATGGCCAAGATCTGTAAGGCTAAAAGCAGAACATCCTAGAAGAAAACTTACATGGATTTATTCTGATAATAATAACAATGGAGATTCTCAATCCGTAATAGACTGTAGAAAATCCTTCTTCGAAAGACTGCACAAAACCGTTAAGTGCTTTAGCACGATCTACGGTAAAAACGTATTGCCTTTCGATACCTTGGTCATTGCTCCTCAGATAAAGAGTGAATTCACGTTCTTCTTTAATGATGAGGAAGTAACTTCGAAAGCTGAAGTTGTGAATGATCAAAAATGTTGGAAAAGAATAACTGCCCAACAAATTTTGCAAGCTTTCGAAGCAAAAAAATCTTATCGTGAAGAGTTTATCTTTACAAAAAAGATTTCTAAGAAAGATAAGAAAGTTAGCTAAAATTAAAGCCATGGAGCAGGGCTTAAACTGCTCCAACTTACAATGGAGAAACAATGACTAAAGCAGGTAAAATTGACCTAAAAGCGATGCAAAAACTTGTTAACAAAAAGACCGGCTTAAACGTTGCTCACAACCTAAACGAAAATAATCCCACTATTGTGAAAGAGTGGATTCCGACAGGGTCTCGCTGGCTTGATTCTATTACATGTAGAGGAAGACTTGGTGGTATTCCAGTAGGAAAGATAACAGAGATTGCCGGACTATCTGGTGCCGGTAAATCATTCATGGCTGCTCAAATTGCTGCTAATGCTCAGAAGATGGGAAAGTTTCCTGTATACTTTGATGCTGAATCTGCAATTGACCCAGAATTCTTGGAGAATGCCGGAATTGATACTCAAAACCTAATGTATGTTCAGGCAATCTCTGTTGAAAAAGTATTAGAAACAATTGAGACTCTTATCGATCAATACGAAGACACACAATTCTTGTTTATCTGGGACTCAATTGCTGCAACAAGTTCTGAAAAAGAACTTGAATCAGATTTTAATCCTCAATCAACAATGTCCGTTAAGCCAAGAATCTTTGGCAAGGCATTTCCCAAACTAACTATTCCCTTGGCTAATGGACAACACACTTTGCTTCTGATAAACCAGTTGAAAACCAACATCAATACTCAGAACCCAATGGCTGCACTTATTGAGCCTTACATTGCTCCCGGTGGCAAAGCTATTGAATACTTCTGTTCTATGCGTATTTGGCTTACAAAGCGTAAATCAAAGGCAGCATACTTGCAAGATGATACTGGTCTTCGTATTGGTTCGGAAGTAAAGTGTAAACTTCAGAAGTCTCGTTTCGGGACTGAAGGAAGAGAGTGCACATTCAAAATTCTATGGTCTGGTGGCGCTGCTATTCAAGATGAAGAGTCTTGGCTGTTAGCACTCAAATCCTCTGGAACCAAACGCTTGAAGTTATCAGGTGCATGGTATACTCTTGTTGATAAAGATGGAAAAGAAATGAAATTCCAAGGAAAACAATGGAAGGCAAAGCTTCAAGATCCACATTTTAGACAAACAGTTCTAGATATTATGGATGAAGAGATTGTTAAGAAATTTGATTCCGAAGGTAAAAATTTTGGTGTGAGTGAAGACGACTAGTTTTGTTTTCATGTTTTTCTCCTGGCGGTGGGTTGTGGTTGGCTCACCGCCTTTTTTTTATTGTTTTTACTTGACAAATTGAGATCAATATGATATAATATAAAAGGAGGAAGGAAAAATGAATGATAAACTTTGGCTATTAGTTGATAGTGTTCACAAAAAACTATTGAGAGCGAGACTTTGGGCAACTTCGCTTGATGATTACAAACAAGACATTGAAGATGCGATAAAAGCATTGGAAGAGGCAAAAAGAAAGATGGAGGAAAAATGAGCGAGTGCCCTTATAAAAAAGATCTTAGTAGGTTTTTAGAGTTGGTTGTAAAACCAATGAAAGAGTTTAATGGATTTCCACCATGTCCATTTGCCGCTAAAGAATTGAATCAAGATAAATTAATGATAGATGTTATAAACCCAGAAGAAACTGACATAATTAAAATGATAAAGAAATTAGAAGAATCAAATTATGACAGTGCTCTTCTTATACAGAAAACAGAAAATCAGATTTCTGGAGCTGAGACAGGCAGTTATCAAAAGTTTTTGAATAAAATTCTAAAAGAATTCGGATACGAAAATTATAGGTGTATCTGTATGAATCCCAACGATCCCTTTGAATCAGATGGATACAACATAAGAAGTGAATCGCCGTACTTTTTGATAAACGTTGTAAAGAAAAATTTTTTATTTGATGCTAATCGAAAAATGAAGAATACAAAGTACTATGACAAAATGAATGAAGAGTATTTAAATTATTTAAATGTAAAGAGGAGGAAAAAATGAGAGCATTATTTGCAATTATATTATTTACAGCAGCCCAGATTTTAGCTTGGTTTCAATCAAACTCTGGTATTATCGGAGAACCATTTAAATCAAATTATGTTTTAATAGCTTTGATTTTTGGACCTATTGTATCCCTATTGTTTGCTCACGCAACAATAATGCTTTATGAGTCTATGCCTTTGTGGTCCATCAGGTTTGTAACATTTGCGATAGGTTATTTAATTTTCATACCATTGACTTGGTATTTCTTGGGAGAAGAGGTGTTTACCCTTAAGAACATTTTATCGTTCTTGTTGTGTTGTGCTTTGATCTCAATACAGTTTTTCATGAAATAGGAGGAGAAATGAAAAGGGTTATGATTATTGATGGTCTCAACATGTTTTTGAGGTCATACATCAACGTTCCGTCAATGGATAAGCACGGAGCACCGAACGGAGGAACATACGGCTTCATGAAGTCGCTCCAAAAAATTTGCGGGATGTTCAGTCCAGATCAGGTTATTATCTGTTGGGATGGACAAGGAGGCTCGCAAAAGCGCAAGCAAATGAACAGTGACTACAAAGCAGGTAGAGCACCTGTTCGTTTCAATCGGAGACTTATTGACTTGTCACCAGAAGAAGCAGACAAGAATAAATACAATCAACAGTACCGTTTGATGGAGTATCTTAACGATCTTCCCATCATTCAAACAATGATTGATTATATCGAAGCAGACGATTGTATTTCTTACATTTGTCAACATAAGAAATACGAAGATTGGGAGAAGCTGATAGTCTCCTCAGATAAGGATTTTTTCCAGCTAATTTCAAAGAAAACCAAGCTGTATCGTCCGATACAAGACAAGGTGGTAGATTACCCTACCTTGCTTGAAGAACACAAAATTCACCCCAAAAATTTCGCATTAGCGAGAAGTTTGGTTGGAGATAAATCGGACAATCTTCCGGGTGTTCCGAGAGTCGGTTTGAAGACAGTCGCTGGTAAATTTACATTTCTAAAAGAAGACAAACAGTATGAAGTTGAAGACATTATGCAGCATTGTGAATCTTTAGATAAAATGCTTAAGGTTCACGAAAACATTTTAGAACATTCTCATCTAGTTGAGAAGAACTTTGAAATAATGCAACTATATAGTCCACTCATTTCTAATCTACATAAAAAGCAAATAAATTTTTCTTTGGAAGAGTTTGAGCCTGAGATGAATAAACTAGAAATCATGAAAAAGCTCGTAGCAGACGGCATTAATGCAGGAAACTTTAATGTTTTGTTTAATGCAATGAAAAAAATAACTTTATAAAAATAAAAACTTGACAGACTTTTAAATTATGTTATAATACTTATAACATCGGAGGAAACATGAATAACAAAACGGAAACGTTTCAAAGGTTTGGCAAAGCCTTTCAAGAAAAATTCTGCCACATTATGCTTTCGGACAGACCATTTTGCGATCAAGTTGCAGAGGTTTTGAACGTGGAGTTTTTGGATTATGAATACCTTCGTGTATTTACCCAGATTCTCTTTGAGCATAGAACAAAGTATAAGGTACACCCTTCTTATGAGATCATGGAATCAAGAATCAGGACAGAATGTAACAAGTATACAAAAGCACTCAAAGAACAGCTTTTGCAATTCTACGCATCCATTCTTGCCACTGACCGTATTGACAACTCACAGTACATTAAGGATAGTTCAATCGACTTCTGTCGCAAACAAGTGCTTAAGGGCGCTATGATGAAGTCAGTTAAACTTATTAAGTCATCGTCATTCGATGAAATCCAGTCTGTTATTGAGGAAGCCTTGAAGCTAGGAACCGACAACAACTTTGGTCATGACTTCATCAAAGACTTTGAGGAACGATATACAATTACATCGCGAGATCCTGTTTCCACAGGTTTTGAACGCATTGATGAGATTTGTAAGGGCGGTCTTGGTAAGTCTGAGTTAGGAGTTGTTATTGCACCAACAGGTGCTGGAAAGTCAATGGTATTGGTTCACTTAGGTTCCGAAGCGCTAAAGCAAGGCAAGACTGTTGTACACTACACATTGGAGTTACAAGATACGGTTGTTGGTAATCGTTATGATTCTTGCATTTCGGGTGTACCTTTGGGAGATCTCTTTCATAACAAACAGCAGGTTCTTTACAAAATTAAAGACATTCCTGGTCAACTTATTATAAAAGAGTATCCCACAAAGTCTGCATCAACAGAGACTATCAAGCAACACATCGAACGTCTTAAAAAACGTGGTATTGAGCCTGATATGATCATTGTTGATTATGCTGATCTTCTGCGACCTGTTCGTTCAACTGCTGAGAAGCGCTTTGATCTTGAGAACACTTATGAAGAGCTGCGAGCAATTGCTCAAATCTATAAGTGCCCTGTTTGGACTGCTTCCCAGACAAACCGTTCCGGTCTCAATGCAGAAGTTATCACCATGGAAGCTATTTCAGAAGCATTCAATAAGTGTTTCGTTGCAGACTTTATTTGTTCTTTGTCTCGTACTGTTCAAGACAAGCAAGCTAATAAAGGCCGCATGTTTATTGCAAAGAACAGAAATGGTCCCGATGGCCTTATATTCCCAGCGTTTGTTGACTGGTCGAATGTAAACATGAAGGTTTTAAACCAAGAAAGTGGAGAGTCTATCGCTGATGTTATCAAAGACTCAGATAGAAATACTCTAGACTTTCTTAAAGAAAAATATAAAAAACATAAATGAGGATTTAAAATGTTAAAATTAAAAGATGTAAATGTAAGAAAGTTTCGACTTTCTGAGCAGTTTATTGCTCAATATAAAGAAGCCGAGGTTCCTTGGGGACCTGTCGGCTATGTTACGTTTAAGCGTACATATGCTCGTCGTTTGAGCGAGTTTGAAGAAGGTGCTGAAGGAACTGAAGAATGGTGGCAAACATGTCGCCGTGTTATCGAAGGAATGTTTGATATTCAGAAACGTCACGCTTTCATGATCGGAATTGAATGGAATGATGCTAAAGCTCAGAAAACAGCTAAAGAAGCGTATGATCGCCTGTTCAATCTTAAGTGGACACCACCCGGTCGTGGTCTTTGGATGATGGGCACCAAGTTTATCATGGAGAGAACAGGCGCAGGTCTTTTCAACTGTGCTTTCCGCTCTACACGAGACATTGCTAATAAAGGTGGATATCTCTTTGCTTGGATGATGGATGCTCTCATGGTTGGCATCGGTGTCGGCTTTGATACACTTGGAGCTAAAACTTTTTCTGTAAAAGAACCACAGTGGACAAATGATACACTACTTATTGAGGATTCTCGTGAAGGTTGGGTTAATAGTGTTCATATCCTATTGGATGGTTACATACTTGGTAAAAAAGTTCCCAACTTTGATTACTCCGCTATTCGTGGAAAAGGTGAACCAATCCGTGGTTTTGGTGGAACATCTTCCGGTCCTGATCCACTCATTGAATTGCACAATAATTTGAGAGAACTTCTCGGTCCAAAAGTAGGAGAGTTAATTGAGTCTGTTGATATTGTTGACATTGAGAACCTTATTGGTCGTTGTGTCGTTGCTGGTAATGTACGCCGTTCTGCTGCACTTGCAATCGGTGGGTATGATGATAAAGATTATCTTACGATGAAGAATGATCAAGAGAAGCTTTATCACCATCGTTGGGGATCTAACAACTCCTTTGAAGCAAAGGTTGGTATGGACTACACTTGGCATGCTGCTCAATCTGCAATCAATGGAGAACCTGGTTATATTTGGTTGGATAATGCCCGTAATTACGGACGTATGAAGGACGGAAAGCGTTCTGATGACCTTAAGGTGATGGGGTTCAACCCTTGCGTGGAACAACAGCTTGAAGACGCAGAACTTTGTTGTTTGGTGGAAACATTCCCTGCCAAGCACGATACATACGAAGACTATGTCAAGACTCTTGAAATTGCTTATATGTATGGAAAGACTGTAACTCTTATCAACACTCATTGGCCTGAGACAAATGCTATCATGCTAAAGAATCGCCGTATTGGTCTTTCTCAATCTGGTGTTATCCAAGCGTTCAACAAGTTTGGAAGACGCACAATGATTAACTGGTGTGATGATGCTTATAAGCATGTTGAAGAACTTGATACAAAATACTCAGACTGGCTCTGTGTTCCACGCTCTGTCCGTATGACTTCTATCAAGCCATCAGGCACAGTGTCTCTTCTTAACGGTTCAACACCGGGTATTCACTATCCAGAGGATGAGTACTACATCCGCCGTATACGTTTTGCTGAGACCTCTGACATTCTTCCAACACTTGAAAAAGCTGGTTATAAGATTGAAAAAGATTCTTACTCTCCAAACACTATGTGTGTTGAGTTTCCTGTTCATGAGCCGTTCTTTAAGAAAGGAAAGCGAGAGATTACAATGTGGGAGCAACTTGAGATTGCTGCGCAGTATCAATATTATTGGGCTGACAACTCTGTTTCTATCACCGTGACTTTCCAAGAGCACGAAGCAGAAGAGATCAAGGATGCACTTGAAATGTATGAAGCGAGACTAAAAGCTGTTTCGTTCCTTAAATATCAAGAGACCGGATACAAACAAGCACCTTATGAGCCAATCACTAAAGAAGAATATGAGAAGATGATTGTAGGCATCACTCCTGTTCAAAAGATTGAGACATCCGAAAGTGGTGTAGGATCCAAGTTCTGTTCAAACGACACATGCGAATTATAGGAGGCAAAATGAAACCATTTAACAGACACATACTTATCAAACTAGTTGAGAAGAAACAAGAAAAGAAAGAATCCTTGATTGTTCTTCCAACTGATTATAAAAAACCAGAGTCGCCACATCAACTTGGTGTGGTGTTGGAGACGGCAGAGGATTGTTCCCTGCCGGTCTCTGCAGGAGATACCGTTGTTTTTGAGAAAAGAATGATAAATAAGATACAAATAGATGAAGAAACCTACTATTTAGTGTTAGAAAATTACATTTATGGGAGAATTTAAATGAAACTTACAGCTGAAAAATTAAAATCTTTGATTAAAGAAGTCAAGTCTGAAAAAAATAGTGATTCCATGCTTCTTAGTTCACCAAACGATAAAAAAATAATTGTGCAAGAGGGCAAGCACAGCTTTTCTCTTCAGAGGCTCAACGAAACCACAATGACTGCGATACAAGGTAAATACATGGAGAATGGGTTTGTTGTTTTAACTTCAGACCGCAGTTGTCATGCAGAGCTTGGTATACCTTATGGAGAACCCTGTCCGGAAAAAGAAGAATACTTTTTCCAACAAAATAACATTGAAAATCGTGAAGTTTTAAAAAAATGGGTTAGATCCAAAGGCTATGGTTATACACCAGTTTATGGAGGGTTCAAAGAAGATGTTAAAGATGAAGAAGGAAATGTTGTCGGTAAAGTAGATTCACCAGAACCAGAACATGCACTTTTGATAATGGCAAGAAATGAAAAAGATTCTACAAACCATTTATCTCTTAAAGATTTTGCAAAAGAAATTTGCGAAGTTTTTAATCAAGATGCTTTTTTCTACAAGCCGCCAAATTCTGAGGATAAAAATGCATACTTCATTGATAAAGACGGTAAACCATCTCAAACATTTTCGAACTTTGTGTTCGGAGATTTGCAACAAGACTATTTCACACAGCTAGCTAAAGGAAGAGAAAAATTACAACCAGAAAAAAGATTTTCTGCTATTCCAGAGGCTTTGTATGTTCCCAAACCACCACTGTCAGCTGTCGAAGCTAGAGAAAGACGAGGAGAGATTTTCATAACTGTGAGGGGTAAATGATCAACTATGAAAAATCAATTGATCTCTATGGAGATAACATCGGTAGGGTGGACTATGTTTCTCATATGGGTAGCGACCTTACCGTTGTTAATAGTGCTCGTGTCTCTTTTGGTACTACAAAATCAGAACTGGATAAACGAGATAGGAAGCTTATCCGCTACCTTATTTCCCACAAGCACACTTCTACTTTGGAGCATTGTGTTGTTACCTATAAATTTACTGTCCCTTTATTCATTCGTTCTCAACATCACCGTCACAGAACGTGGAGTTATAACGAAATTAGTAGACGATACACAGACAAAGAACTTCGGTTTTATTGTCCACGAGAATTTAGAACACAACACAAATCAAACAGACAAGCCTCAAACGTAGAAGAACTTATTGACCCCTTCCTGTGGCATGATGGAGAGTCTCAAATTATTCCTGCTTTCCATCCACAGGCTTCTGAGGTATACCGAGAGCACTGCCAAAGTTCTTTGAACCTATTTCATGAACTAGTTAATAAAGGAGTGTGTAGAGAACAAGCAAGAGGCGTTTTACCACAAACACTTTACACAGAATATTATGGAACTTGCAATCTCAATAACCTTCTTAAATTTGTTTCTCTTCGTTTACATGATGGTGCACAATATGAAATACAAAAAGTCGCAGAAGCATGCTTGGAAATCGCCACCGACCTTTTCCCTGTCACAGTCAAAGCGTACAGAAATGCAACTGGTCACAGCGAAGTACAGCAAGGGTGATTTAGTAAATTTAAATACATTCGGTCTCATACTGAGATCAACAGGAAATCAAGCGAGGATCGGCATTGTTATGTCGCATCCTCGTAACTATTATAAGGCTAACGCAGATCAAGAACTAATCTATTGGGTATATGACGTAGTAGTTGGAAACGAACTAATTATAGACGTACCTCAAGAATTTTTGATAAGGATTAATAAAGATGAAAATGAAGAAGATCTTGACTGAGTGGCGCAAGTTTATTAAAGAAGGCGTTTCAAACGAAGATATAAGAAACAAAGAAATACAAAGAATTAATAATTCTAGAATACCAGATAAAGAAGCACAAAAACAAATTGCTTCTATCTACCTGCCAATGTCTTTGATGGGTCATATCCCAAGAGGAGCAAAAGAGTTTTATGAAAATAAAAGAACATCGGCTAGAGATTTATTAATGATGCTTGATGTCCTAGGAGATGATGTTCATGAACACGAACTACTAAACCGACAAACAACAGACTCAGAGTATTTTACAATTGAAACTGTTGGAGGGTTAGCTAAAGGAAGTGCAATAGAGAAGATAAGACTTAGAAGCAAAGTGACAGAAGCATCAGAAGGTATTTTTGACAGTACACAAGATCTTAAAAAAAGAATATTCACAGCAGAAGATATGATAAGTCAAAAAGATTTTGATTTTTCGAAACTTTCTGGTGAGTTTGAGCTTGGCCCGTCTAAAGGAGGCTATCACAAAGGGCCTGATAGTGGCAATGCCGGCATTCAGATCCCAAAAGATAAAATGTCTCCTGCCGAGATAGCCGAATGGGAAAAAATGATGGATGAGTTTTCGAAACATCATGCGGTTGAGTTATATTGGAACGGCCCAAAAGATAGAGAATTTTATTTAATGCTTCAACGTACTCATCAAGAACGAAAAAAGTTTTATGAATACATGTACAAACTTTGGTATGAAAAAACAGGTCCCGAAAACTACTTCACTAATTTATTTTATGATGCAACATTCGATGAAGGTTACGAGGAAGCGCTTCAACACCTTATTGATAGTATGACTGTTGTAGATGAAAGGCCAGATCAGCAAAAAGCTCTTGATGCGACAGCTGAAATAGTGTTGAGTCTTAAAGAAGAATTTGATAATTTAATTGCAGGGACTTCATTACTCACAGGCAAAGATCTGGAAATACACCTAGAAACTATAGAAATCGTTAAAGAAAAAATGAAAAAAGCCAGAAAGGATTTCCGTGTAGCTCAAAGAAAATTAAGAGATTACCAGAGGGAATTAAGAAGAACTCAGAGTTCTAAATGAATCTAATATTGCCGAAGATAATAACAGGTGGCTCTCTTGAATCCTTGTTCTATGCTTACATCCATGAGACACCGATAGTTCTTACACAACCCTATGTTCCATTCGAACTTGATATGGTTGAAGATAATTCTTTCTTTGAGCTGCTCGGATATACAGCAGAAATGCCGTTAACCAAAGTTCAAGTGTGGGATCGACTTGTATTTGTACTCTCAATGGCCGGTCTCGTTATGATGCCCAACAACGTGAGAAATGTCCGAGAAGAAGGGAATAAAATTATCTTCTCATTAAATGACAATTCTCGCTTCATTATAGCCTATGAGAGAAAGGTGTCTTTTGATAAACACCTAGATGGCGAAGTTGATGTTTACGATTGGTTCGACATCAGATCAGGAGCAAAAACAGAATTACAGGAGATAAATGATTCAGAAGATGACCTCGTTCATAAAGTTGTTTTTTATGATTCACGAAGAAAGGGAACAGGAGGTAAAGGCTTCAAAGACCTTGTCGCTGTATCTCGCATGCAAACGTCGGAGCTACACGAATATGAAAATAGTGAGGGTTACGTCCGCCTTAAAACAATCAAGATGATGAAAGATCAAGGCATGAGAGGAAGACCGAATGGCTATAACAAGAAAGGCAAACAACAATTTTATGCTCTCAAAATAGAGCACATGCATCGTGAGATTATAAAAAGATACGAACCAAAATTCACCATGCAAGAAGCAATAAATCAAATAAGAGAAGAGAAGGAGATATGGAAACTTACGAAAAAACTATTACATCAAAAGCAAATTTCCATCTTGCGGGAATCGTCCCGGTTGCCGGTGGACATACTAGTTTAAAGTTTCCGTTTCCTGATGTGATGCTCCCAATAGCGAACGACTATACGTTATTAGATGCTGCTATTGTTGAATGTGCCTATGCTGGTTGCGATACAATCTGGATTGTCTGTAATGATGACACAGCTCCACTGCTACGTCACAGGATTGGAGATTACATAGAAGATCCTTCTTATTATTATTTTAATACATCGGTTAATAAATACGACAGAAAACGTATCCCTATCTTTTGGGTACCTCAGCATCCCAAGGATAGAGATAAGCGAGACTGCCTTTCTTGGAGCGTAATCTATGGAGCACTCAGCAGTTTCATGATTTCATCAAAAATCTCTAAATGGATCATACCGGACAAATACTATGTTAGTTTTCCGTACGGTCTTATCAATCCTAGAGATCTTATGGAAAGTAGAAAGTTTATAAGTTCCAAAGATAATTTCTATGTGATGCATAATAATCAGACAGTTCAAGACAACCTATACAGTTCTTTTACATTTGGTAAGGATGAATTTGTCAAATACCGAAGAAATGTTCGCAAAGGAACTGGACGATGGAAAGGTTCTTATGGCAACATGGAAGAGTTGCCACTAGAAGAGCGTTGGTCTGCTAGATTTTTTGAACCAAAAGATGTCTTCACGGACTTAGACATTGAAGATTCTAACGTTTTATCAACAGAGAACTATCATAACATAGCCAGTTGGGAAGAGTACCATAAGTACATGAACTCATCATACTCCAGAGAGATTATTAAGCCACCTGGGGATTTATTCTCTTATAAAGAATTCAACGGTGTTGCAACCTAATTATCACATGTCAATACAACAAAAGAAATATAAAAGACTTAGGAAAGAATTGCAGTTTGTTCAAAGCGAACTTGAGTATGTAGAAGAGGTTTTGAGTGAGTGGCACTTGATTTTTGAAGAATACCACAGAGACTATTGCAAAAGGAAAGGAATTGATCTAAATCAATTAAATAAAAAATCTAGTAAAAAAATTGACCAGCTAATACCTGAACCAGTAAAAAAAGATACCGGTTTAATTGTGTATGATAATAAAAAAGATAAAGATGTTTTTAAAAAACTGTTTAAACAAATTGCTAGGAAATTGCATCCTGATCTGGGTGGAGACGAAAAAAAGTTTCAAGAAGCTACATCTGCTATGGAAGAAAAAAACTTTGAAAAAATTCTTGACATCTGTGATGAGCATGGTATATTAATAGAGATCAACAAAGAAATGTTGGAACTTTTGGAACAACAAATTTCAGAAACAAAAGAAAAAATAAGTAAAGAAAAATCTACTTATTCTTGGAGTCTTTATTCATGCACAAATGACAAATGTAAAGATAAAGTAATTCAAAAATTTCTTAAGCACCTGTTCAACTACGAGGAATAAAATGTTCAACCCCAATCATAAATTAATACAAAAAATAAAAGAGAAAGGAGGGTTTATTAACTCTCATGCCCATTTTGATCGGGCTTATACCGTGACTGAAGATAATATGGAAAAGGTGGTTAATTACCACCTTTTTGATAAATGGCAGTTCGTTGATAAGTTCAAGAAGAATGCCGAAGTCTCAATTTATATTCACAACATGATGGCAGCAATAAATCAACAAATCAAGTATGGAGTTGTTGGTGCTTTGACATTTGTTGACATTGATAGTGTATGTGGTTTTAAAGCAGTAGAAGCAGCTCAGATAGTAAAAAAAGAAGCGAAAGCCAAAGGTTTTGAGCTTAAAATTTGTTCCCAAGCGTTGAAAGGTGTCTTGGCACCTAAAGAAAATAAATTACTTAAAAAAGCCTTAGATTTGGGGTATTTGGATGCTATTGGTGGTCTTCCAAGAGCAGATGAAGGAAAAGCACAAGCACACTTAGATCAAATTCTTTTTTTAGGCAAAGAATATGGAAAGAGAGTTCATGTACACGTTGATCAACTTAATGATTCTCTAGAAAAAGAAACCGAAATGCTTGCTTTGAGAACAATGCATTGGGGCATGGAAGGTAGAGTGACCGCTGTTCACGGTATTTCTATTGCAGCACATCCAAAAGAATACAGAGAGCGTGTTTATGGTTTGGCTCGTGATGCGGCCCTTTCTTTTGTCTCATGCCCAACAGCTTGGATTGACTCTCGCAGAAAAGAGTGGTTAACTCCAACACATAACTCCATCACACCTGTTGAAGAAATGATAAAACATGGCCTGACAGTTGCTATTGGCTCAGATAACATCCAAGATGTTTATAAACCATTCTCAGATGGAAACATGTACACAGAGCTTAAATTTTTGCTTGAATGTTTGCATTTGTACGACATTGATACCCTTGTTGACATCGCAACCAAAAACGGGAGACTAGTTATTGGTATGGAGGATAATAATGAAGGAGCCAAAATTTAAAGTTGGAGACCTTGTATTCTATCAAGCATCTGAAATAAATAAGTATGCTAATGGCGAGAGACAGATGGGAATAGTACTTAAAGTTACCCCGGAAGTTTCACCACTGTTTGAGGATCTACCTGATGCCCATATGTGGGCGTATGAGTTTAAAGTTAAATGGATTGAAACAGGATACACTTCAACGCTTCACGGATTTAATTTAAAAAAAATTGAAATTCCACTTGACAAAGAAGAAGAAACATGATATACTATAATAGAGGAGGAAACATGGTAGGAAGATTAGTAAAATGGATTCACGATGAGATGCCAACAAATCTTTGTGTAATAATTGATGATTTAGGGTACAAAGAAGATCATATAGTTTTATCCGAAGAAGAAGAAAATGAAATGCTTTTTCTTTGTTATGACTTTGTAACAAACGAACAATTTTATGCTTTGGAGAATGAACTCCAGTTTATTTAGGGGGCGCAATGGTTTCGACAGGGTAGACATGAAGGACAAGTGCAAGTAGGTAAGAACGACCTTAACAGTTTAAAAAAATTATAATTGCCAATAATAACAATTATTTCGAAGTAGCTCAAGCAGCTTAATCGGGTGGTTTCTTTATACCATCAGTCCAAATAAAGATAGTCAGATGGGTGAGACGATAAAGTTATAAGGGAGTCTAGCGGACTTTGCCGTACCTAAAATGGTTACCCTGTTGGTAGCAGGTGGAACTCTAAGGCTACACAAGAGTTGGTTGGAAAAAAGGTAGCTACTTTGTTTGTTTAGAGAAACAAAATAAACTTGTGAACGACTTTAATTTATGATGCGCTGGACAGCAGTTCAATTCTGCTCGCCTCCACCACTTTTTATTTTAAAATAACTATTTATTGTAAATTTTATGGAGATTTAAAAATGAAACTAACAACCCAAAAACTTAAGCAACTCATTAAAGAAGAGCTGAGCAACATAAAAGAATCAGAGGTTTATGAATTCCCAGATGTTAGTGGCTCAGCGCTGAACCCTGATAACATTGCAAAATACAGAGACTCGATTAAGCACCGCAAACCTCTTAGTGAAGAACACATAGCTGACTTTCAACAATTTAAACAAATGTTGAAAACCCTTATAAAAGATAAATACGGTAGAAATCAAAATGAAATACACCACTATACACAAATCCAGAAATTTATTGCAGGCGTAGAGATGCAACTTGACTATCTTTTCTATGACCTTAAAAAGATAATGGAAAATCCATTGGATTATGAACATCTTGATGATGAAGGTTAACTAAAAATATTTGACAAACTCCTGAGAACATGTTATACTATAATATAACTTAGGAGAAAATATGAATAGATTAGTACCTCCATCAATATGGAGTAATAAAACAGTTTTAGTGTCCGGTGGGTTTGATCCCATTCATGCCGGACATGTTGCTATGATAAGAGATGCAGCAAAGCACGGAGATGTGATTGTTGTTGCGAACTCTGACGAATGGCTTATGCGAAAGAAAGGGTTTGTGTTTATGCCCTTTGAAGAACGCCGAGACATTCTTAAGGAGATTAAAGGTGTCATCATTGTAGCAGCTGTCGATGACTCAGACGGAACGGTTTGTGATGCCCTTCGAAAAATTCGCCCAGACTATTTTGCTAATGGCGGAGACAGAGGAAAGAACAACACACCGGAACAAGATGTCTGTGAAGAACTTGGCATCGAAATGCTTTGGGGAGTCGGTGGAGATTACAAACGAAACTCTTCATCTGACCTTGCAAAGAACTTGGTAGAAAATTATCCAAAGGAGGAAAAGTGAACGAACAATGGATTTTTTATTTAGATGCTCTCATCCCAATGGTAGGGTTAGTGTGTTTTTATTATTGCTTACATAATATAGAATAGGAGAACAAATGAAAGAATATTTGATTTGGTATCGACTTCCCGGAGATACCATTGATAGAGTCCGTGGAACCGCTCGCAACTGGCAAAGAGCCGAAAGAATGGCTGAGAATCTTCATCTTCGTTTAACAAGCAATGATATTGATGTTGAAGCTGTTGGTGTCAAAAGTGGCTTCCATGGAGAGCTATATGAAGATGAAACACTACATATGAGATGGAATGTTATACCACCAGAACCAGAGCAACAGGAGGAACAATGAGATTTGCTTTATTAACAACACTTTTATCATGCGGCGGAGACATTCTTATCTCCGCAAACTATGATGAAAAAACAAACGATACAAATAATGCTATCGTTGTTGAGGACACTGTATCCCCAAGTCCAACAACGGACACCCCAAGCGAGCCATCAAGTAGCCCCACAAGTGAACCAGAGACTCAAATGACCGAACTATCCGTTGGTCTTGCAACAATTCATTTCCGACAGATTTCATGTCCAGCATGTGTTGGGGCTTATGGAGAGTTTGATATTTCAGCAGAACTAAAGATGCATCAACCAACATCCGGAGACTACTTTCAATACATGACTCCCGTTGGTACATGTACAACTAATTTAATTGAGACCTATGTGAGCTCACAACCAGTTCAAGCGACACAACCCGCTATGTTTAACAACATTAGTCTCAATCCATCAGGACAAGGACAGTGGACAAATAACTACCTCTACGAGTATCAAATAGAGAGACAAACACCTCACACAATTGTTACTGAAAACGGCACGATAATCGATGCGTTTACGACCGTAGAGGGCTTTGATGACATTCAGCCCTACACCTTATTGTGGGTTGATCCTTCCTACGCTTTTGACGCTGTAATCTCCAAGAATGGCACAACTTTTACATGGTATCCTGTGTTACCTCTTGATTACTTTGAGGTTCTTATTGCGGTCTATTCACCCGATGGTTCTCAACTTCTTGGAGCAGTTAGTTGCATGGAGACAGACACAGGTTACATGTGGGTTCCCGGAAACTATTTCCAAACATTTCCAACTTGGTCTCTTGCTGCCGTTCATCTTATCCGACACAGGATTGGAAGACAGATAGCACCAGAGTTTAATGGCTACATTGATTCTCACATGATTTGGGAAGTTGTTGGAACTGGACACATAGAATAGGTCTAAAGGCATCCTACTGAAGAATCAGTGATAAGGGCTCCTCTCGCTAGGGTGCCTTTTTTTTATATAAAACATTTGACAAAGTACCAATACCATGGTATAATATAAACATAATTGAGGAGGAATTATGAAAAACATAAAATTTGTTGGGCTTCACGCTCATTCGGGTGTTGGTTCACCCTTTGATGGATTTGGATATCCACAAGAACACATGGACTTTTGCTATGAGAATGGAGGTCGTGCTCTCGCATTGACTGATCATGGTAACATGAACGGTTTTGCTTATCAAATCCTTCATGCTAACAAGATGGCAAAAGAAGGCAAAGACTTCAAGCCAATCTTTGGTGTTGAAGCTTATTTCATTAATGATGTAGAACAATGGAGAAAAGAATATGAAGAACACAAAGCAGATAAGAAAAAAGCAAAAGAACTCTCCGATAAACAATCAGGAGTTAATGTTGAAGAAGAAGGAGCTACTAAGTCAAAAGGTCGCTCAATTAATCGCTCTCGTCATTTAGTTCTTCTTGCAATGAACCAAACTGGACTTAACAACATATTTAAATTAGTATCGGAAAGTTACAGTGGGAAATATTTTTATAGAAAGCCTCGCATGGATTATAATCTCCTTAGTAAATACAGCGATGGTGTTATTGCTATGTCTGCTTGTCTTGGCGGTGTTTACGCTGGGTGCTATTGGGAGAATGTTGAGGATGGCGAAGAGGCAGTTCTTAACTGCATGCGCGAAACCACACGAACGATGGTTGGCATTTTTGGTGATCGTTGGTATGGTGAGTTACAGTGGAATGCTGTACCTGAGCAGCATGCTCTAAACAAATACATTATTCAGATGCACAAAGAGTTTGGTATCAAGTTGGTTTCAACAGCTGACTCGCACTATCCTACACCGACCGCTTGGAAAGACCGTGAGTTGTACAAACGTCTCGGTTGGTTAGGTCGTGGTGCACCTGAATGGTTGGACATGACTCTTCCCGGCTCTGTTCAAGACATGGACTATGAACTGTATCCAAAGAATGGAGAGCAGATGTGGGAAGATTTTAAGAAATACTCGGAGGCATACGATTATGATGAACAACTCATCCTTAATAGCATTGAGGAAAGCCATCGTATCGCTTTCGAACGCATTGAACAGTTTATTCCAGACACTACTGTTCGTCTTCCTGATTTTGTTGTACCTGCTGGTCGTGATGAGGATGACTATCTACGTGATTTATCACTTGGTGGGTTAAGTCATTTGCGTAAAGACAAGGGAGATTACATCTCTAGAATAAACCATGAGCTTAAAGTTATTGCTGATCGTGGTTTCTCAAAGTATTTCTTAACTATGAAAGCTATCTCTGATAAAACAAATGAAGTCCAGTTGGCTGGCCCTGGTCGTGGTTCAGCTGCTGGCTCATTGGTGGCCTACGCCCTAGGCATCACACAGGTTGATCCTATTGAGTATGGACTTCTGTTCTCTCGTTTCTTGCGCTCCGATGCAACAGACTATCCAGACATCGACTATGATGTATCTGATCCTATGGTTCTGAAAGACATGCTTATCGAAGAGTGGGGCGATGATGTTGTTGTTCCTATCTCAAACTGGAATACACTTCAGCTTCGTTCTCTTCTCAAAGACATCTCCAAGTTCTACGAGATCCCATTCAATGAAGTGAACGCTGTTACAAACGTTATGATGAAAGAAGCCACACCTGCGGCCAAGCGAAAGCATGGTATCAAGGCTGGTGTATACACTCCTACGTTTGAAGAAACAATTGAGTTTTCTGACACTCTTCGTGCGTTCCTCAATAAGTATCCACATGTTGCAGATCATGTTATGGCACTCTATGGATCTTATCGTTCGTGCTCTCGTCATGCTGGTGGTGTGGTTGTCGGAGAACAATTGAATAAGTACATGCCTTTGATTTCATCTAAAGGTGTGCGTCAAACCCCATGGTCTGAAGGTCAGAACGTTCGTCAGCTTGAACCGCTTGGTTTTATTAAGTTTGACATTCTTGGCCTATCAACGTTGAGAATGATTGAAGATTGTATTCGTCGTGTTCTAATTAACAATGGCACTAAGAATCCAACATTCGCTCAAATTAAATCTTTCTACGATCAAAATCTACATCCAGATGTTATTGATCTCAACGACGAGGACGTTTATGAAAACATTTTCCATCAAGGCAAGTGGGCTGGTATTTTCCAGTTTACTGAGAAAGGTGCTCAATCTTTCGCTGTTCGCGCCCAACCAAAGTCTATCATTGATATTGCGGCTATCACGTCAATCTATCGCCCTGGGCCTTTATCGGCTGGTGTTGATAAGCAGTATGTCGCTGCTATCAATGATACTCTATCGATTAGTTATCTACATGAACTTGTAGAAGAAGTTACCAAAGAAACTTATGGCTTCTTGATTTTCCAAGAACAGATTGCTCTTCTTGCTTATAAACTCGGAGAAAATATCTCTATGGATGAAGCTAACCTCCTCCGCAAAGTACTTACTAAGAAGGGTACGGGGAAAGGACATGAGATTAAAGAAGCGATCAAAGAAAAGTTTATCACGGGCTGTGAGAAGAAAGACATTAAGAAAGAAGATGCGGAGCAACTCTGGGCTACTTTTGAATATTTCTCTGGCTATGGTTTTAATAAGTCTCATGCTGTTTCTTATTCCATCATCTCTTTTCAATGCGCTTGGCTATACAATTATTTTCCTACTGAGTGGATGTGTTCTTTTCTTGATCGTGAACCCGACACTCGCAAAGAGAAAGCAATTAATATTGCAAAGTCTCACGGTTTCTCTATCAGCGACATTGATATTAATGTTTCTGGTGAAAGCTGGGAAGCTACTGATGCCACTAATCTAGTCGCACCTCTTACAACAATCAAAGGTCTTGGTGACAAAGCTATCGAAGAGATAGTTGCGAACCGCCCGTTTGAGACTGTTGAAGATTTACTATTCAATGAGAATGTTGTCTATCGTAAACTCAACAAAAAGTCTCTAGATGCTCTTTGTCGTGGTGGTGCTTTGGATTCACTTATTGATGACAGGTTCACAGGCGCTCAACACTTTTGGGCTGCATGTTGCCAGGATCGCCCGAAAAACCTTAAAAAACTCGCTGAAAACATTGAGGCGTATAAGGAGGCCGGCGACTTCTCAAAAGACGATAGAGTTGAATTTCTTACGGAATTAACGGGTATTTTCCCTATGAATCTTGTTGCTCCGGAAGAAGTACAACAGTCTCTTGCTAAGTTCTGTGTTCCGCCTATCTCTGAGTTTGATCCTGCACTTGGTGCATGTTGGGGCATACCTCGCAATGTAAATCTTCGTAAGTCAAAGAATGGTAAGTGGTTTGCGGTTATCGATCTGATTGATTCAAATAGTAAACTTACAAAACTTCGGTATTGGGGTGTAAATAAAGATACTATTCGTGATGAGATTCTCTTGAACGAAGTTTACATCATCAAGCCACAATACTCTGATGGTTGGGGATTCTCAACAAGAGGTCATGTTGATAAAACATGGAAACGTATGACAACAAATAAGGAGGAATAATGAATGAATTAACAAAAGTCATAGACAAAGGCTACCCAACAATGTTGGTCTTTGCCAAAGTAATAAGAAACATTGGCTACGATCACAACACAGGAGACGAGATAATAGAATATGATCCGAAACTCAAAGCCGGATTTATATTGGAAGAGAGCAAACAGTTCGAACAATACTATCTTGTCAAGTATTTTGATGGTTCTACATGTTTTCATTGGGGTGTAGATCTTTTTTATAGAAAAGATGAAGAAAAAAACTTGACATACTTGAGAAAATAGTGTATAATATAAAAGTAATGAGGAGGAAACATGACAACTTTACAAACAATTTTAAACAAATGGTATACCGTCAAGGAACTGGCTGAATTATTTGGCACGGCTCAACAGCTGAATGGAAAGAAATCTCAATACCATAGCTTACAAAAAATAGGCTTAGGTGAATTGTGGCACAATGGCAGACACAATCACATCTGGATACAAGACATGCTGAGTTGTGTGACGAATGGTGCACTATCCATCGGAGGACAAGGTAAGAAAAATCCTGACATGTTTGGCACAATTAACAATCAAGAAGTTAGAGTTGAACACAAAGGCTTTGTTAACGAGAACAACATAAGAGTTAGCGCTTCTAAATTTTTTGCTAGCAACGGAGGTATGACAGAGTTGAAAAAATGCAAATCAGAAAAAGAAAAAATTGATTTGATACTTGGACACTATACAGATGATTACTATGTTCTCACAAAAACAAATGGAGAATCAATGAAAGCAATCACAAGTATAGACGACATCAAAGTTTTCTTAATTAAAACTTCTGACATGGTGCCAATGCTAAAAGATAGTGATAAAGTTCCTTTGTCTATTTTGGATCTGTCGGAGGTAAAATGAGTAACAACGTTAAAGACGGACATAAAAACAAACAATCGTATGCAAACACCAGAACAACAGGTAAAGAGCAGTATTATACTAATCCGGATGTAGTTGACATGTGTATGGAAGAAGTTGCCAAACACATTGATCTTTCTGGTCGATTTATTCTAGAACCTTGTGGTGGAACTGGAGAGTTTATTGAAGGCTTCAAAAGAGCTGGGATAACTGATGATAGGATAGTATCATACGACATTGAACCTAAACATCCAAAAGTTGTTTTGGGTAATTATCTGGAAACAGACATCGGTTTTAAAAATTATGTTTCAATTACAAACCCTCCATTCGGTAGAATGTCTACATTAGCCAAAAAATTTTTTAATCATGCGGCTGATCATAGTGATTACATTTGTTATCTTATACCAAAATCTTGGAGAAAGTGGTCCACTAAAAACTCTTTAGATAGTCGATTTCATTTAATCTCAGACATTGAATTACCAAGAAATTGCTTTTACCTTCCGGAAGGCAAAGACACAAAGAAAGATGTACTTAACACAGTATTTCAGATTTGGGAAAAAAGAGACACTATTAGAAAAAAGATCACCATACCAGACAATGGGTTAGTAAAAAAAATAAAACCAACAACAAAAACCGTCAAAGACAAAAACAACAAAGATGTTCAAAGGCCTGACCATGTTACTGGCGCAAATTTTGAAATGATTGTATTTGGGCATTCCTGTGGCAAGTTCAAAGATTTAGATCCTGCAAAAAAATACGATGCCAAAACAACAACAATGTATTTTAAAATAGATCGACAAGATGTCATTGACGCAATAAAACAGATTGACTTTTCAAAACATTATAATAATGTATCATACGTTCAAGCTTTATCTCTTCAAGAAATAAACTATGAGCTGAATGAGTATTTTAAATTAAACAATTTCAAATTTTAGGAGAAACTATGCTAGATAAAAAATTACAACAAGAAATTATAAAAAAATTCAAAGGAAAAGGAGGACCACCAGACACTGAATGCTCTATTATAGATAGTAAGGACATAAAAGAGTTTGTTGACCTTTTTGCCATGGCTTCTCTCGCAGCCAAGATTGCTGAACGTTGTTGGCCAGCAGTTAAAGAAGCGAGAATCACAAGCACTGGGGACGGTGTTATGTACAAGATTGACCGCAAGTATTTTCGTGGTCTTGAATATTGTTTCAAAATTTTCAAGGAGGAATAATGAATCATTTAATGAACTGTCACGGCGAATGGAACATGTTGTTCGCTTGTGCATCAACAATGCCCATACTTGGAGTATGGATTCGTTACAAACTTGGAGGTAAACATGACGAATGATATTAAAATTGTGGTAAACAAAGATTACCGAGACACAAAGTCAAAAGAGGAGCACATCGCTGATTATATCGAAAGTCTTGTTGCTATCGAAGAAGCAATGGAGCCCTACAAAGAGCAGAAGCGAGATCTTAAAAAAGAATACATTGAAAAACAATGGCTTTCCAAAGAAGACATTTCTCTTTCTGTTCGCGCTCTCCGTCTTCTCAAAGAGGACATTGACATTCCACAATTAATGGACATGTACATCACCCTCAGACGCAAGCACGGAGTTCAGAAGGAGGAAGATGATGAATAGAGCCCAACGTAGAAAATTGGGTATAAAAGGGAAGAAGCCTGATCTTGAAAAAAAGATTGGGCTTTTTGATAAATTACCCAAACAGTGTACTAATTGTGATGCACCCTATGATAAGAAAGATAAAAAGATGGCTATGACTTGGTCGGTTGTTGTTCGCGAACAAGAGAACAAGGTGAATCTTTATTGTCCAACTTGCTGGGATAATGCACACAAAATGCTAGATCAAATGAAAAGAGATTTAGCCGATAGACAACAAATTAAAGCTTTAGGAGAAACAAATGAGAATAAGAATTAAAAAAGTACACCCAGATGCTGTGATACCAAAATACGCTCACTTCGGTGATGCAGCAGTTGATTTAGTCGCAACAAGAAAATGGGAAGATGACCATGGCAATGTTTGCTATGGAACAGGACTGGCTATGGAAATACCCCATCACCATGTCGGCTTGTTATTTGCTAGATCTTCTGTTTCAAAAACAGATCTTCGTCTTTGTAATGCTGTGGGTGTTATTGATGCTGGATACCGTGGCGAGATTATGTTGAAGTTTGATAAGAATGGCGAGAAACAATACGAACCAGGAGATAGAGTTGGGCAGCTTATGCTTGTCCCTATTCCATCTATCCAGTTTGTACAAGTAGCGAACCTTCCACAATCTGATCGTGGTCTTGGTGGCTTTGGCTCTACCGGCAACTAATTAAGTTATGGATAAGAAAGATAAATCAAAACGAATTGTGTTTGAGAGTACAACAAACAAGCATGCACAACTTAAGGTTCGGCTGCAATACGATAGTATGACGCAAGCCGAATTCTTTCGTTGCTTGATTGATGGCTATTTAGCCAAAGATGAAAGGCTTCTAGAATTTCTAGAAGGCTACAGAATAACTAATGGTAAAGATTCAAAGCGAAATGCTAACTATAGAAAAAAAGATAACAAGAAAGCAGAAGACCTATTAAACAAGTTTGGAATCAAAGATGACGAATTGGAAAACATCTTTGATTTAATCGAAGAAGAATTTCCTGATTTATAGTGTTTTTTGGTTTTATTGTTCTATTTATTAAGAATTTATGTTTTAAGGAGATTATAAACAATGAAAAAGAAAATTTTGTCTGAAGCCCAAGTTAAACGCTTCATGGGTCTCGCAGGAATCCAACCTCTTAATGAAATGTCTACGTACACGGAAGAGGAACATAAGGAAGAAGGAAAATCACGCAATCCAAATCCTACTAGTAGAAATGAAGGTCTTTATGAAGAAGAAGACGCAATGGAACCCCCAATGCCAGAAGATGAAGAAGGCATGGAAGATGTTGATGCGCAAATTGACGAAGATGTTCTAATGGACGCAGTTAAAAGCTCACTTGAAGTCCATGATGCACTTAAAAGTATAGCATCTTCTGCTGGACTCCCTGTGGATGGAGAGCCTGAAATGAGCGAAGAGCCCCCAATGCCAGAGCCCGATGATAAAGAAGATGAAGAGGATCCTGAAATGGGTGACATGGAAGACGAAGACATGGATGATGTTCTTAAAGAAGTTGAGATGGAACTCACAGAAAAAGAAGAACAAGAAATGCAAGAAGAAATCGTTAACGAAGTCGCTCGTCGTGTTGCAAAGCGCATTGTTGAAGCAAAACGTGCTCATAAGCGTATGAACGAGGCTCTCGGTCGTAAAAAGTAATTATTTCTTGACAGTTACATAAAATTGTGTTATACTATAAAGACTGGGGGCGGAAATCCTCGGTCTTTTTTTACTTAGGAGGTTACATGAAACACATTATTGAAAGAATCGTAAGGTTCGCAAAAGAAAAGAAAGGAAAAAAGAAATCAAAGGCTGAGGAACCAGCAAAGGAAGTTACAGAAGAAACCTCCGATAAACAAGAGGAAAAACCAGCTATTGATGTGCAAGCATTATTAAGCGGTATGGCGGATGAAATGGAGAGTAGAACAATGCTTCTCCAAGGTGAAGTCAATGAAGAGAAAGCAGGAGAAATTATCTCAGGTTTTTTAGCACTAGCAGACCTTAAACCACCCAAAGGAGAACTCAAAGAAGGTGAGATGCCTTATGACCCAATCACAATGTATGTGTCGACTTATGGTGGTTCAGCAGATGAAATGTTTGCTATCTTTGATATTATGAATCATTGCAAAAAATCATGCCATATTGAAACAATTGGGATCGGGAAGGTCATGTCAGCAGGTACCCTTATACTTGCTGCCGGTACGAAAGGAAAGCGAAAAATTTCTAAAAACTGTCGTGTTATGTTACATCAAGTATCAGCCGGAGCATTCGGTCCCCTATTCAATATGACAACAGAGATTGATGCCATTCAAAAGCTTCAAGATCAATACATTGACGCTATGGCTTCTTGTACAAACCTATCAAAAAGGAAGTTGAAATCACTACTTAATGAGAGGGTTAATGTTTATTTGACAGCCGAAGAAGCAGTTGAATATGGATTAGCTGACATTATTATTTAGAGGTTATAAAATGCAAGACAAGATATTTTACAATGAATCATCCGCACAATCTTTGGGCTGGGAACCTTCCTGGCTCGGAGCAAAAGGATTTGATGATGCTTTGATTAGAAAGATTCGTACTTTCCAACGAGAGAATGGACTCAAACCCGATGGTCTTCTTGGGCCTGGAACATATCGTAGACTTTTGGCTCATCGTGAGGCCCAAGAAGAATATAATAATCATGTTGAGATCCAACCTGGGGAGAAAGCAATTCTCTACAAGGGCAAGAAGTTTCCAATCAAATGGGATAAGGTTGTCCTCCCATCAGATCCAGGCGGCATGGAACACGATAACGGTTATCAGCACATGAAACGCAAGCGCCAAGTATCCATGTTTGTGGCTCATTGGGATGTCTGTCTTAATTCAAAAACATGTTTTAAGGTTCTGAACAAGACAAGCCGTCAAGCTTCAATACACTTTGCTATTGATAATGACGGAACTATCTATCAGTTCCTTGACATGAATCATATTGCTTGGCATGCTTCCAAGCGTATGGTAAACAAGAAGTCTGTTGGTGTGGAGATCTCCAATGCTTATTATCCCAAGTATCAAAACTGGTATAAGAAGAATGGTTTTGGAGAGAGACCAATGATAACAGACGCAACTGTTCATGGAAAGAAGATGGAACCATTTATGGATTTCTATCCTGTGCAGAAAGAAGCATTGAAAGCACTCATGGAAGCTGTGCACAATGCCCTTGGTATTCCTTTGGAAGCACCCGAAGGAGACACCGTTGTTAAAGATGTTGCATCAGCAAAGTATAAAGGTTTTGTACACCACTACAATGTGGTTAAGAACAAGATTGATTGTGCTGGTCTAAACTTAAATAAATTAATAAAAGAAATAAAAAACACTTGACAACTACCAAAACCGTGTTATATTATTGTATAAGCTTGGAGGCTAAATGTCAAAACAATATAGTAACGGGTCTTCTCTTAACGAGAAGATCCTTAAAGGTATGAACGTTCTTGCAGACAATGTGGGAACAACCCTTGGTCCAAAAGGACGCAATGTTATTCTTTATGATAAGAAACAAAACATCCCTGTGATCACAAAAGATGGTGTAACCATCGCAAAGTTTGTGGAACTTGAAGACCCATTTGAAAACGTCGGTGTTCAAATCCTAAAACAAGCAGCAGAACAATCTGCAAACAAAGCTGGTGATGGAACCACAACCACCACCGTCTTGACTAGAGGAATCATCAACAAGGCTCAGAAGTATCTGACCTCTGGTGTTTCTCCTATTGAACTCAAACGTGGTATGGACAAAGCATGTGAAGTTATCTGTGAGAAACTTGCAGAACATGCGAGACCTATCCAAACAGAAGAAGACATCTTTCACATCGCAACTATTTCTGCTAACAACGACAAGTCTATTGGAACATTAATCTCCAAGGCTATCGATGCAGCAGGTAAAGATGGGACAGTTCTTGTTGAAGAAGCTCGCTCTGTTAATACATCACTTGATCTCATCGAAGGATTTCGTTTCGATAGTGGCTACATTTCGCCCACATTTATCACGAACGAACGCGCTGGTACGGTAGACTACGATAGTCCTCTTCTGCTCGTTACAGATGAAAAAGTTGAGACAATAGAACAAATTTTACCTACTCTAGAACTGGCTGCGAGAGAGTCTCGTCCTCTCATTATTGTTGCTGGTGAAATGGAAGGTCAAGCGTTGGCTGCTGTGATTGCAAATGCTGTCCGTGGCACAATGAAAGTTGCTGCTGTCAAGGCTCCGAGATACGGAGAAGAAAGACGTAACATCCTCAAAGACCTTTGTGCCTCTGTTGGTGCGACTTTCGTTACAAGAGAAAACGGATTGACCCTGAAAGAAGTTAAACTAACACACTTCGGTCAATCAAAAAGAATTACAGTATCAAAAGCTTGGACAACAATCGTAGGAGGTAAAGGTGATGAAGAAGAAATTGAAAAGCGTATTGAGGCTGTTAAGGCCCTCATTGCTGAAGAAGAGGATCTCCGAGTCTGTGAGCGTCATCAAGAGCGAATCACTAGATTGGCATCCGGAGTGGCCGTTATAAAGGTTGGTGCTGCAACTGAGGTTGAAATGATTGAGAAGAAGCATCGTATTGATGATGCTTTGGAAGCTGTTCGTTCGGCACAAGAAGAAGGTATCGTTCCTGGTGGCGGTGTTTCATTGCTTAAGTCTGTATCTGATATCCAGATTCAAGCAGATAATGATGAGCAAGCCTTGGGTGCCAAGATTGTTGTTGAAGCAGTTGAAGAACCTATCCGTCAAATGGCAAAGAATGCTGGTCTGTCACCTGACCTTGTTGTTCAGCAAGTTCGTGAGACAACTAGTTTCAATCATGGTATGAATTTCTTGACCGGAGACATAGTTAACCTACTAGATTCAGGTGTTATTGACCCAGTTAAAGTTACAAAGTGCGCGTTGCAAAATGCAGTCTCTGTATCATCAACTATTATCACAACTAGCCACGCGATTGTGAACTCCTGAAACTAGTTACTAGTGGAGGAATTTACTATGACAAACAGTGACATAACACACTTGACCCAAGCTATTATGGAGCTGAAAGGTCAGATCGAAAGAATGTCTGAGCGCCAAGAAGAAATGGTTGAAGACGTTAAGAAAATTAAAGAGGCGGTATACAACCCAGATGAAGGTTTGTATGCTCGCCTTAGAGCATTAGAACAGTGGCAAGAGAATCAATCAAAGATACAATGGTTTGTGTTGACGAGTATTTTTGGTCTTATCATGACAACTGTATATAAAATGATAATTGTTACTTGACAAATGCTCTGAAACATGTTATAATTAAATATACTTGGAGGTATTATGAGAGTAAGAATAAGTTATTCGGTAGAACTAGAAGATGTACCGGGTGAATGTGCACGTATGCTTCATGATTCTTTGGAGCACGTTGAAGAAGTACGCGAAGAAATTGTTGAGCTGGTCAAACAACTTGATGATGATAAAGGGCAGGCATGGCTTGTCAAAGATAAAATTGATAGAACTAGACAAAAACTAGCAAAGCTTGATGCTGTCCTATCAGATAATGACATGATCTTGGAAGGTTATTTCAAAGCCAAAGAGCCGGAGGTTGAAGATGCTAGCGAAGGGTGATCTCGTACGGGTTCCGGCTAACAGTTGTTTGACACAAACTCAGTCGGAGCTTCACTTGATTGATAGATACACGTATCTTGAAAAACCAACACTTGGTATTTTTATTAAGTATGTTGGTAGACAGGCACTGTTGTTTATTAATGAGAACTACTGGAGAGTAGATACAAAAGATGTTAGATATGTAGGAGCAGCATAATGAGCACATTAGTAGAATTAATTGAGATTAAAAAAGATACAAAAGGAAATTACATGTTGAACACCATCTATGTAAATCCGAATCAAATTGTATTCATGCAAGAGAATCGACAAATCAAACAACAACTACAAGAAGGAAAGATAAGTCTTGGACTAAATCAGAACTTCACACAGTTTACAGACATTAGAATGAACTTCTCTTCTTATGTTTCTAATGTCACAGTGGTTGGAGATCCCGGTTTGATTGAGACAAAGATACACAAACAAAGTTTTAAACAGTTGCTGAGAGACTAGTTCTGTCTAAAACAATTATTTTTCAACTAAAATAATTATAAAACGGAGGTAAAATGAAAAAATACATAGTTTATGGAAGATCAAGCTGTCCTTATTGTATTAAGGTAGTGAACAAGTTATTGAGAGGTGGTAAGACATTTTATGTTGAACTGCACGATAGCACACCAGAAAAATTAGAAGAGGTTAAGAAAAGATTTAACCACCCAACAATTCCTGTTGTTACTTTTATAGACGACACAGAGATTCTTATCGGTGGTTGCGACGATACGATTGACCATCTTAAAAAAGAGAAGTCGAATGACGCTAGTGAGACATAAGCAACAAAAGTTCTTTGAGATTCTAGGTTTTGGAATTGTATTAGAAGACCACGGATACAAAGTCTTAGTAAGGTGGATTAATCCAAAGTCTCATAAACATACTCAACACATAATGACAAAGAACGCACTACTCTTTCTTGACCCAAACGAGAAAGATTGTATTAAAGAACCGGAGATAATATGGAAAAATTAGATGATTTTACAACAATGAAGCCGTGGGGACACGAGATTCGTTTTGCACAGAATGATAAATACCTTGGAAAGATCCTTTATATCAAAAAAGGCCACAGGCTTTCAAGACAGTATCATGAGCTAAAAGACGAGACAATTTTCGTTCAACATGGCACCCTTATACTAGAGCTAGGTTCACCTGACGTAGGCAGTTTTGAGCGCAAAATTCTTGGATACGGGGAAAGATTTCGTATACTTCCGGGAGTGATCCATCGTTTTTGTGCCCCTGATGATGCGCCGGTTACACTTATTGAAGTTTCAACACCTGAGATTAATGATGTTGTAAGGCTTGAAGACGATTATAAAAGAGCATAGTTAGTCTCCGTTTGCTCACCCTTCTCTCTATTTACTGTAGGGGGGAGGGTTTTTTTATGTTATTGAGTTTAATTTTGGCTTGTACTTTAGGGTACAATTATGACAATGAAGGGGTGTCGTTATCGTTTGAACAGACAGCAGCAACTCATTATTTTTATTATGATAAGGCAGTAGAATCTTCCGTTAGAATTTTATCTTATTCCGGAGAAGAAGAGACTGGACATGCATCTGGCAACTACTTTAAATTGGGACAACACAGATTTATTATTACAGCAGCTCATGTTGTCACGGATGGAGACGATCTTTATGTTGAAGACTACAAAGATAAAGTGGAACTTGAGATTGTTGGTATTGATGTAGGAAACGATATTGCATTTGCTATACCAAAAAAGAATTTAAAAAGCGCAAAGCCCGTAAACTATAGAACAAATAAAAAACTAAACATTATAGGAGATACGATGGTATACGCAGGGTACCCTGCTGACTTAAATAAATCTGTATTTCATGGAACAGTTTCTACAGAAGCTAGATATTCTTTTATAATGCAATCTTTTGCTTTACCAGGAGCTTCTGGTTCTGTTGTTTTTGATAACAAAGGTTTGGCTGTTGGAGTGCTAAGTGCAATCAAGGTGGGGTACTCCGGAATCAGCCCATGGCCTCAGCTACATGGTTCCCTTGTTTATGTTAATCGATTGAATTTTTATGACAAATACATGCTAGAGGAGTTGTTGGTGAAGTGGAAAAAATTAAAGTCGGAACTCTGATAGAAGACATGGGAAAGATGGGAATCATTACTAAAGTCATTACTAGTGGAACACTTAAAACAGATAACGAATTGATTAAGTGGAGAAACAATTATGAAATCTTTTATTCTGATGGAACGATAGCAATACTTGGTGAAGCTACACTTCACAGACTTATAGAAAAGGGAGATGTTAAGATCTTATGACCTACTACTACCCTACTACCCCCCTACCCCCCTCCCCTACGGGGATGGTACGGGTGTATCCGGGGGTATCATGAATGGATTCAATGGATGTAAAATTGCCAACTGAAAAACAAGACTTAATTAGATTATACATTTATGTTAACCAAAGAATAAATGAGATCTGGAAAGAGTATGTTGTACACACCAATCTTAAATACGTTTCTGCAACAACAAAGATCTTTGCAATTATTTTTTGTGAAATGGATTTCTATGAATCTGTTCTAGCTAGAATAAGAGTTCATCTTTCCGAAGATGACATGCAAGAAATGAGAAAGCACGATGCAATTTGGGACTGGTGAGCTTGTGTATTTTGAAGACCTTGATGGTCAAATTTACCTGTCTGTTATTCTTGCTGATGGGGTTTCTGGATACGGTGGAGATACGAGAATAATTTATGTTATCTACTCAATCGCAAATCGATCCACTTGGTTGGCTTATGAGTCTGAGCTGACTCTAGCCAAAAACTTTACATAACTTTTTTTATCTAAGTTACATAAAATTTTAACAAACTTCATAAAACATGTCAAACTTTTTATGTAACTTTCTTAAAATTGTCTCTTGCAAGAATCATGCCAAAAATGTTTTACATAACTCAGACACTGAAATCGTGGCTGCAACTACCTTTAAGGTTGTTTTTGGATCATTGCAAGAACCATGCCAAACTTTTTTTACATAACTTTGAACCATTTTAAGCAAGTTACATAAAATTTTAACAAACTTCATAAAATGACTTGCAAGAATCGTGCCAATTTTTATTTACATAACTCAGGCATCGAAAACAGCTCTACGAGCTTCCAAAGGCCAGATCGCTTAACTTTACTATGAAGTTACATAAAATTTTAACAAACTTCATAAACTTTAACAAACTTCATAAAAAAAGTGAAGAAAAAGTTTGACAAGGTTATTTTGCTGGGTTAATGAATATTCTGCAACACAAAACATGGAGACAACATGAAAGTTGGTGACTTGGTAAAGAATAAATACAACAACAAAGTTGGGATAATAATCTCACATAGTGGACGGCCACACCGTATACTTGGTGTAATGTACAGTGTGTGGATAGATGGACTTGATGTGCTATTACACGAATCAGACTTGGAGGTATTATGATAGGTAGACTTGTGCGTTGCAAATATACAAATGAAATAGGAATAGTGTTGCGTAGGGAAATAACACGCAGAGGAAACTTTCGCTACCATGTGTTTATTGGTGGCCATACAGAAAGTTTTCTTCCACATTTCTTGGAGGTGATAGATGAATAAAGGTGACTTGGTACGGATAAGACATAACGAACATCAAGGGCTATTCATCCTCATGGAAAAATGTTCGGCTGGTAGCCAGTTCGTGAGACTATATTCTTTGAAATACAACCGCGTATGTTTTGATATGATACGCTCATTAGAGGTGATAAATGCAGAAAGGTGATTTAGTTAGATGTATATACACTGATGAACTATTGGTCATAACTTCGGAAGAAGTTGACGGCTATTTTGATGTGTATGCAGTTGGAAATGGAAACATGTGGCTTATGCCCAAAGAACATTTAGAGGTGATAAAATGAAAGTAGGTGATTTAAGAGTATTTAAGCCTTGTAGTTTCTATGCAAACAACATGTTTGTTGTCACACAAGTAGACGATATGGACTGCTCAATAACAATAAGAATAATAAAGACAGGAGAAGTGGAATGTTGGGATCGAATAATACTTCTTCACGACAGTAAATCCGTATCGGTCAAAAAATAAACTTTTTTCTTGACAAAATAATTGCAACACATTAAGCTATAATTGCCAATCAAAACATGGAGACAAAATGAACATAGAAAAAACAAAAGAGATTCTGCTAGGAAGAATAAACAAACTGACAGAAGAAGAAAGAGAGTGGATGTACGAAAACAATAGAGCATGGTATAACAAATACCTTTTTGATAGTCCGTACCAAAAAGAAGAATACTCCAACTTACAATGGGAAGCTATGTGGCTATGGTCATCCTTTGGCCAAGACTACCTTCGCAATAAGTCTTTGGCAAAGAAATTTCTATCTTCGGAGAAGAAGATGAATCAAGTCATGGATATGATGCAAGACCGCAAGAAGTGGTATAATACTCGTGTCGATGAAATAAAGCAGCTACATGCGACTGGTAAGCTCACACAAGAGATTATGGCTTTCTTCATAAGCATGTTTCGCAAAGAAAACTTCAATGTCTTTGAGAGCTATGTTAAAGACCCAATCTTTGACACTGGTGCAATTGTGCAGTTTCGCTCCAACATTGGTGTAGACGCAGTTCTTCAAGAACATAAGTATAGTGGTGGCACACAGTATTACGGAGCGAATCATAGTACAATGCGAGAACTTAAGCAAAAGACCATGATGGTGCTGGGTGAAAGTCCACCGTTGGGCGGCAAGATTTATGCTAGTGCCTATTCTCATAAAGAGAAACAAGGTGGTTCACGCTTGTATCGTGTTCTTCCTATCGGAGACACAAAAGTGTATATTGTTGTGGAGAAGTTCCTTAAGAAGTGTAGAACAAAGGCAGTGAAAGATGCAAAGAAGTGATTTCAAGAAAGGCGATCTGTTCAGATACAATAAAGGTATGTCTATCCATGATGACGTTCATGGGCTTATAGGCATTGTGCTTGCTCCAATCAATCAGTTTGGACAATACAAAGTGCAAGTAGCGCACAAAACATTGTGGGTTCCTTTTTGTTCCTTGGAGGTGTTAGATGAAGAAAGGTGATGTGGTAATACCAGTCAGTAAAGATTTAGATAAGACACCTATGATCTACATGGGAATAGGTTTGTGGACTGGGTGGATACGCGTGTATTGTCCAGCAGATGGACAGATAATACAGGTTAGAAAAACATTCGTACAAAAGGTGGAAGTATGAAAGTAGGTGATCTGGTACAGATGAAAGACACACGCTACCACAAAGAGATAGGTGTGGTCATAAAAACTTTTTTCCATGGCGATTGGCGAATAGAGGTTCATTGGGCTGATGGTCGTGTGTTGTGGGAATCAAAGCTGGACTTAATACCTGTTGAAAAAACTTAGAATTTTTTCTTGACAAGATTTGCTCAATCAGATAAGGTATAAATATAACATCAAAACATGGAGGCAACATGGCTTACATCAAACCAAAAATGAATGTGTTCTTCGCCAATGGTGGCAAGGCAATAACGGCAGTCATAGACAAGATTGCATTTCGCAAGTACATGACAAAACCATACAAAGATCCAAAGACAGGTGAAACCAAACGTAGACAGAAGTCTATGCCGTTCGCAGTGTGTCGTGTGATTCTATCTCTTGATCCATCGGTGAATGTGAATGAGACATTCCTTATCGCTGGTTATCAGCTTGAAAATGTAGTTATCAAGAATGAGAAGATGCTCACATTCAAAAGCGACTACGTTGCAGAGTATGCAAAAGACTATGGTAACGAATGGGTTAGGAGAATAATCAATGAAGATAGGTGATTTAGTAAAATGTATAGAAACAGACTACGGAATAGGTATAATCACAATGAAAAGACCTTTTGGTGGTTTTATAGTGTGTTTTCCAAACTCAAAGTTAAAACATAGCGACAAGTGTATTGGTTTATCAAGAGGAAACTTGGAGGTGATCAATGAAAAAAGGTAGTTTAGTGAGAATAAAACATTCAGCAGATATGAAACTCATAGGCACATTCGGTATTGTTTTGGGAGATTTGCAACATGGTCATATCATGATAAAGCGTTTTGTGGATGGTCGTAGAGATACCTATCATCAATCTAGATTGGAGCTGATAGCATGAAGATAGGTGATTTAGTTAGGGTAAACAGTGTTTTCTCTTGGGAACATCAAAAATACTTAGGCAAGATAGGTGTATTGAGGCGCAAAGCAGTAGGTACGGATAGTGTTTGGCTTGTGTACATAGATGGAAAAACATTATTATTAAGAGATGATAGATTAGAGGTGATAAATGAAAGTAGGTGATTTAGTAAAGGTGTCCAACAAAGGGTTCACAGCGATAGGGTTCATCAAAAATATTATGAAAAGCCAGATGGGTGAATTTTTCATGGTACATTACCTTACCACCAATGGAGTCCCAAACTTTCGTGGATACACCAATGGTGGGCTGTGGTCAAAGAAGTATCTGCAATTATTAAAGGAGGTGGAAGATGAAAAAGATATTAGCAAGACATAGAGACAAGGAAGTTTTCAATAAGATCGGCTTTGGAATAGTCACTGAGGATCTTGACGAGACAAAGTGCAAAGTGAAATGGCTGAAAAGCCAGTATGAAACTCTACAACTGAAAAATTACATCTTTTTGCTTGACGAACAGGCAGAGAACGGCTATATTGAATAGACACAACAGGAGACAACATGTTAGATACAATAGAGAAATGTTATTATGTGAGCAGTGATAGACTGCATGAGAGTAAACCAATGACTATGTTTCAAGCTTTACGGTTTGCAGATAGTTTAGAGAGACAAGGACACAAGAACGTGTTCTTTTACAAGGGGCAGTTAGCGATATGAAGATAGGTGACTTGGTAAAACTGGAATACAAAGGCGTAGATCTTGATGAGAAAGATAGATTGAAGATTGGTATTGTGGTCAACAATACCATCACAACTTTACAACTGGCCAAGGTTCTTTGGAGTAATGGCGATCAAACATGGTGTTTATGCGAGCAGTTAGAGGTGATAGCATGAAAATAAAAGTAGGAAGTTTAGTACAGATACAAAACTTTGCAAAGTACAGTGGAATGATTGGGATTGTCATATACGTTTGTAGACGAGCAGGTTTTGTCGATAGTTACGCAGTAAAGATCCCGAACACCACATACGAGTTAGGTGTGGCGAGAGAACAACTCAAGGCGTTAGCATGAAAGTAGGTGATTTGGTTAAACACATGGGGCATGGTCGCATTGGTGTTATTCTTAGAGATCTAGTTCCCAATGCTAGGGTTAAAAGGTATCTTGTTCATTGGGGTGACTATCAGTCATCACAAGTAGTATGGGCTTTGGAGGTGATAGCATGAAGAAAGGTGATTTAGTAACGGAGAAGTGGCGCATGTGGCGAAACATAGGTATCGTCAAGAGAGTAGGCAAAGACGGATATACAAAGGTTAAATGGATCTTGAAAGCAGATCCAGTAGCTGACGATCAGTTTACCAGTGTGTTCGTTGTAATAGGAGAGATCAATGAAAGTAGGTGATTTGGCAGAATATTATTTACGTCCAAAAAGCTGGGGCATTATTGTAGGGATAGATACCTTTGAGTATGAGATGTTTTGGATGGATGGAAGCCGTGGATGGATCTCAAAACGATCAATGGTCAAGAAAAGAGGTGATCAATGAAAGTAGGTGATTTAGCAGAACACCACATCAACTCTTGGTGTTGGGGTATTATTGTGGCGATGGATACCTTTGAGTATGAGGTGTTTTGGATGGACGGAGAACGCTCTTGGGTAAGAAAAGAAATCATGGTCAAAAAATTATAGCTTTTTTCTTGACAAAATAATTCCAATCCTATAAGGTATAAACATAACATCAAAACAGGAGACGACATGAAACTAGGTTACGCATGTATCAACAAAGGACTATCTGAACAGTCCATCAAAAACCGTATCACAACCAACCGTACATTTCGCAAGGCTACCTTTGAAGAGAAAGGTTTACCTCATGCGTCTGCTATCTTCTTACAGAACAGTAAAGACTTGCTTAAGATCCTCCAATGGAACGAGCAACACAACATCAAGTTCTTTCGCTTGTCCTCGCAGATTGTATCGTGGGCTACGGAGTATCAGCTCACTGACTTGCCAGACTACGATCAGATTGAAGAAGTTCTTTTTGAGTGTGGTCTATTCATCGAAGAGCATGGTATGCGTGTCACATCACATCCCGATCACTTTGTCAAACTTGCGTCACCCAATGAGGATGTTGTTCGCAATTCTATTCGTGACTTGGAGATTCATGGTGAGATCTTTGATCTATTGTGCCTACCTCGTACCCACTATGCCAAACTGAACATTCATGTTGGCGCGTCCTATGGTGACAAACCCAAGGCTATTGACAACTTTTGTCGTAACGTAGATAGACTATCCGATGCAGTACGCTCTCGTTTGACCGTAGAGAATGATGATCGTGCCTCCTTGTACTCTACCCTAGACCTCATGGAAGTTTACAAGCGTGTCGGTACTCCCATCGTACATGACCTACACCACCATGGGTTCTGCACTGGTGGTCTATCCAACCCCGATGCTCTTACACTTGCAGTGTCTACATGGGGCGATACTACCCCCGTGGTACACTACTCCCAATCCCGTGCCATAGAACACAATGACACGTCCATCAAGGCACATGCACACTCAGACTCATACTGGACACCAGTGGATACATACGGACATGATGTGGATGTGATGCTTGAATGCAAGCACAAAGAGCTAGGTTTATTCAAGATGCGAGAACTATTAGGAAAAACTATTTAACAAAGGAGACAACCATGAAAACAGAAAGAGAACAAGCAATACAAAACCTTATGAAAATAATGCCTGACCATACTGACAGTGCGTTTATAGTTAAACAAGAGGGTGATGATAGTGGCTCGTACCTATGTGTGTATGTAGAGCGCACAGAGACAGGTGCAGAGGTATGCAAGACCATCCCAACACCGTTTGAGGGATGGAGAGTGGTGCATGTGTGGTGTCCAGATGGGTTCATCAAGCACATACTGGAGAGAACGAGAGAATGAAAATAGGCGATCTTGTTGTGTTATCGGCCAAAGGTGCGAAGTTAAAGCACAACCACAATTATTATCGTGGCTTTGGAATTATTTTAGAGGTTTACCCAGCGAAAGGATACTATGACTTCGGTATACAGTGGTTTTGCGAGGGTAGATCCACACACAACAAGAGAGTTTGGTTTAAGAGATACGAGATAAAGAAATTAAAACCTTGATTATGAAAAAACTTCAATTTTTTTCTTGACAAAATAATTGTAACCCTATAAGCTATAAACACCACACCGAACAACGGAGAAAAAATGATTGGAAAACTAGTAAAACGAAAAGAAAAAAAACACCACAAGTTTTGGGGAGTAGGTATAGTTTTAGATTACAGATCCACAGGAAGATTTTACCCCAGTACAGAACTGAAAGTGCATTGGGTTTCCTGTGAAATCGGTTCACAGATTTCTAGCATTGACATTGGGCTTGTGGAGTTTTTAGATGAAAGCAGGTAGTGTAGTAGAAAATACTTTTGGAGACATTGGTATCGTCATTCGACAGATAGGTGTCGCAGATAGGTGGCTCATTCAATGGGCTAGTGGAGAAGTTTACGGTATCAATGGATACCAACTAGAGGTGATAGCATGAAGATAGGTGATTTAGTAAAAGTGACACACAAAGGTAATCGTACGATTGGATACATCAAAAAGTTTGGACGTTATGGGAAGAGTTATGTTATGGTCGTGTACTTGACTGGCTCTCATGTAGGCAAAGAGCGGTTCTTCTCAGAAAAAGAAGTCCTACCAATCAATCAACTCATTGGAGAGGAAAGAGCATGAAGATAGGTGATTTAGTTATAGTAAAAGATGTTTTGGGCTACAACACGTACATGCAGAACCTTGCCGGTCACATTGGTGTAATTGTCAAGGAAAGGTACAATGAGCATTGGGTGAAAGTCCACATACTAGGAAAAACAAAAAGGATCAGCATATATGATTTGAAGGTGATAAAGTGAAGATAGGAACACTATGCGAAGTGGTTGCAATAGCAAGTCATTTTCCATCACAGTTTGGTGATTTAGTGGTCATAACAGGATACACACATGGTGTATACATCACTGGAACAAACTTGAAAACAGGCAAAACACATCATTACAACCCAACAGAACTCAAAGAGGTGAAACAATGAACGTATACGAAGTTACAAAAACAAGACCATGGGATGGTAGAGAAACAATAAGTATTCACATGACACGAAAAGGTGCTTTGCAAGTGGCTTGCATAGAGGGTTTGGATGCACTTTTGGGCTGTTTTCATGAAGATGATGAGGATTTAGCATGGGCAGAAAAGAGTCTTGAAACACTTGAAAACCCAGATCATACGCTCAAAATAAAAGAACTGGAAACTATGTTCGATAAATGCGAAGAACTTCTTTGGAGCATAGAAATGGAGGTAGAGGTGCATGAATACGCACTCAAACCATAAAAAAATTATTTTCAACTTTTTTCTTGACAAAACAATTCCAACCCTATAAGGTATAAAGACCAACCCAAACAAACGGAGACAACATGAACATTCATGAAAACAAGAACAGCTCAAACAGAAGTAAAGCAACATGTGGCTACTGCCGAGAAGAGGGGCACAACCAATACCAATGTCCACACGTCAAAGGTGATTGGGAGAACTTCCTATCAAGACTGGAAATTCCCAAAGACAAAGATGGTAACATCATCAGACGTGGCTATAATTACGCTGTATGGAGTTATAGTGGCAACTTCGATCCTCTCACTATGGACATAGCCAATAATGCTCTTGCCTCATGGTTTCGTAACTGCAAGAAAGCATACCTCGTCCAGAAAGAACGTGGGTTCAATCTTGAACACAAAACCAAGCGCAAAGCAGTAAATAGAACATGTGGCTTTTGTGGTGGCAAAGATCATACAAGGCGCAACTGTACCAAGATGGAACAGTTTCTCAAAGACTGCTACAAAGCCAATGAGAACTGGCGAATGGCTGCCTACAAAGATCTTGTGTTGGATGGTGGCTTATCTGTTGGGGCTTGTATCAAGGTCTCTTATGAAACAGGCAACTGGAGTAATAGAGAGACTAAAATGAGCACCGGTATCATCACCAAGATAAATTGGAACACTGTAAATGTGTTCTCCGGTATGAACAAACGTCACAACGATGCTCATTCTCCGATAGAGGTTTCTGTACTGGTAGATGGTGAAACAAGACGACTTGATAATCTTGCTGACAAGTTCAACACTGTCGGAGAGAATGGTAGAATACATTCCTTTTGGAATGGTGCCCCAGCATGTTCACTGCATACAGTTATCACCAACTCCCCTACTCCCCTACCCCAAGAGTGGATTACTTCCTACAAGGAATCCTTTGGAACTCTTGTCAAGAAGAGAACTTATGAGCAACTACAAAACGGCTTGAAGTCCGATTGGCGACCTGCTAACCTTGTAGCTCACATTGACGCATGGAAATAACATGCGTTATTCTCCCCTACATACAGGTGATCTCATACACATGTATGGATTGGAGAGCATGATAGGTGTGGTTGTGCGTGAAAGGCGCGAGGGTGTGTATGATATACACATCTTCCAAGACAATCGCACATTCACATTCCCTAGGGGTATGCTAGAAAAACTTAAAACAACGGAGATAACATGAAATATTATTTACTAACCATAACAATCTATGATGGAGATCATGAGTATTGGGATAAAGCCATCGTCTTTATGAAAGATACATCAGATGAACACAAAGTGTTAAAAGCTTGGTCTGGTCATGATGATCTTGTTTATGATGAAGATCTCAGGGTGTACATGTCACCATATACCTATCGTGGCTATCGACTATATCATGCACAAGAGATAGAAGAAAACGACCTCCCAATACTACGCAAGTACCATATTGGGTAAACGGACAAAAAATTTCAACTTTTTTCTTGACAAAATAATTCCAATCCTATAAGCTATAAACACTAACCCAAACAAACGGAGTGACCATGAACGCACTAACCAAAAGACAAAACGAAGTCTACAACGACATAATAGATTTTATCATTCACAATCATAGATCCCCTAGTTATCGTGAGCTAGGTGATAGACTTGGAATTAAAAGCACAAATGGTGTCTTTGACCATGTAAAGGTTCTTAAACAGAAAGGCCTTTTAAGAAATGAAACAAAGATAACACCTGTTTCTATGCCTAAAAAACAAACAACTAGTGTTTCTCCGTCATGTATTGGGTTAAACAAGACTCAAAAACTACTATTATTCACAAGATTATTGACAAAGATAGGTTCAATGCCAAAAGATGAAATCTTATCTAAGTATGGAATCTGCGAAAGAACTTGGAGACGTTGGAAAAAAGATATGCATGGAGCCGGTATTGCTGTTTATACATGGCGATGTAAAAAAACAAAGACCTCCTTGGTGGGTACACCCCATGCCTATGTCCAAGCTATGATTGATGAAATGAATGAAAAATTAAACAAAAGGAGTAAATAATGATTCACCACAACGCATTTTATATGTTCCTCATAAATACAGGAATAGTGCTATTGTCAGCTTATTTCTTGGATAGATGGGCAACCTACACCCAAAGAAAGCCAATTTCCAAAAAAAATAAAAAAAATACTTGACAAAATAATTTCAACCCTATAAGGTATAAACATCTTCACAACGAAGAACTTTCAACAACAACGGAGACAACATGTCATTTACCGACCAACAACTAAAACAACTAGGCACGTATGAGATACAAAATCTATCAGATGAAGAACTCAAAGAACTTACTGTTTCACAATTGGAAATCATCAAAGATACTTTACAAGATGAACGAGACGAACTTGCAAACGAATACAATACTGGCGACCCTCTTTGCTATCCCCCTGACTGGTATGATTACCACGTATATCCTCTTGATAGTGCAATCTCAAAGATCGAAGATCTCATGAAAGACGATGAAAATTCCGATGAAGATTCATGGTATTAAAAAAACTTTAACTTTTTTCTTGACAAAGCTTTTCAACCTAATTATTATATAAACATCTTCACAGCGAAGAACTTTCAACAACAACAAAACTAACGGAGGCCTCCCATGGCTATTGACTTCAAAACATTCTCTAACGTAATCAACCCTATCCTTAACGCAAAGTTCCCTGTCCTCGTTCGTGGTCGGCACGGTATCGGTAAATCTACCATCGTTTACCAAAAAGCCAAAGAACTCGGTCTGCCTGTCGTAGAGCGTAGAGCATCCCAAATGACTGAGGGGGACTTGCTTGGCTTGCCAAAGCAATCAGACAATGATGTAACTGAGTGGTGTCCACCAAAGTGGTTCAAGACTGCTTGTGATACCCCTGTTGTCCTCTTCCTTGATGAAGTAGACCGTGCAACACTTGAAGTCCGTCAAGGTATCTTTGAACTATGCGATAGCCGTAAGATTGCCGGTCGCAGTCTTCATCCCGACACCCTTATCTTTGCTTGTGTCAATGGCGGAGAACATGGTTCTCAATACCAAGTAGGTGAGATGGATCCCGCAGAACTTGACCGCTACACTGTCTTTGACGTAGAACCTACGGTAGAAGATTGGCTTAACTGGGCAAAGGGTAATGTTGCCCAAGAAATCTGGGATTTCATCAATCAGAACCACAATCATCTTGAACACAATGATGACTACGAGCCTAACAAGGTTTACCCATCAAGACGTTCTTGGGAACGACTATCCACGACTTTGTCTGGAATGGGCGATCAGATTGAGGGTTCATCTGTAACCTACCATATCGCTTGCTCTTTCATTGGCTTTGAGGGTGCAGTGGCATTCAAAGACTTCCTTGACAAATACGATCGTCAAGTCACCATCGAAGATCTTCTAGATGATGGTAAGTTTGACAAGATCAAAGGTTGGAAAATCAACGATCACAATGCCATGGTCGAAAAGATGAAAGCAAAGAACATCTTTGCAGACCGTCTATCCGACACACGTCTTGATAACCTTGCAAAGTACTTCTTGCAACTTCCATCCGAGATTGTCATGGTTCTATGGCAGTCCATGGCTCAGACCGATGAGTCTACCTACAACATCGCTAAACTTTGGGCAATCGAAGTGGATGGTACATCTATTCAAGACTATGTTGTCGGTATCCTCAACGCAGGAAACTAAGCCACAAAGGCTTTGGCTCCTTGTGCCTTGAAACAAGGAGACTATAATCCCTTTCTATGGAGATACCCATGAGAATACACAAAGGTACATTCAAGATACGAGAACATGATGATGGTGAACGAAAGTGGTCTTATTACGATGGATCGTATGGCAACGACTTCCCTTTCTATGTTCATCGTAAAGAGAACGAAAAGTGGTGGACTTTATCTCACATGTCTACTGGCTACATGATAAAGAAGAACCTATCACTGAAAGAGGCAAGGCGATTGTGCAAGGCTCTCAAAGAGTGGCCTTTGTTCCTAATGCCTACTGCTGAGACTTTGAACCATCAAAAGTCTTTACTACCAACCTACAAACAACAACTACTTAACAACATTGTACACAATGCAGGAGAAACCAATGAGTAATAACGAGATCAACATTACACTGAACATATCAGACGAACTACTATCCAAGCTAATCATGGCTATGCAACCACAAAGCAACTCCATGGGAATACCCTTGCAAGCTCTCATGGGTATGGCTATGCCACCACAAGCACTTCCCAAGGCAGAAAAGCCCAAGAAGAAAGCACCTATGGGTTTCAAAACAGGGAGCGCAGAATGAGCAGACCAAAATTGCAGTATAGCAACATAACGTACTACGCAATACAAAGGCAAAAGCTGGAGTTTCCACCAGAACTTGAAGAGTTATCTGAACCTTTGGAAGTCAAGTCATTGGCTCAAAAGATAGAGGAAGCGCACACAAACCTAGATAGAATAGAATTTTCAAAAAAAAACTTGACAATTCCTATCGAACAGAATAATAGTAAATTATCACCCCAACAAGGAGATTCCAATGAGTGATAACGAAACAACAGAAAAGTTTGACTTGAACATGCACACTTTCCGTTTGCTACAACAAGAACCGTTCTTCGCAAGTCTTTCAAGACGTATTCACAAAGCACCATCCAAGCACATTCCAACTGCTGGTGTCCGTATCAATCCACAGTCAGCACAGTTTGAGATGCTTTACAATCCAGAGTTCATGGCAAGTCTTACAGACAAGCAAAAGCTTGGTGTTCTAATGCACGAGTTTTACCACATCATCTTTGAGCACGTCACCACACGACTTCCAGCAGAGGGTATGTCTATGAAGTGGAACGTTGCAACAGACCTTGCAATCAACAGTCACATCATGGACATGTTGCCGGAGGGTGGATGTATCCCATCAAAGGTTGGCACTCCGTTTGAGAACTATCCTGTCGGTCTATCTGCTGAGGCTTATCTAAAGATAATCGAAGAAGATGAGCAGTTCAAGAAAGACGATGGTCAAGGCCAAGGTGACGGTCAAGGTGGTCAAGGTGACGGAGATCCATCACAAGGGCAAGGCCAAGGTTCATCGCTGGGCGATCATGTTCTTGACGATCATAGTGGCTGGGGCGATGTAGATGAAGAGACAAAGGCTATGGCCAAAGAGCGTTTGAAAGACGCTATGGAGAAAGCCGCAAAGGATGCGTCAAGCGGTCAAGGCTGGGGTTCTGTATCGGCAGACGTTCGTAAGCAGATCATGGACGCTATCACACCGAAGATTGACTGGCGCAAGGTTCTTCGATACTTCATCAAGACCTCACAGCGTAGCAACAAGCGATCAACCGTTCGCAGATTGAACCGTAGGTTCCCTTACATTCATGCTGGCCGAAAGGTTACACGTCAAGCCAAGATTGCTATCAGCATTGACCAATCGGGTTCTGTTTCAGACACCATGCTTGCCTCATTCTTCGCAGAACTCAATAGCCTATCAAGCCTTGCCGAGTTTACCGTTGTGCCTTTCGATACCGAAGTAGATGAGAGCCTTGTCTACACATGGAAGAAAGGTGAGCGCAAGACATGGGAGCGTGTCAAGTGTGGTGGCACATGCTTTGACGCTCCGACACGATACGTCAATGAGAACGGTTTCGATGGTCACATCATCTTGACTGACATGGAGGCTCCAAAGCCGATAGCCAGCAAGTGCCAACGCATGTGGATGACTGACCAACGAGGCAAGGAGAACCCTTACTTCACAACCAATGAACGTGTCATAGCGATAGACTAGGTGATAACATGATAGGGATGTTGTATAGAACGAAACACAGCAAACACATATATGCTTGCATAAGCATAGACTATGCACACATCCCCTACTTCACCATGGTCTGTATAACAGACGGAGACACATGGGTAGTCAAGGGATTGAGAGAGCTAGATAGATACTTTGAACCCCTAACAACACCGGAGGAAGAATGATTGGTACACTATGGAGATTCAACGAAACCGGCAAGGTATACATTCTCAAAGAGAAGTATACCACAAGACAAGGGAATGAATACTGCGTATTCATACAGCCATGTGGCAACCATGTAACACTTCGTGACTACTTTATCAAGAAAACTATGACTAAGATAACCTACTCTACCCCTACCAAGGAGAAACCATGATCGGTACACTATGGAAATGTCGAAAAGGCAAGGTTTACATTCTCAAAGACAAATACTATACAACAGGTGGGGCACTATACTATGTGTTCACGACACCCAGCCTAGGCCATGTGAGACTTCGTGATTTCTTTGTAGAGAGATCTATGACCAAGATAGCCTAACCTACTACCCTACTACCCCACCCCCAACCAAAGGAGAAACTATGGTCGGAACACTATGGAAGAGCGAGAGTGGTATAGCAGTATGCACTGCATGCAAAGATGGGTTCTACACACTGAGATACCTTGACGCTCCCGATTGCTTTGCTCACATAAGCGAGAGCAGTCTACACTTCTACTACACACAACTCACACAACCACAGGAGGAAACATGAGTAAACCTAAGCACACGATGGACAAAGTAACCATCACAACACGTACCAACACAGGAACACAAGTGCGTGTCCTGTCTCCAAAGGAGATCAAGCGCACAACCAAGTACAACACCTTTCACTACGGAGGCAAGGATGGAGGATAAAACTGCAATCACTATCAAAGCAGTCAAAGAGGCTCTAGACTTCATAGAGAATCTATGGGGCAATTGGGATGGAGATCTTCATGACTTCGTTGCGAACGTCATAAGTGAAGATACTGTTACACAGTATGACGTGCAACACCTTTTGGATGCTCTCTCCAAAGGAGAGCATGTGGATGGGATTGAGACTCTCTATGTCAATAAACGAGGTTCAAAGTACCAAATCAAAATCAAACGGTGAATGAGGTAATGTAAGGGGCAGTTTCAGAGTAGAGGCACCTCTTGCAATTTCCATGCCAAAAAAATTTTACGTAACTCAGACCAGCTCACAACCATCCCCTAAGGGGATGAAAAAAACTTTCACTTTTTTCTTGACAACCTTTTCTGAACCCTATAAGAGTATTGTACCAACCCAAACCGATGGAAACAAAATGAACAAGATCATTTACTTCTACACAATCTACTGGAAATCATTTCCAACTCAGTACAGACCATCCGAGATAGAATCACTGAGTATAGCTTATTCCGAGAACAACGTACCAAAGGATAGATTCGATCATCATGATGCTGTTTTGGATTATCTTATAGATACCAATCCAAACCCCTTTGAGTCAGTGCCAGAATTTATCATCATCAAGACCACAACAGAACAATAGGAGACACCATGAAGTTCCAACCAACAATCCTTATAGACAACGACCTCTACATCAAGATCGAAAAAGGGGAAGTAAAACTTCAATGTGGCCAATGGATACAACTTGAATGGTGTGATAAACCATCACGATGGGTTGGACTTACCAAAGCCAGAACTTTATGGGCAGTTCACTATCCAGTCAAGATGAACCAGTTCAAAACATTGTGCAAGAACATAAACCGATTCCAATCATAATAGGAGACAACCATGAACAAAACTGAAATGTATAGACAACAACTTCGTCAACTTCGTAGCAACTTCTATGCTAAAGACAAGCCCACTTTTCAAGAAATGATGGAGTTTGCACAAGAAGAAATCTACCTTGTAAAGAAGATGAACGGAAAGTTTTAATAGGAGACAACCATGAACAACAAAATGCCTTTATCCTCCATCTTTGATGGGAAAGACCACGAAACCTTTGTATCCATCAATCTTGCCTTGCAAGCTCTAAACATGGACGGAGTACCATCTGAATTACGAGAGATTACCGAACAAGCTCTTGTGGAATTGCTAAAAGCCAGTTTTGACATGAACAATTGCAACTGAGAAATTTATTTTCAACTTTTTTCTTGACAACCTTTTCTGAACCCTATAAGAGTATTATACCAACCCAAACCGATGGAGACATCATGTCAAAAATGATACAACTTGAACCACCCTTTGATAAAGAAATGCCTACCTTTGATGCAATCATGATTGCCGAGGGTGTTGTGCAAGCCGAGAGCAGAGAACAATACATCCAAGCATGGCAAGTACTCATCGACACTGGCATGGCCTATCAGCTACAAGGATGGTTCCATAGAACGGCAGATGCTCTTATAGAGAACGGTCACTGCACACCACGAAAGACACAACAAGCCAACAACCAAACATACTCATGCTAATAATGGAGAACATCATGATTTATTTCGTAGACTACACATACAACACAACAGGCGCAAACTTTGGAGCGCAGTACGGTTTCATGCGAATCAAAGCAACATCCAAAGCAGACGCAATCACCAAAGCTAAAAAGCAAGCCCCACGCAACGCAAAAGGCTTCAAGGCTACACCTGTATAACGGAGACACACATGAATGAAACAGAAGTATTCCTTGCACTCCTTTTCTTATGGGCAACCTTTCTTCTCTTCTCATTGGGCATTGTACCTACATAATCAAAGCCTTATAAAAAAATTCAACTTTTTTTCTTGACAACCTTTTCTGAACCCCTTATATAATAAACACCAACCCAAACTGATGGAGACAACATGTCACTCATTCTACAACAAAACAAACAAGAAATCAAAGACTTCTGCCTTGACCGACTTCGTGAGCTATCAATCTACATGGGCAATCAAGACTTCCGAGATGCTTATGTTTCTGACCTGCATGACGACATCTTTAACCGAGACTATTACATCATTGGTCACTACCAAGCTAAACAATGGATGGGGGATTCTGCTTTCGATATGATCGGAGACGTTGTAGAGTATGAGCGAGACAACTTCGGAGAAGTCCATACAGACCTTTCTTCTCCCGAAAGCGTTGTGAACATGTGGGTTTATGTGGAGGGATGGAACATCATTCATAAGTGTTATGAAGCTGTTGTGATGGAGTTGGGTGATGAGCAATGCCAATTGGATGTGACATAAAATCTCATCTTTTTTCTTGACAAAGTAAACCGAACCCTATAAGAGTATTATACCAACCCAAACCGATGGAGACATCATGAACAACTATCTTGACCTTGCACTACAAGCCTACCGTAACGGAACCATGGACACCCGATACGAATACTTCGCAGAAGTAGCTACCCTTGCGAAATTGTATAAAGACTTGCATACGCTTTACTTTGAGATTGATGAACTGCAAGAAGAGAAGAATCCCGATGGTTCCTATGTGGACAACACCGAAGAGCTGGAGCGCATGAGACAAGCGTATCGCAACACCCAAGAAATGCTCCATGCCTATGAAGAATACGCAATCCCCCTCATCTGCAAGCAGGTGTTGAAATGAGCGACAAAGACTTGAACGCCCTTGCAATAATGATCCTTGTCCTTGCCCTACCTTTTATCCTATGCTAACATTCATCATCATCCAACTAACCGTATCAATCACCTACTCATACTTGACCATCTACCTGAACAATCGGAGACCACATGAAAAATAAATCTTTTAATACTCTTGAATCTGCCTATAAGTACTACGATGTTGTATCTCAGAACTATGTAGCTTTCCTTATACTCAATAGAGAAGAAGACAAGTACGAAGTAATCAATCAAGACTTGTATGACCACTACGCTTTTGAGTTTGATCTTGACATGGTTATCATGGACTTTGTCTGCTAGGCTACTCCCCTCTACCGTACTACCCCCCTACCCTACCCCCCTACCTAACCGACCGGAGATTTACATGAACACTCAATCCACCCTCACACAAATTATCGATAGAACCCTTGCACTCATTGACAACGGACTTGAACGCTCCGTAGGAGACATGCGCCTTATGGACGCTCTTGAGCTTGTGGGTGTCCTCATGGACATACGTGAACGTCAGCTCGTATACGATAATGAGCGCAGTGTTTCCGAGCCTATTCCATCATGCAGAAAGGCATGTATGAAAAAGCCCAAATGCAAAGGTACAGATGGGCTATAAAACGGAGGAAATAAACTTTATGAAAGTATTGTTTTGTGGCGTGTTATGGATGTATTGAAATTTTCCTTTATTGTCGGGAGTATCTGAGCTAAAACAGCTCCTAAGCACACCACCCACTACTAAGTAGTACCCCCAAAACTAAAACGCCTTTTTTCCCCGAAACTTTTGAAATAGGGGAATCTTTTTTTTGCCCAAAATCTAATTGAAAATGAGAATCATTATCAAAATGCGCCTTGCAATTTCCGTGCCAAAACTTCTTTACATAACTCCGAGCCGATTGTCCTTGCAATTTCCGTGCCAAAACTTCTTTACATAACTCCGAGATCACCCGAAAATACCCCTTGCAAAAAGCGTGCCAAAAAAATTTCACATAACTCAAAACAGCTTTCCAGATAGCTGGGATTAAGGTGGCTCCCGTAGGGAGATAAAAAAAATGAAAAAAAAGTTTGACACCAGAAACACCATCGGATAGAAGTAAGTATCGGCTTTTTTCGATGGTCGAATTTTCACATCCCTTTCGGAGCTATCATGCCCTACTACGCTTTCTTCCACTGTTCCCACTGCAATTGCCTCCTCCCAGAACATGATCAATCCTTTGGATTCTACCGAGACGATAACGACAAAGCAGTTTGTTTACGTTGCTTCAGCTCTCTTGATGGAGAACTACCTGTCGATGTACAACAAGCATTTGAGGCTATCATAGAGCGTATGGATGAGTATCACGAGACCTTTCGTGGAGCTATGGTTCATGTGTCCTATGAGTATGGTACAAATGAGACGCACCACCAACAGCTTTGGGCTATGTACCGAGATCTATACAAGTCCTAAAAACCGGCCTTTGAAGGCCCTTCCTTTAACATCCAACCCCTAGCGAGATAAACTCATGATGTACAATAATCACTTCAATCCGTTCCCCTATCTAATCATTGCAATCTATACCTCCCTAATCTTCATTGGCCTTGCAGGGTTCTATCAGAACATAGCACACCCAAAACCCTTGCCAAAGGTAGAGATTCCCCACAATGAAGTCGAAATCACATTTATTTCAAAATAATTCTTGACACCACCAAAATAACCCAGTATACTGTATAGAGACGATAACGATTGAGATAATGAGTTTCAAGACTGCTGAATCGATCCGAAGTCTCTCCAACCCCTCCCAAATAGGAAACCCCATGCCACGTTACTTTTCTTGCTCTTGCCACCTCAACACCGAAACCACTTGCCGACACGATAGAGATCCTTTCAATGCTCTCCGTATGAGAACCGACTGGACTGTAGCTGACTTCGATGGTCTCAGCTCAAAAGAAGTCCAAGCTATCAATGAGTCCAATGCACGATACAACCAGCTTGCAGAAGAGATTGAGGAGATGAACATCTCCATAGCTATGCGCCAGATGGACGATGGAACCTACAACAAAAAACCACGTAGAACCAAGCGTATCAAACGCGTCTCTCTCTCAGAAGAACAACAAGCCGAGATTATCGCAGATCTCAAAGAGGACGGCTACGAAGTGTAGCCAACTCTTCTACCCTACTACATACCACCCTACTACCCTACTACCCCACCCCCAAGGACATACCCATGAGCACATCTAACGCTAACAACGAGACCACTATTAACCCCTCTTCTCTTCCAACTGCTGAATACCTCTATGCTCGCAACCCTGCTCTCCGAGACTCCAAAAACACCATCTCATACACGCAGTTCGATAAAATCGTGCGCTCAATAGAGCCAAGCGCATACCAGCAATTACGCCTCATAGAGCTATGTGAGATGTACAACGCTCTCACACGTGAGCAACAGGTAGCACAGGATGAGCCACACTTAAGCGCAGAAGATGACTTTGCAATCTTTACAGATCAAAACGGGTTTACTATCATTCAGCATGAACCAACCTTTATCAAGTTTAAGCTTATGGGCTATGAGAGTGTCGAAATGAAACGGCCGAGAAGACTCTCAATCATACTCTAAGTTTTTGGAGTTTGCCAGAAGAACCATTTCATTTTGAGAATGGTTCTCATTTTTTTAGCTCGGTCATTTTGAGAATCATTCTCAATTTCAGTTTTTGGCATGAGCTTTGCAATATTGCAAGAAGTGTGCCAAACTTTTTTGACATAACTCAGACCGTTTTTCTCTTGCAAAAACCGTGCCAAAAAAAATTGTCATAACTCAAATGGCCTAGCTGGCCATTTGAGAATCATTCTCATTTAGAAAAAAATGAAAAAAAGTGAAAAAAAAGTTTGACATAGCAAAATGAGTCGGGTATTATAGAGTATGCCTTTTTTGAGGCTGTCGCTCTTTTACATCCCCAATAACAAATCTTCCTCTCCGTGGCTGTTCATGGAGAGAGACAAACTTCTTTATATGGAGCCAACCATGGCAACAATCATTCTCAATTCTCTTAATCTCCTCACAAAAATCATCAATCAAGGTGCTTTTGCAACTGACGCTATCGCAGAAGTCCAGAACACCTATGGTCTTGATCAAGAGCAGGTCGATACCGTACTCATGGAGTACAACATCAATCAGATGCGTTCCCAGCGTTCTCAGCTCACACTGACTGTCTGCTTAAAGAACGCATCCAGCGTAGAGATTCCTCTTACTCAGGCCCAGTTCGATCTGCTCATGGCGCAGTTCAATACTGGGGATGCAAAGGATCCCTATGGGAATCTCATTGTGAGAAGTGTAGAGATCACTGACAACAAGCGTATCCGTCAGCATGGTTATGCACCCGATGGAAACACAGGTTACAACTGGGGTTATGCATCCACAGGACGCTTGTCACATCCCAGTGATGAATAAACATCCACCCAATCACCCAAAACAGGGGGCGCAAGCCCCCAAGGAGCTTGTATGAGCCGTTTAATGAATCTTGCACACCTTGGAAATCCACTTGTAAAATGCACAAAATGTGGATTCCAATACCCCAAACTTGGAAAGTGGTCAATTGCCACCCATCAATGTACAGGAAAGAAAAAATGAGACTAGATCACTTCGTCATCAAACCACCCACAACCAACCTTTATAGAGGAGCCACCATGGCCATTTCAAACACACCCAAAACCAACACCCAAACCATCACAACAGGAGCCACCATGGCACACTATCCACAAAACACCCCATCTGTAACCCAGTCACGAGGCTTTGAGTCGTCACACATGACTTGGGTTCGCACACAACAAACTGGATCGGATCTTGTATACGGTCGTATTCGTGACACCGGAGCCAACTACATTGTAGAGGGTTATCGATCTGGTGTATGGGTTGCGATCCCTTGCAAGAATCTCCCAAGTGCACAGCTTCTTCTTGGTGGTGTCATGCCAAAGGCAACACACAAACGAGAAAAGGCGCACTATGACTTTCAGAAAGCCCATGTAGAGCTATACGCATGGTGGAAAGACCACAGCATTGTATAACTCTTCCAGTGCTCTAGCCGTGGCATAAAACGGCCTACTACCCCACCCCCGTACCCCCACAAACAGGAGACATCCATGTCACACGAGACACCCGAAACCAACCCCACAACCCCACAAAACACTACCACCAAGAAAGTTCTTTACATTGCTCATTTATGCCCATACGACATGGCTCAGTATGGATATGGAACCACACATCGCTTTTCAGATCGGGAGGAGTTTGAGGCTTTCCGAGCCTCCAAAGGCTCTCGTTGTGATGACTACAGTCGTTGGATCTACCATGTGCGCACCATCTTTAATCGAATCGAAGAAGGATACGATGTAGACTCGTGGTATTTCGACTATGGTGTCAATAATGACGGTTCAGTTTCAAAAACCCCATACGGACATTGGAACCAGTACCATGCAGATTTCAAGAGCTTTCCCGAAATCTAGTCACGTCAAGTCTTGACGTAACAACATGAGCCGAAATTTTCGGCTCTTTTTTTTGAGCTTGATCATTTTGAGAATCATTCTCAATTTCTGTTTTAACAAATTTCATAAAATTTTATGCAAGTTAGATAAAAATCCTCTTGCAATAACCGTGCCAAACTTTCTTTACGTAACTCCAAAAATCTTGCATGCAAGAAGTGTGCCAAAAAAACTTTACGTAACTCAAACCGGATAGCTGAAAATCCTCTTGCAAGAAGTGTGCCAAACTTTCTTTACGTAACTCAAAACACATAGCTGAGCATTTTTGAAAATCTTCTCATTTAGAGCCGGTCAAAAAATGTCCTCAAAAAAAAGAAAAAAAATGTTTGCACATCGAAAAAACATGTTATATTAATTTTGTGGCGAGGTCATAACCTCAAAACTTTTTTCGCTCTTTGTCAGTTCCAATAATAATCCTGTTCTTTTCGTGGGTGCTAGTGCCACGAATCAAACCATCACAACAGGAGCCACCCATGGCCTTATTAATCTTTCTACTCGTATTCGGTTATGTCGTTTGCGACATTGCCAAGAACATCAAAAACAATCGCAAATAGGAGATAAACCATGCTTATTATCGCATCTGCATACATTTCACTGATCGGGGGCTTTGGCCTCTACCACTTCCTCAAACTCATTTTCAATCAATAGGAGACACCATGTCAGAAACTCACGTCCTTTTCAGTTTATTCCTCACCATCTCAGTTATGCTTTCCGGCTTTGTCTGGATTGTATGCGAAGAGTCTACACCATCTGAAACAGACGATTGGGAACTTATTCCAATCGCTCAAAAGATGGTCACAATCGGCCAGAAGCTTTCCGGCTTATACCTTTCTCTATCGATCCCCATCATGTTTTTTAACATGGTGTACATCATTACATTCTGCACCCACCAACCTTAGGAGACAACCATGAACACATTCACAACCAACCAGCCCACAACAGGAAACAACACCATGAACCAAGACAACACAACCCACGTAGAACACAGCGCCACCAACACTATCCCATCCGTATATGATGATACAAACCACAAGTATGACACACTTGAAACCACGCACCTCCCAAACCCCTCGGAATACCGTTCTGAGGTGGCAGTGATGTACGACTTCTTATGTGCTATCTCGGATTCGTGGGTACACTGCGCGAATACTCAGTACATCATTGACCATGCTCGTAACGAGCTTGTGCGTGGTGGTCGTACTCCATTCTACCATGAGTGCATTAAGGAGCTTGTGAAGCTCTACAATGCACCACAAGGGGGTGAGTAATGACGAGTATCATCACCACCACAGGGCTTGCATTGCTTGCCCTTGTGGGCTTTGTGGGTGAGGTATTCGCCCCATGGAATGACATCCCCCGAAGCCTATCGGCTCGGCTCCTCTTGACGGCTGGCCTGTTTGGGCTGGCCTTGCGCCTGATGGGGTGGTTCTGATGTTTCTGAGAGTCACCCAAACCCACACCAATCGCCCAAGCACGTGCAACGCACGTGCATGCGATTGCAAGCCCATCCCCTCCGGTACCCCGGTGGTGTGGACGGTGTCTACCTATCGGGGGCGTACCCTCAGCCGTGTGTGGCACCCTGAGTGCTTTGAGAGAGCCACGGCATACGCTCCCTACTATCATAGACTCAAAGCGATTAGGGAGGGTAAAGACATCCTCCCGTTACCATTGTCGGCCTATTGTCCTGAGACGGGAAAGGTAATAGGCTACGAGCGATAGACCACCAGCCGATCGAATGATCGGCATTCTCTTTCCCCCACACCATAATGATAATGAGAATCATTATCAATACCAGCCCGATTGGATGGGGCAAGACTTTCAAGTAATTGATTTCAATTATGGTATAGCGCAAACCGAAATCAATTATGGTTTTGAAATCGAAATCAATTATGGTTTGCGCAACCCCCTCCTCCTACTTCCCCTTGGTTGGAGCGTTGCGAAATAAGTACTTGAAAGTCTTGACACGTCAAATCGGCGCAGATACATCCTCGCTACACACAGAAATTTCCCAGATTTGAAAAAAATTAAAAAACATAAAACTATTTAAGGTGTAAAAAAATATAGAAAAAAAATTTCTAGATTTAAGGAGCATAAAATGAAATTAACAACAACACAAATAAGAAAGCTTATAAAAGAAGAGCTGCGTAAAATTCTAAAAGAAATGGATTATTCAGAAAGCATGAGTCTTGATTTGGGGTATTTGCAAAACTTAGCCAATCAAGTTAGAGAAAAAACTATTTCAAACAATGACATGCAAGAATTAATCAAAGCTGTTCAATTGATTGGAAATGAGCTTTTCGCTCAAAAATTAAATCCCAATGGGGAACACGCGATGTTTTATTATAAAACAGTTGGATTGGTAGATCCTGATGTTGACATGTATGAATTTAGCCCGGAAGAAGAGCCAGAATTTTATTAAAGAAACATAAAATGAAATTTTATATCATAGAAAATAGTCGCATACCCCAAGCGCTTTCGCTTTTTATAAACATCTGGGCGATTACCCTATACCCGTTTATTATTTGCAAAGGAGAACTTGACCAACGCACAAAAACTCATGAGATAATCCACCTTCATCAACAACGAGAGCTTTGGCTCATCGGCTTCTATTTATTGTATGTTTGGTATTGGCTTGTGGGTGTCTATAAACTTAGGTCATTTCATGGCGCATATCTCAATATTCCGTTCGAAAAAGAGGCTTACGCTAATGATCAGGACCCAACATACCCCGTTCGCCGCAAAGCGTTTTCTTGGAGGAAATATCGATGAATATAAGCAGAAATTTACTAAAACAAATTATAAACGAAGAGCTTCGCAAAGTCCTTAACGAAGTTGATAGAGAATCTTGCGCTATTCACTCTCTCGGTTTTATTGATTTGGATGGAAACTTTATAGATTTAGAATCTTTTGCGACCGAATACCAAAAAAGAATAAATGTTGCTTATACGCATGGAGATTATTTAAAAAGTGTAGGTTTAGATTGGACACCTGATGGCTGGATTAAAGTATCAAATGCTTATTCAATGACTATAGAAGCTTCTGACTGGTCTGCTATAAAACCGCAACAAGTCGATGGTTTAATTGACATGTGGATGTCTTGCACCAAATATTCCCCATGGATTAGAAAAAAAGCAAATTCAAAGCATTTAGAATTTTGGGCTGGTGGTGAAGTCTTACCTAAGATGACTTTGGAAGAATTTCTATTAACATACGGCACTAAAGAGCAATTTGAAAGATTTTTTAATTTTTTAATTAATTACTAGATAAAAGTGGAAAAATTTAGGGCGCGATGCTCCGCTTGGAAAAAACCCTTCCTAGTTACAATAGGGGGGTTTTATGTTATGTGGTTATTATCATTATTATGGGGGTGCGGCTCAGACCATTTCTTGAGCCATGGAAAAATTCAGAATGAAATTGAATATGTTTATGTCCAAGACAATTACATTGAGGGCTCTGAGGATACAGGATCAAATGAACCAATATGGGTAGACTCATTCACACAACCATCTATATCAAATGGAGTTGATATAATCTGGGTTATTGATGGCTCAGGATCAATGACAGATGATCACGCACTTGTTCTCCAAGGAATTTCAGATATGATGCATAGCCTCCCGCTTATTAGTTGGAGGCTTATTATTATTTCAATGACACCTCATGAGGCCGTTGCTGTTGAGACATTTCCATTGCTGCCGGGAGACAGCGATTTGGATGCTTTTGTGATGTTTTCGCAAAATGTTAATAATGGATATGAACAAGGGTTTGAATCTGTTTATCAGTTTATTGAAAACAATGAGTTTGCTCGTCAATGGTTGAGGGATGATGCTGCTTTATTAACGGTATTTGTCTCGGATGAAGATGATCAATCAAGTTCTAGGTTTCCAACGGTTGAAATATTTAAAAATTGGCTTGATAGTATAAGAGATCATGTCTATGTCTCCTCAATTACCAATCTTATGCCAGATGATTCGCTTTGCAACAACTACTCTCACAACGTTGGATTTAGATATCAAGAATTAACCAATTTATATTCTGGTCAATTGCTTGATATTTGCTCCGAAAACTGGTCGCAAGGTGTTGCTGATGCCTCTAACCAGCTGCAGCTCAGAGAATGGCTTGATCTTTCAAAAATTCCCGCAAATGACCAAGAAATTTATGTGTTTGTTGATGGTCTAGAGTATTTTGATTGGCATTATAATCCGGATGAAAATAGAGTTTATTTTGATGTTGTTCCGGATGAAGAAACTTTAGTTGAAATTGCATACTATTACTAATTATTAACATGAAAATACGAATAACAAAGAAAAAAAACATTGAAGAAATTTCATCTAGTGGATCCGGGTCAGGATTTGCTGGAAATGCATTTCAAAATAAAAACAAAACAGAAGTAAATGAAGCAACTGAGATCAAAAGTGAAGTAGATCCTGAACAAAAACTTGAAGATGGATACATTTCTCTTATTACAGTGCACAACACCGATTTAAATTATAAAATTATTCAAAATTTAGTTATTGAAAAAGAGTCACTATATATTGAATCTAGCTCTTATCATAAGCTTGCAGATGAAGTTGAAAAATGTATTCCTAGTGCGATAGTTTGGAGCTATGGTAGCAAGATGATAGAATACAGTCAAATTTCTTTTGACATTAGTAAAATAGAAATTAATGGAAAACCAATAACAAATCTTCACGGACTAGAAGAAAATATTTTTTTAAATAAAATGGATGCCGTTAGATTTTTTAATCAAGTTATGAAAGAAATAGGTCAATATGTTTCCAAGCATTTAGATAAAGTTTATCGTTTTATTGGAATACCATCAGAAGAAGAAGAAAAATTATTTTCTGATGATAAGGCTACCAAGCGAACCCAGATTTATAAAATGGGACTAAAAAGGCTTTTTAGAAGTTTACCAGGAAATTGGAAGACACAAGAGGTAGGAGATCCAAATGATTTGTTTTTTTGGAGATGTCCTGATGGAGAACAGAGCACTCTGGTCTTTGAAAATAAAGAAATTGAGTTCACAAATGAAGAAATCGATTTAATTCATGAAATGTATTCAACTTCTGGTGCTATGATGGGATCTGGTAGTGGTCATATTCCTAGAGAACGCAACCCAAAAGCTCACAAACGCTATGTTCGTATACGATTTACGCGTCAAAGGCTTCAAAACTTCAAACCAAGTAGATATTTTCCCAATAGGATGCAGCAGTTAGGTGAAAAGTGGTCACGGAAATAAAGAAAAAAGCGAAAAAGCAAATGTTCTAATCCAAAAGGCTTCACAATGAAGCAATTTTGTAAAAACCAGCGCACAAGATCCAAAAAAGGACAAAAAAAGAATTAATTTTCATTGACAAACCCCTTATTTAATGTTATATTAAGTTTACACAACAAAAAAAACTATATAACATGTCTTATGTTTATAATATAACATACAATTACAAAGGTGTCAACAAAAAAATGAAAAAAATTAGCTTTGATTTCGATAATACTATCGCAATGTCCTTTATGACATACATAAATGAAGAACCAATACCGGTTTTTCAATCCTATAATGACAAAATTATAAAAAAAATTAAGAAACATATCAAAAATGATGATGATATTTACATCGTAACTGCTAGAACCGAGGAATTGGAGCAGTATTTTCCCGATCAAACAGTAGAAAAACATCTTGAGAAGCTTGGTCTTAAAGATTATTTTTGGCCAGACAGAGTAATCTTTACTGCTGCACAGCCAAAATCAGATATTTTGCATAATTTAGGTGTTGAAAAGCACTATGATGACTCAATTGAAGAACATTTTGACGGTCTTGATGCAAAATACGAGGTAATTCAGCCCTTGGATGACTTCAAAGACAGTGAAACAGTCGGAAAAGTATGTATTTTTGATGATAATGAGAAGATGTTGATACTACAAAGATCAGATGAAGGGCATTTATGGGACTTACCAGGTGGTCATCTTAAGAATGTTGAGATAGCTAGGGGTGAACAGGGCTACGAAGACGGCACAGAACGCGAAGTTTTCGAAGAAACAGGTATAATGGTGCCATTTATCAAGGAATTTATGGATTATGACTTCAATCATAAGGGTCTCGTACACAAAATTCACTTATATTTAAGCAAAATTGAAGGAAATGAGCCGCCTGTACGACTTGATTTGCAAGATCATATCGAAAACATCGACTATAAATGGGTTACAATCGAAGAATTAGAAGATTATATGGGGAAAACAACGACAAATTTACGTAAAGCTTACGATATGATCTCAATTCAGGACGAAATCTTTGAACATACAGAGCCATATCAGCTAAAAATGAAGAAAAAACACCGAAACATGAAGAGAAAACTAGTTGGGTTTGGCAAAAATAAGCATTTTGGTGGTGGAAAAGGTCATTCTAGACCAAAAATGAGTCGTTCCAAGTCTGCTCCGCCGCCTTTTGGGGCAATGGGAGAGGGAAAAGAACCTAAAAAGATACTAAAAATAAGGAAAAAACGATGAATTTTGATGATTTTGAGCGTCCTTTGGACCCCGATGCAGAGCAATTAGCCCTTAAAATGCAGGCTTTTTTAAAATCAAAAAACGGTAATTTATTGCAACCTGTACGATTAAAAGGCAAAAAAGAGACTTACTATTGGTCTTTCATGAACAAAAAACATGAATTATTACATCCAAACTCGGAAATGTACTTACTGCCGTGGAAAGAAACAGAAAAAGGTGAATACTATGTGTATTCTCCGTATACTTTTCAAAGCGGCAATGTATTTCTAGTTCCAAAAAATGAAATTATAGATTTGGGGTTTAATTAATGTATTCTTTTATCTATTTATGTATAGCATTAATGATTTTTCTAATCATTTATGTATTAATTGGGTTTGAATTGATGGTAGCGACTTTGTTGTTCTTGATTTTCTTATCTTTGATAACAATAATAGGAATGTTAAATGAAAATAAATGAATCTAAGTTAAAACAAATTATCAATGAAGAAATGATGATGCTTGACGATAAACATCATGACCATGAAATCGATGAAGAAGGCGGAATGGCCAAGTCTCAGCTCTATAACATAGCAAAATATGCTATTATGCTTCACGATGCGTTAGAAGACGAAGATCAACTAGAAGCATGGGTTCAAAGTAAAATTACAATTGCAAAAGAATACATTGGAAAAGTTAAGCATTATCTAGAATACGAAATGGGGCTTGAGTTGGAAGATCCTGAATTAATGACCGATGAATATTCCGAAGATGAAAGCGAATATTATGAATTTGAAGATGATGACGAAGATCCAATGTATACATGACCAGATTGGCAGGATTAGGGTAATCGCATGAAAATAAAAATTATCTCCACTCGTATGACAACTATGTCTGAGGGAAAAGACGAAAAAAATTGGATTAAAAAACAACCAGAACAGTTACAGCCTATTTGGAAAATGGCTAGTCAAAATAAGTTAAAAGTTTCAGACTTTAAATGGATTTTAAACAACAAACAAGAGCATCCATTGGAAGATGTTGTTGACGATGTCATAAAATTCAAAAATCAAAAGATACAACAGATTTTGAAAAGTAATGATTTACCTTATAATTTAAAACAATACAAAAACGCCAATGATTTAAAACTAATTCTTTCTCAAATCGAACAAGTAGAAGAGGGAGAGATAAAATATGATGAAGTCTTAAAGGACCCTTCTCAAGTTAAATTTTTAAAAAAAGTTGGCAATAGAGAAATTTTGTTAGCCTTAACTCAAAAAGGTTCTATCTCTTGTGACATCTCCGGGAAAGACACTACATGGTGTACGACAAAAAGGAAAGGTCAAAACTTATTTTACAGTTACATCGCTAAAGACATTATCTTGTTTTACATTATGGACTATTCTAGAACTCCTCAGTTCAAAACAAAAGCAACAAAAGATCAGCCAGAAATAACTGAAGACACTGATATGGATTCTAGACTATGTGTTGGATTTGCAAAAGGTAAGCCTATTTTGGATGGAAAAGCTGGTGGTGCTTCTGTTGATGCTGCCAATAATGGTTTGACAGAAAGGTCTTTACAAAAGTATTTTGGAGATGATTACAATGAAATAATGAATTTAATGTACAAAGAAGCAGAAAAAATTGGAACAAATCATCCAGCCAAAGAAACAATAAAACAAGCTGGTACAAACATTTTAAAATTAAAAAAAATAATTAAAAATTATGGAGAAGAAGAAAAGATAGATCTTTTTTCTGTGATTGTACCTAAAAACAGACAAAACATAATAATCCCAAGAGAAAAAATAGACCCTAGGGTATTGGATTACATTATTAAGTCTATGGAAGGATTTGAAACTAAATCGATTGGTATTAATTTTTTCACAAAGGTTACAACTGATTCAATAAAAGAATTAATCTTGATGGACTGCCCTCAACTACATTCTTCTACTATTGATTTCTTGGTTAAAAAAGTAATCGAAAATCCTTCAGAAAAATTGAGAGGATTAACCCATAACGATACTGAGGTGACATTGTTAGCGAGAACCAATAACATTTCTCCCAATAATATTAAAGGTCTTATAAATGTCTTTCAGGGAAAACACCGTTGGAGCGACTATAAGAGATTTTGTAAGGCTCTCGCTGGTAATAAAAATGTTTCCTCTGACGTTTTGGAAGATCTTTATAGTGAAGGTTGGCACACAGTTCAACTGCGTTATAACGATGCCAAAGAGATGTATTCTGCCGAAGGGATAAAATTCTTAAAAAATTTAAGAAGTTTGGTTTTAGCAAACCCCAATGTTTCAGCTGACATTGTTGGTAAATTGAATTTTAGTAATGTTCATCAGGTAATAGAATATCTAAAAAATACAAATGCCAATCCAGAAGTATTAAAACAGATTTTTAAAAAATCTCTTGACAATACCACAGGTAACCAGCAATTTCTTTTCTTTTATGGTCTCGCTAGAAATAAGAATACACCTCATGAAATAATCAATCAAATTATAGAATTACAGCCAACACTAGGCATTCAAGTTTTACAAAATCCTAGTGTGCCAAAAGAAATTGTAGACTTAGTATATTATAAGATACCAGTAGAACAAAGGTATGAAATTGCTATTGAACGTACAATAAATGTTTATGCTTTATCTCTATTTGCCAAAGAAGAAGATGTAGATGACAGGGCTCTTGCTGCGGGTCGAAAAGAATTGCCGATAGAAATTATGAAAGAGCTAGTTAATGACCCAAGCAAAGAAGTCAGAGAAGAATTGCTATATAATGAAAATGTAACAAATGAAATCTTGAAAATACTATCACAAGATGAAGATGATGATATAAAAACTGTGGCTATGCAATACCTTAAACAAAGAGGAATCCAAGAAAGTTTTGGACGGCTAGCAAAAAAATTTAAAAGGCTTTTAAAATGAAGACAGTTGATCATGTAGCGTTACTAGTAGACGACCTTGATGTTGCTCAAGCTTGGTACGAAGAAAGACTTGAAGCAACTTGCGAGTATTCCACAGATTCTTACCGTAGAATGCGTTTTAATAATACTACCCTTGCTCTCATAAGCAAACATCGTTACCCCTATGCTCACGTTGGAATTCTTACCGAATGTAAGGAAGATTTACCCCAAGATGGAGAAAGGGTAGAACACCGAGATGGAACGATTGGAGTTTATCAATTTGATCCGGATGGAAACTGTATTGAATACATTTGGTATAACGAAGAATGCAAGAAGACCGTTAGAAATGAAAACAAATAACAAGCCATTTATGGAATCTTATAGAGACATGTTTGAAGTTGGAGACATAGTGTGGTGGAGCGAATGGGAAACTTTAGAAAACTATGAATACAGATCACAAGTTCAGCATGGTGCTATTATAGAAATAAGAATAAAAAAAAATTTGTACAACGAAAGATCGGTTTATGTGGCAGAGGTTCTTCCTTTTGGCCAAACAAAAACTCGTGAACTTTCTCTTCATCTTCTAAACAAAAGGACTAATTAATACATGAATAAATTTTTTAATATTAATAATAAATGTGGGATGGATTTGTCTCAAACAGAAGAATTGTTCCATGATCTCGGACACTTTGCACAAAATCGATTTGGTTTCAAAAAACCACCTTCTCTTAATTTGGTATCAGATGTAGAGAACGGTCAAAAACCTCTTGGAAAAACAGCATATTACGATCCACATGAAAGATGTGTTACGATCTACACAGACAATAGACACATCAAGGACATTCTAAGATCTCTTGCTCATGAACTAGTTCACCATATGCAAAATGAACTTGGCATGCTTGATGATGATGGTTATCACAGCCCTGGATATGCTCAAAAGAACAAGCAAATGAGAAACAGAGAAAGTGAAGCTTATGAAAAGGGAAACCTTTGCATGCGAGATTGGGAAGATCGCCTAAAACAATCAAAACCTACTATTTATAACGAATGGAGAATTAAAACTATGTCTACTAAAAAATGGAAAAATAATGAACTTATGGAAAATGTAACCAGAAAGTTCGGATTCAAAATGGATCTCACTCAACTTAATGAGGCTTCTTGTGGAAGCAAGAAAAAGTATGAAGAAGAATTAAAAGAAGAGAAGGAATGCCCTGAGTGTAAAGGCAAGGGTGACGAATGTAAGTGTCCTGATAAAAAAGAATTAAAAGAAGTTGATGAAGATGGTGACGGAAAACCTGCTCCACCAAAATGGTCTAAAAAAAGCAAAGATAAACCAAAAGAACCACCAAAGTGGGCAGATGTAGATGATAATGATCCAAATGTTCAAGAATCCAAACTTCGAAAAGTCATAAGAAAAATTGTTCTCTCAGAGATGGCAAAAAAGAAACCTTTAGACGCTACAATGATTGACAGAATAAAAGACCCCAAAAAGGCTCAAAGATTAATCGATAAATATGAAGCGATTATCAAGAAAGAAGAAGATAAAACTGAATTTAAACACGGAGCTGCTGAGGATTATAAGAGAGCAGTTGATAATTTAAGAGTAGTATTAAGAGATCTTGAAAAGAAGGAAAAATAATGAACAAAAACATTATTGAAATAAACAGTCTCCAAGAATTCTTGGATTTGGCCAAGGAAGAACAAATGACAGAAGAAGAAAAAGTACTAAGAGAATTTATTCGTAGAGAACTTATCAAAGAAATAAAAGCCGAAGAACAACAAGAATTTGAATTAAGAAAAATAATTCGTAATCTATTGAAAGAAGGTGACATCTCTGATATTCATCCCCACAGATCAACTGCTATTAATGCTCTTGAAGATGTTCTTAAAAAAATGATTCCAACTCTTAGAAAAGATTATAAAAATCTTACTACAGATAAAACCCAAAGAGAATCCTTTCGTGCACACATTCTTAAGGCGATGTCTGACATTGTTGCACCTGCTATGAATAATGCTAAGTATGCATCTGGTGGTGCATTACTCTCTGAGCCTTCTAATCTTGGTGACTCAGAAAAGCCAGAAAGCAATGATGACGATGACCTAGATGCTGAACTACAGGCCTTAGAAGAAGTTGAAATTGACATTACTGATGATGAAGATCCAATTGAAAAGCCTGAAGAAGATAAGAAGCTCAATGTTGAACCAGATGATGAACCTGATGAAAAAGAAGAGTTTGGAATCCAAGGTATGGATGAAACAGGAAGAAACATGGCATACACCACATTTAGAAAAGTTTCCCAATACATTCTAGACACATTTGATATGCTAGCTAACCCAAAAGATAAAGAAGTTTTCATTGACTACCTCCTGACTAATTCAAAACTATACTTCGATAAATTTGAAGATGAACTTCAGAATACAGTTCAAGAACCAGATTCTCCTGAAGCTTAATACAACAACAAATATAATATAACATATCTAATCTTTATTGTCAAATAATTTTATTAATATAATTTTAGATATATTAATTTTTTATATATAATAATATTATATAATATATAACAATAAAATAATATGTGGAAAAAGAAATTAAGAGAATATAAAGGTAAGTTTGAAAACTACTCTATTAGAAAAAAACTGAATTATGAAAAGAAGATTAATTCTAATTTCGAAACAATTCTTAATTCTCTAACACTGGAAGAAATAATAGCACTTAAATTAGAACTTGCTGCATCTCATGTAAACCATAAATTGTATGGGTTTCCTATTATCAGGTCTATAAAATTTATTGTAAGAGAAGCAGTTGTTAAATTTGCTCTCTCAGCTACTAGAACTCCAAAAGATGCTGCTGGTGTATTGGGTATAACAGAAAGACAATTAAAAGAAGAAATACAAAGATTTCAAATAAATCCGAAAGAATGTAATTATGAAGTGTCAGAAGATACTAATTAATTTGAGGTATTTTACTATGGAAGAAACTGAAGAAATCTTAGATGAAAAACGTGGCAAAAAAAGACACCACAAAAAGAAGGCTAAGAAAAAGGGTAAAACTGATGGAAAAAGTGCAAAGTCCAAAGGATACACTTTAAGAGATTGGTTTGATGAAGGAGGATGGGTACAAGCTGGGGGCAAGTATGATGGAAAACCGTGTGCTAAACAACCCGGTCAAAAGACAAAACCTTTTTGTAGAGATCCTGACGATAGAGCTAAAATGAGCAAAAAAGAGAGAGAATCTCGTGCTAAGAAAAAAAGAAAAGAAGATCCAAATCCAAACAGAAAAGGGAAGGCTAAAAACGTGACTGCAAAAAACAAGAAAAAATCCAAGAAGAATGAAGATGTATTCAGACTATCTAATGAAGAAATTAGAACAATTATTTCTGAAGAGCTTGAAAAGGTATTGGATGAAAAACGTGGTAAAAAAAGACATCACAAAAAGAAAGCTAAGAAAAAAGCCAAAAGAGATGCATGTTACCATAAAGTAAAAAGAAGATATAAGATCTGGCCTTCTGCTTATGCATCTGGTGCATTAACAAGATGCAGAAAAGTAGGTGCAAAGAATTGGGGTAACAAATCGAAAAAGAAGAAAAAATCTAAAAAAAATGAATCAATTTCTGAATCATTACAGTATCATTTAGACCATGGTGTAGGTGTTGATAAAAATGTCTTCAGACCAGGAAGTTCTGAGTTTTTTAATGTTTTTAGAGAAGCAAGACAGTTGTTTCGCGAAGGAGTGTATAAAATACATTCAGAAAATGAAAAAGAAATTATTGAATCTGATCTCGGAGAATTTGGAATGTTTGGAGAACAAATGGTACCTCTTGATTTTCCAATGCTAATAGAACAAGATGAAGATGAATTACTTGACGAAAAGAAACGTAGAAAGAAAAAAAAGAAGAAAGATCCTCCTTTAAATAAACCAACAAAAAACACCGGCGGAGGAAAAAAGTATAAAGTATATGTTAGATCAAAGTCTGGTGGTGTAAAAAAGATTACCTATGGTGATGCCAAAGGTGGCCTCAAAGGAAACTGGAACAACGCAGAAGCAAGAACGAATTTTGCAAAAAGACATAAGTGCGCTGATAAGAAAGATAGAACTAAAGCTGGATACTGGGCGTGTAGAGCTCACAAGCATTTTGGAAAGAATGTTCCCGGAAGGTTCTGGTAATGAAGTTTAGAATATTAATGGAAAATTGGAAAAAATTTGTTCTAAAAGAGAACGAAGATTTAGAAATACCTGAAATGGAAGATAATTTTCTTTACCATGGTACCAGTATTAAAAATGCAAAAGATATTGAAGAGGGAGGCTTAGAGCCAAGTTTCGGTCCTGTGGTTAAAGGAACAGAGGGATATGGTTACTACATGGATGATGATTATTATGATCCGTATTATAGAGTGGAAGGAACCTTGTTTTTTTCTGACGATATTGATACATGGAAATATGGCAGCTTAAGAGATGGAAAATTGTTAGGTGGCAACAATGTTGATGAAGCAGCACTGGTTATTGTAGAAAATAATGATTCCATTTATAGAATGCTTGAAGACGGCGTAGTTATTGATTACGAAGGCAATCAAGTTGATTATGTTGGAGATTTACCGGTAGATAAACTTCCTCCATTTATAGAAAGAAACGATTTTTTTTCAATTGAATGGCAACCGGCTGAAGATGTCTTGTACGGAGAACGATTAAAAGCATTTTTAAAAAAATATGGCAACCTCTAGAGTATAAGATGGACTTCCCATTCACTGAAAAAAGAATATCAAAAAAAATTTTTTTGCGAGAGTTCAAAAGAGATGTTGTCTCCGATGAACTCATTTGGCACATGGATAGAGAAGATCGTTATGTTAAGGTTGTTTCCGGTAAAGGTTGGGAACTACAACTTGATAATAAATTGCCTACATTATTAAAAGAAAACACTATTTATTTCATACCAAAGTATACTTATCACCGTATAATTAAAGGCGATACTGATTTAGTTGTGGAGATAGAAAAACTATGAAACATAAACTTATTATGGAAAACTGGAGAAAATTTGTTATAACAGAAGCATGGGCTGGAGGAAAAGGCTTTGGCTCTCTTATAAAGCCTGTAATGTTCCCTGACATCGGTCAGCCCGGAGATCCTCTCCGTCATGTTGAGTCTGGTGGCGAACTTAAAGGTTGGGATAAATACGGACAATTGGTTGCCGAAGCATATCTAGCAGCACCAGACGAAAATTCTGCAGGATTGGAATCTTTTAATGCCCTTATTCCGCACATTGACAATAACTTTAAAAGAATTGTCGGAAGAGACACAGAAGTTAATTTTGTACCGGAAGATCCGTATTCCTCTGCTGAAGAAATGTTAGATGATTACAAGCAGAATAAAAAACTTGACATTACAACACAATTTAATCAAGGTGGTTTTTATGGCCCAGAGCGAAATCTCAAGTTCCGCGCTGTACATGATTACTTTGCTCACATGAAAGCTGGAAAAAAAGATAAATTTAAGTTGCCTCGTTTTTCTTGGGAAGGAGAAATTAGAGCATACAATGAGCACATGCTTTTGGTTGGAAAACAAGCCAAGCTCCTGCCTGCTCTTTTCACTGAAATTATAGGACAAGCAGCAGTGTTCGGTTATACCGGAGCATTTCCAGATCAAAAAATTATTGCAATACCGGGATTTGACTATGTTAACATCGGTGCTGTTGATGGTTATCAAATTATCGATGGAGATTTGGTGAAGGTATAACATGTTAACTGCTATTGGCGATGTAATGAGAGAAGCCTACAAGAGAGGCTGGATAACAACTCGTGATGGAAACTGTTCTGTTCGTATGAGAAACAGACCATTTCTCTACATCACCCCTTCGGGTGTTAGGAAGACCATTATTCATCCAGAGAGTGTTGTAAAAATAAAAATAAAGGATGATGAGCTTCATTTTAATCCATCTCTCCGCCCATCAGGTGAATTATGGATGCATTGGAATCTTTTGAAAGATGCAACAAGTACCACATCAGTCCTTCACCTTCATCCTACGTACTGTGTTGCTGCAATGTACAAAGGTTGGCAGCTTAACGACATTGTTAAAGATTTTCCAGAGGTATTTCGTTATACCAGAACAGGACCTAATGTTCCAAAACTTGAAGCAACCTCACAAGATCTCGCAGATCAAACTTACCAGAAATTTTTAGGAAAAGATGGAAAGATAGCTTATGATATTGTAGGGCAAGAGTGTCATGGTGTAACAGCTATTGCAAAAAATCCATGGGATGCTTTTGAGCACATAGAGAGATTAGAGCACATCTGTCAAATCGTTTTGGCGGCAAGTTAATTTTTTTTAAAAAAATTCTTGACACGCACCTTGGGGTATGTTATAATATAAATACACAACAACAACCCCTGGAGCATAATGCGTAAAATAGTTTTATTTGACATGGATGGAACACTAACTCCTCCAAGAGAACGTCTAGATCAAAGTCTTGTTGAGACACTTATCAAGCTTAGTAATCATGCTGAGATTGGTATAGTGAGCGGTAGTGACTATGAATACATTATGCAGCAATGTGGTCTCCTGACACTGAAAGATCAAATTAACCTTAAGCTACATATTCTTCCATGCAATGGAACTATGCATTATGCTCCACCTTTATACCGAGAACAGCGTCATCAATTGGTTCATGAGAATAACATGCGTCAAGTATTAGGTGATGCTGATCTCAATAAATTGTTTAAAAAAATTATTAATTATCAAGATCACATTGTATCTCATTATGACATTCCTTTAACCGGTCACTTTGTTTCTTACCGTGGTTCAATGATAAATTGGTGTCCAATAGGCAGAAATGCAACTAAACAGGATAGAGAGATTTTTCAAGAGTTTGATAAGAATTTTGGAATGTCTTCATTCAGAAGAACAGTTCTGGAACAAATAAAAGAAGAGTTTTCTAATACCAAACTTGATGTCACAATCAAGCTAGGCGGTGAGACATCTTTTGACATTTTCCCTGTTGGGTGGGATAAAACTTATGCACTCAATCATTTTCCAGATTATAAAATCTGGTTCCTCGGTGATAGGTGCGGAGATAATGGAAACGATAAAGAAATCTTCGATGCTTTACAACCAGAATGCTCTTTCTGGGTTGATGGCACCAAACATACCAAAGAGATTTTAGAAGAGCTTTTAATTCCAAAACTTGGTGAATAATGAAAGAAACAAAAGACATTTTAAAGAGAGCAATGAAACACGGTTTTGATCTTAGCTTCATTGAAAATTATAATGAAAAAAGAATACTACAAGGTCTTTATGATTATTTGGTTAGGAATCATTATTATTGTTCCATGGAAGATGGTGTTATCTATGTTGGAATAGACATAGTTCAGGACATAGCTGAAGTTACAATTTCCAATAAAACTATGAAAGTTAAGCCGATAACAGATAAAGGATTCTTTGATATTCTTATTTCACTATTTAAGTACATAAGGTTCGCATCTTCTATAGAACAAAAAGAAATAGAAGAAGACATATCTACTGAAACAGATGAAGATGATGATGAATCAAGTGAGGAAATGTGGTTATGAAAATTTTTTATCTTAATAGAACAGAAGACGAGTCCGGAGTTTCTGGTACTGGTCGGATAGCACAAGGTTTTATTTTTGATAATGGAAAAGTCTGCTTAACATGGTTATCAGAACATCCAAGTGTTACAGTATATGATAACATTGGAGAAGTTCGTGCAATACATGGTCATGCCGGAAAAACAGAAGTTGTAATGGAACCAGATTATAAGAGGGCTTTTGGAGAACTAAAAGCTTTTGTCGATAGTTTTTCATTGTCAGATGTTGTTGCTGAAAAACTTCCTTTAGAATCAGCAGCAGGAAAACTACTGAGTAAAAACTAAATACTATGTGGAACGCTATACTCTCAAACTTGATGCATCTTGGAGACCAATCGAAATTATCGATGGGTTCAAAGGATTCAACATGTGCTTTACAGGGAGAGCTAACGTGGTTTTGAATTATGACGATGGATTTTTCCCTGCTGTAATTGTTTTGAAGTCATACATTAGAAAAGAATTTATGTCTTATGCATGCAATAGAAAAAATGTTGTATGGAGAGATAAAAGCATTTGTCAATACTGTGGTGGCAGATTTTCTTTTTCTGAATTAACAATGGATCATGTTGTCCCAAAATCTCGTGGTGGTGACAAATCATGGACAAACATTGTTGCATGTTGCAAAAGATGTAATAATAAGAAAGGCAATAGAACCCCTGAAGAAGCAAAGATGCCTTTAATCAAAAAACCTATTGTTCCAAAATGGAACATTCATGTTTTACTGCGAGATAAATTAATACCACAAGAATGGGAAGACTACATATAGGAGAAAAAATGAGTGATACTATTTTTAATAAAGAAACAACAGACATGATTGTAAAAAAAATCAAACAAGATCCAACTGGAAAGATGGCTGAAGTTATGCATAAAATTTTAGACGTATGTGAAGAAGCAGGAAACAGAGGATTCACAATGCAAGAACTTTCTGTGATAGCAACAACAGGATGGTTTCTATCACAAAGTCCAGAGCTAAGAAGTTTGCTGGATGACATGATGGGGCTAACACCACCATCTGATGATGAAATCTGGAATTGATAAAAATGGGAGGCAAAAAGCCTCCCATTTTGCTATTTATGGTATTGGAGAATTTAAAAATGAAACTATCAGAAAAAAGAATTAAGCAAATTATTCTAGAAGAAATAAATAAAATAACAGAACAAGAGCAGCCTCCTGAAGATGAAACTAAAACACTTCAACAGTTAAAGAAATTTTTATTAGAGTTATCAAAAAACACAAATCAAATAAAAGGAGCATCTTCAGCTGAAGTAAAGGCTGTAGCTGATTTATTTTTAATTATTTTAAGATCTTTACCACAAGGAGAAGTGTCAAAGTATATACAGTATACAACAGACATTTTTAATAAGAAAACAGGAAACAAATAATGAACAATAGAAATCTTGCAATTAAAATCTCCAAGCATCCCTTGTTGAGAAAACTTTCCGAAGATAAGAAAATCCCAAAAAGCATTCTTGCACGCCTCATTGTTGAAGAGATGATGTCTGAAATGGCACCACCAATAACCAATCCATCCTTAAAAAGTGCAACTAGAGCAGTTCAACAAAGTTTAAAAAATCTAGAATCAAACCCCCAAAGCGTTTTTCAAAAGTATTTTGATACGAATCAAAATAAACCGGTTTATCCATATGGTGCTTTTGATCAACTTAGCTCAAATGATCAAAGAAAATACCAAGGAAAAATACATGACACTATTTTAAGATCTTACCAAGCTTGGAAAGGAGATGAGCTGAATTCTGATGAACTTGAAGCTTTGGAAAATCATTTGAACAGTTTTCTGGTAGACCCTGAACCAGAACAAGCAGAACCTGAAAGTTCTCAGGAATATAAAAGAATTACAGATGTGGATCACGATGATGAAAGAATACAACCATTTCTTGAATATGTTAACAGGTACTCATTGGGATTAGAAGGATACAAATTAATTGATTTTACAGTTCTATTAATGAATCTATACTACAAAGCAAAACAGCTTAAGTTAAGTGAATCTGAGTTTAGATCCATAAAAAAAGCGCTTGAACAAAATACTCAACTAGCTAATCAAAAGAGGTTTGAAGAATTAGTAGAGTTTAAGCAAGTCATTCAGTTTCTAGAAAAATACTCAACTGTTGAAGAGCAAGCCTGGAGAAATTTTATTAAAACTTTTCAAGAAGAAAATTTTCCTGCCACTTTTCCATCATCTGAAGATGTTCCACCTTCACCAGAGGAACCCACTCAAGATACCACAACTCCCGATGAACCAGAAGATACTGAAAAAGACAAAGAAGGAACTGAACCTGAAACACCAGAATCTGCAGATTCAAAAGACACTGAAAGAGATGAAGAAGAGATTGAGGGTGAAGAGAAAAAAACACCAGAAGATTCTGAAACAGAAGAAGAAGAGGCAACCATTGCTCCAGAAACAGAAGAAGGTGGAGAGGAAGAAGAAAAAACCGACCCCTTACCTGAAGAAATTGAAGAAAAGAAAAAGCAAGCATACATTGATGCATCAACAAAATTCCAAAATGATTTTTATGATCAAGAATACAGAATCGATCAAGCGAACCTTATTGGTGCTGTAATCAATGCGATCTCAGACATTTATGATAATCCAAACAAAGTAAGAGCATTTGGCAGAGTACCATCAGAAGAACAAAATCTTCAAGAAAATGATGAAACAATACAAGCATCAGAAGATGAGATTAGAAATCTAAGAATCGATTTTAGATCATTATTATCCAGAATCAATACAGCAAAGTCAGAATTAGATAAATTTGAAAAAGCAAAAACTACCGGTTCTGTTGTCACAGATAATTATAAAAAACAATTCTTGCTTATTTTGAGAAGAATCCAAGCATCGATTAAAACTATACATAATTCACTTCAAGTTATAATTGGAGATAAATTTTCCATTAATGAACAGGTAACAAAAGAAGACATTATACAACAATGGAAAGAAGTTCAAGATAAGTATGACAAAGCTGTTCAATCTTCTGCTTCTTTAAGAGAGTTAATGGCTGGAACAGAATCATCAGAAAAACCAGAATTAATAATACAGGATACTTATTCATCTCTTTTGGATTTGGCTACACACTTTCCAAGTGTAAATCCTTTCGGAAGTTCCGAAGTAAAGACCAAAGAAGACATGAATAAATATAAAGAAGCTTTTGAGAATGCTGTTGGAAAAGTCAAAACAGATTTACAAAATGTTCTTTCTTTGATGAAAATTGGAAGATCTGGTAAAGCCACACTTCAATCTGCATTGAATGGTCTAGAAGATTTTTCTGGATCTGTTCAAAGTATTTTCGGTGTTCCATCTCAGTTTGTTGAAATTAAAGTAGATAATCAAACACCAGCGGCTGAAGGAAAACCGACTGAAGTAGAAGTTGAAGGTGATTTGGATTCTGAAACAAAACCTAAAGAAGTTAGTGAATTTGACAAAGCAATTGATAAACTAACATCAGGGCAGATAGCTGAATTTATAAACCAACAAAATTATAAACTTGGACCCTTAATGTTAAACTATCTAGTGGACAAAGGAGACGTTACCAAAGCAGCAGAAACTTTGAGTCTTATAAAAGATCCGGGTTTGAAAGCAAGAATTATTATTGATAGCGGCAAAGGTAAAACTACAATTCATAAAGATTATTACGATGATTTTAAGAAAGGGTTTATTGAATTCGCAAAAGAACAACCAGAAATGAATGTGCTGGACCCAAATGACTTTGGAAAAATGCTATCACAATTTGAAAAAGAGTCTCCGAAACAATATAAAGAATTAATGAATGTAATTGAGGATGAAGAAAATCAGCTTTATAAAGACCTTGCGCAACGTCAAAAAGATAGTGAGATAGCAGCAGAAGATTTAGAAAAAGAAATCCAAAAAGTTATGGCAACCATTGATACTAAACAAGAATGGGAGCAACTTTTAAAAAGACAAGCAATCGAAGATCAAAATATTATAAAAACAGCAGGAATAATAAGAGATCTCTTTGTTGAAGTCTTCAAAAGTCTTTCTGGTGAAGAGGATGAATTAGAAGAATCAGTAATCAATAAATTTATGGGAAGACTCTCACCAGATTCTGATGTTATAAAAAGAACTTTTATTACAAGATCAACAAATTACATTTCAAATCTTGACGTCGGCGCGGAAAAAGAAGAAATAAAAAATACATTGACATCAAAATTTGAAAAGTTATCAGAAGAAGATCAAAAACTTATAATTGATAATTATCGTAAAGTTCTAAAGCCTATGTCTTTAAAAGACATGTTAACATCTGTTTACCAGAATGAAGGCTTTGGGGAACTTTTTAATACTGGTTTATCAGGCAATCAAATAAAGGGCATAATAAAACAATCTTATAAAGATTCAAAACAAAAAAATTGGAATGACAGCACTGCCGCTGACCTCGACGACGACAACGACGGCATCTTGGATTCCGATGAGGGAACTGGCGACACTGATGGCGACGGCATTCCCAACAACCAAGATTTGGATGCCGATGGCGATGGTCAAGAATCTTATGAGGAAGAAGATTCCGAAAACAACCGGGAACGTCAAGACTCAGAGCCACCACCTGAAGATGAAGAGATGTCTGAAGAAAATCCTTTTGAACTTGCTGATTGGTATGAAGATTCCGAAAACAACTGGGAACCTCAAGACTCAGAAACACCACCTGAAGATTCTGATGAAGCTACAAATGAACTACAACAAGAATACAAAAAACAAACAGGTATAGACTTTGAAAAAGGTGAAATTGAAGAATTGGAAGCTTTGATTAATTTTAGTCCTCAAATCAATGAGAGTTTGGAAGATGATTTTAAAAGTATCATAGGAAGTGATAATTATTCTAAACACCAAAGAAAATTTGACAATTACATTCAAAACCTTAATTACAACAGAAAACAAACACTCATTCAAGCTTTTAAGAAAGCAAAAGATTCAGAAAAATTTAAAAGATTTTTTAAACAACGTTTCATGAAAAATACTGCTAATACTCCGGACCCTATAAAAGACCTGCCACCAACCAAAGCTCTTGGAGCAGTAGTATTCTGTCCTTCTTGTAGTGCTAAATTTAGTTTTTCTCTTCCAAAAAAATACCAAAATAGACATTCTAAGACGTTACCATTCAAATGTGGGAATTGCGATGATAATTTCAAAGTAAAAGTTGAAGACCTTTACACTATAGGTGGCACCGAATTGGTTACCTCAAAGATAAGACATATGAATATAAATGGACTGCAACTATGGTCGTCTTGGAAACAATTCATTCAATACGTTAAACATTTTGGCGAGCCTCTGGAAGATAGCGACCCGGTAAGTGCCTTCGGAGGAGAATGGAAGACTGCTGTGGAGCACCCGGAATTAGAACAGTTTTTCTCACCAGAAGAAATTGATTCTCCTCCACAGAAAGATAAAAAAGAAACAGCAGAAGATTTTTATCCTGGTGGTTTTGTCCCAGATTCTGTTAAAGAACAGATAATTGCAAACAAACTCAAACCCCTCATTCGTGAGCTGCTAAACAAAGGAAAATAAATGGCAAAAAAAACATATGTTATTGATACAAGCGTCTTTCTTAGTGATGCAAATGCACTGTACCGTTTTAAGAATAACGACATTGTTATTCCAATCAAAGTATTGGAAGAAATCGACAAACACAAGAAGCGACAAGACTCTGTTGGCTTTAATGCTCGTCTCATCATAAAGCACCTTGACGAGTTGAGAGTCAAAGGATCTCTTCATAAAGGATTACGTATTGGAAAGGGCATGGGAATTCTAAGAGTTGCAAAGGCTTCTTCCGATCTTCCCAAAGACCTTGATTTCAATGTCCCCGATCACCAGATCCTCTCTGTTGCCGTTCATGAAAGCAAAGAGAATGAAAGACGTAAAGTCATTGTTGTGTCTCGCGACATCAACATGCGAGTCATTGCCGATTCCCTTGGTCTTATCTCAGAAGACTATGAGACCAATTCAATTGTTGAAGACAAAGACAAAGTATACGAAGGTTTTGCTGAGGTTCTCGTTGATGATGAATTCATTGAGCGTTTCTACGATGGCGAAGAGATGATACTTGAAGAATCCATGGTAAAAGAAAAGTTATACCCAAATCAATTCCTTCTTCTAATTTCATCAAGCAACCCAAAAAAGTCCGCTATTTGCCGATTTTTCGATCATAAAAAGCCTTTAAAACCAATCAACGTCAAGGACTACTCAAAGTCTTGGGGAGTCGTTCCTCGTAATAAAGAGCAGACATTTGCGTATGATTTGCTGTTTGATGATGATGTTCCACTTGTCTCTCTTATTGGTCGTGCTGGTTCTGGTAAAACCCTTATGGCAATTGCTGCTGGTCTTGAACAAACTGTTGGATTTGCCGAGAGAAAATACAAAAAGATCGTTGTGTCTCGTCCTGTTCAACCTATGGGAAAAGACATTGGTTTCCTTCCCGGAACCATGGAGGAGAAGATGCTTCCGTGGTTGATGCCTATTCATGACAACCTTGAATTCATCCTAGGAAATAAGAATCAAATAAAGTCTTATTTTGAGAAAGGGCAAATTGAAGTTGAGGCGATAACATACATTCGTGGCCGCTCAATCTCAAACGCCTTCATTATCATTGACGAAGCCCAGAACCTCACAGCTCACGAAGTTAAGACAATTATTACGCGTGTTGGAGAGAACACAAAGATTATCTTGACCGGAGACATTGAACAGATTGATAACATTTATACAAATGAAACTTCAAACGGCTTGACATACGCTATTGAGAAATTCAAACATGCTGAATTAGCCGGCCACATCACCTTCAGAAAAGGTGAGAGATCCAAGATTGCAACTCTGGCATCCAAAGTTCTGTAGACTATTTATTTCTTTTTATTTGACATTTTTATTTTATTAGGTTATAATAATAACATAATGGAGAAAACAATGAAATGGTTAAATGAATCAATGAATAAATCTAAAAAACTTAAGGACACGTACAGCTTGCATGACATAGAAATTTTTATAAAAGATCAATTACCAGAACACATTGACATGGACTTTATTTTAAAGTACATTAAGATGAGAGTTCCCTATACTTTGCTTCGTGGTGTTGACATGATCTATGTTGGAAAATTCAAGCATCTTGAAGAAAGAGATGCAAATGCTTTGTATATGGACGGAGCAATTTACTTGACAAATGATCAAGATGATGATAAAGACATGATAGACGACATCATCCATGAGATTGCTCATTCTGTTGAAGAACTTTATGGTCATCACATTTATGATGATGGAGCAATACAAAGAGAATTTCTAGGAAAGAGAAAGCGTTTGTTCCAAGATCTCAAAAATCATGACTATGAACCACCAGAAGAACTACAATTTAAAACCGAGTTTGTCCAGAAGATAGATGACTATCTCTATCAGGATGTAACTTATGATGCGATGTGGCATTTTGTTGGAGGACTATTCCCATCGCCCTATGCAGCAACTTCAATGCGAGAATACTTTGCTCGTGGATTTGAAGAATACTGTATGGATAATAAAAAAGAGTTAGCACAACTTTGTCCTGCTCTTTTTACAAAGATAAAATCATTACAAAAAATGGAGGACCAATGAAACACATATCTTATTCCGAACTTAAAACGTGGGCTGAATGTCCATACAAAAGAAAACTAATGTACCAAGACCGTGTAAAGAAATTTATTGGAAATAAATTTACAGCATTTGGAAAAGCCTTACATTTTTTATGTGAGAATCTTGTATACGATAAGGTTGAAGATCCTGAAGATTTTTTTAACCTTTCTTTTGAAAAAGAGTTAGAATCTATAGGAATTGAAGAAGATAAGGGAATCTCTGAGATGAGAGAACAAGCACAACTTATTGCCCCCCAGATTATGCCTCAGCTTACTAAAATCTTTGGTGATTATGAGGTATTTTCCGTTGAAGAACAGCTTTATCAAGACATAGTGGATAGTGACACTGGGTATAAATTTAAAGGCTTTATAGACCTTGTAATTCGCACATCTGATGGAAAATTTCACATCATTGATTGGAAGACGTGTTCTTGGGGTTGGGATGCCAAAAAACGCTCTGATAAATTCATTGCATATCAATTGACTTTATATAAGAAGTTTTGGTGTGAAAAGTATGAAGTTGATCCTAAACTAGTTGAAACTCATTTTGCTCTTCTTAAGAGAACAGCAAAAAAAGATAACGTTGAATTCTTTCGTGTAACGTCTGGTCCTCGCAAAGTTGATAATGCAACAACCTTACTTACAAATGCCCTAACGCACATTTCAAAGGAAAATCATGTGAAAGATAGAAGATCTTGTCAAGGTTGTGAATTCTACAAAACAGAGCATTGCAAATAAAAAATAAAAAAAGTTTAACTTTTTTCTTGACACCATCCGATAAGCATGTTATACTAAATACATAACAAATAAAGAGGTAACCCTTGACTAAAAAAATTAAAGTATTAACATTATCGGACCATCCCCTGTCCCCGTCCGGTGTTGGAACTCAAACAAAATACATGTGCGAAGCTCTCCTTAACACCGGACGGTATCAAATAGTCTCTTTTGGTGGAGCAATAAAACACCAAGATTATACTCCAAAAGCTGTCGAGCCTTATGGTGAAGATTGGAAAATTATTCCTGTTGATGGCTATGGAACACAAGAAATGATCCGCTCGGTATTGAGAACCGAAAAGCCGGACATCCTATGGTTTATGACTGACCCTCGCTTTTGGGGTTGGTTGTGGCAAATTGAAAACGAGATTCGCCCTCTCGTTCCTATGGTTTACTACCATGTTTGGGACAATTATCCTGTTCCAATGTTTAATAGAAAGTATTATATTTCAAATGATGCAATTGCAACTATCTCAAAAGTAACTGATGATATTGTAAAACAAGCAGCGCCTGAAGTAAAAAGAAAATACATTCCTCACGCTGTAAATGGAAAGGTGTTTAAGCCTTTAACTCCAGAACAGATTGAGAACATACGAAAAGACAGTTTACCTGAGTCTGATCGAGACAAGGTTATTTTCTTCTGGAATAATAGAAATGCCCGAAGAAAGCAATCTGGAACTTTGATCTGGTGGTTTAAAGAGTGGCTTGATAAACGTGGACTCCACGATAAAGCGCAACTCATTATGCATACAGACCCCAAAGACCCTCACGGTCAAGATCTCAATCACATTATCGAACATCTGGGACTTGATGATAGACAAGTACTCCTTTCAACAAATAAGCTCCCCCCAGAACATTTAGCTGCAATGTATAACATGGCAGATTGTACAATTAATATTTCAGATGCCGAAGGCTTTGGTCTTGCGACGCTGGAATCCCTCTCTTGCGGAACCCCAATTATTGTTAACATGACAGGTGGTCTACAAGAACAAGTTATCTCAGGAGCTGAAATGTTTGGAGTTCCCCTCCTCCCCTCCTCAAAGTCTATCATCGGGTCCCAAGATGTTCCTTACATTTATGAGGATCGTCTCAATAAAGACCAATTTTTATCCGCATTGTCAAAGATTTACGACATGGGAGACGTTGAAAGACGTAAGATGGGTATGGCTGGCCGCAAGCATGTTGAAGAGAATTATAACTTTGAAACTTTCAATAATACGTGGATTTCTTTTATGGACAAAATTCATGAAGAAGAAGGTTCATGGGAGAATAGAAAAGGTTATAATGGAATTCGATTTGTGGAGGTAGCGTAATGAAAAAGAAAATTCTAGTAAGAGGTCCTGTTTTGTCACAATCAGGATACGGCGAACAAGCTCGCTTTGCTTTGAGAGCGTTAAAGTCTCAAGAAGATAAGTTTGACATTTTTATTCTCCCTATTTCATGGGGGAAGACCGGCTGGGTATGGGAAGAGTCGGAGTTTAGACAATGGATGGATGAGAAGATCACGTTGACGCAAGTTCTCATTCAACGAAAACAACTTCAAGTTGACATGTCTTTACAAATAACAATTCCAAATGAATTTCAAAAAATGGCTCCAATCAACATTGGTTACACTGCTGGTATTGAGACTCACAAATGCTCTCCTCAGTGGTTACCAAAATGTAACGACATGGACAAAGTTTTGGTTGTTTCTAACCATGCAAAAAATTCTCTCGTCGATACAGTAGCACAAGCAACAAATCAACAAACAGGAGAAGTTTTTCCTTATAAGATTGAGACTCCTGTTGAGGTTGTCTGGGAAAATACTCCAAGACGTGACGCTGAAGAAATCCAAGGTTTGGAGCTTAAGCACGATTTTAATTTCCTTGCTGTTTCTCAAATTTCCCCTCGTAAGAATTTTGAAAACATGGTGAAGTGGTTTGTTGAAGAATTTATTGATCAAGAAGTTGGTCTTGTTATTAAAACAAACCTTATGTCAAATGCAAAAATGGATTTTGAACATACCCAAAAGAGATTAAACCAAATGTTGTCTCCATATAAAGATAGAAAGTGCTCTGTTTATTTACTACATGGAGATCTTACCGCTGGACAAATGACTGGTCTTTATCAACATGAAAAGATTAAAGGTATGATCAACATTGCTCACGGTGAAGGTTTTGGTCTTCCAATGTTTGAAGCTGCTCGTGAAGGACTTCCGATTACAACGATTGGTTGGTCTGGTCAACTTGACTTCTTGCGCCATGACAATAAAGATTATTTTCTTAAGATCAAGCATGAGTTGAAAGAAATTCAACAACAAGCCGTATGGCCTGGTGTGCTAGAGAAAGATGCAATGTGGGCAAATGCTGATCAAGGATCTTATAAGATGGCTTTGAGAATGATGCATAAGAAAAATGATGAATTGAAGAAACAAGCAGAAGAATTGAAGGTTTTGATTGGCGATAAGTTTTCTGATGAAATTCTGTTTAAATTATTCTGTGATTCTTTAAATCTTTCGAAAGATCAGGAAAAAAATTATTTAAAATTTCTGGAGGAAATTGATGAAATGTAGTATTATTTTAACCGGAAAGAATGACAACTATGGTGGCCATTTTGACGAAAGATTGATTTTAACGACTAAGTATAACACTAAAAAACTAAAAAAAGCTGGTGTTGATTGTGAGATTGTTTTTGTAGAATGGAATCCCATTGAAGGCAAGCCTCTTCTTTCTGAGAAACTAGTTAACACCTTTGAAGAAATTAAATGCTATGTTGTAAAAGAAGAAGTACACAAGCAGATTAGAGGCGAATATGATCACATGTCTTTCTTGGAGTTCTTTGCAAAGAACTTGGGAATAAGAAAGGCCACTGGGGACATTCTTATTTGCACAAATGCTGACGTATTTTATGGACAACCAGTTATTGACTTTTTATCAAAGGGACGGTTTCGCGACGACACGATCTATAGAGCCGAGCGAAGAGATATTAGGTTTCATAAGCTTCGCGGAATGGGAGATATCAATTTTGACCTAGCGACTTTTAGGAACAACCCTGTTGGCGGAAAACCTTATGTGGATGCTAGTGGCGATTTCACAATGGCAACAAAGGAGGCGTTCTTGGATATTGGCGGATATGACGAACAACAAAGGTTTGTTAAGATCCACAAAGACTCTAGGATTCTTTTTACTGCCCTTAAAAAAGGGTACGATTTTAGATTGATTGGTAAGATCTATCACATTGATCACGAGGGAAGTGCAGTAGGAACGTCCGGAAATCTATCTAACTACAGGTCAACAAATGGTCCCTATAATTGGAAATATTTCTTAAACTTACCTTACAAAAATAGTGCATATTGGGGATTTAATGGCAACTCAAAGGAGGAAGAAATATTAAAAAACATATTTAATGTAACTTTTTCAGAACATTTTGATCTAGACTCTTATGGTTTTAAGGATAGAGAATATATGTTGGAAGGTCTTACTAAAGAAGAGCAGTTTGAATACTTTAAGCTTGCAAGAAAAGAAATAGATAAACTTGGTTTATAATGGAGAATATAATGGAAAAAATATCAGTTATCGGTATTGGAAAATTAGGGCTTTGCTTTGCCCTAACTTTAGAAAAAGCAGGATTTGAAGTCTTGGGAGCAGATATTAATCAGCAATATGTTGACTTAATTAATTCGAAAGAATTTAACTCTATGGAGCCTGGTGTAAATGAAATGTTGACCGTGTCCTCAAATTTTACAGCAACAACTGACCTTAGAGCCACTGTTGAGTTCAGCGACTCATTGTATGTTGTAGTTGCAACACCTTCTCTGCCAAATGGAGAGTATAATCACTCACAACTTGAGTCATTGATTGAAAACTTGAATTCTTTTGGAAAGCAACCTTCTCTTAAGCAGTTGGTGATCTGCTGCACAACGATGCCAGAGTATTGTGATGAAATCCAAGACCGTGTGGCTCACTTAAACTACGAGGTATCTTATAATCCTGAATTTATTGCGCAAGGTACAATTCTAAAAGATCAATTAAAGCCCGACATGGTTTTGATTGGCGAGTCAAATAAAGAATCGGGAGACATTATACAGCGACACTATGAAGCAATGACAGCGAATGATCCTATTTTTAATAGAATGTCACGAACTCAAGCTGAAATCTGTAAAATTTCTCTTAATTGTTTTTTAACAACAAAAATCTCTTTTGCTAACATGATTGGTGACATCTGTAGAAATGCTGGTTGCGATCCTACTTTAGTATTAAAAGCAGTTGGTACTGATAAGCGTGTATCTCCAAAATATCTTGGTTATGGCTATGGCTATGGTGGACCTTGTTTTCCACGAGACAATAGAGCTTTAGGTCACTATGCACTTAAAAAAGGTGTTGATCCTTTCATCTGCAAAGCAACGGATGACATGAATAGTAAGCACCTGATAAATCAGTATAATTTGTTTATTAAAGAGAATGATGTTTCGACACCAGTTCATTTTGATTACGTTACTTACAAAAAAGAATCAACAATGCTTGAAGAATCTCAACAACTTGAACTAGCTGTGATGTTGGCAAAAACCGGATACGATGTAACAGTTACAGAAAGACCAGTTGTAATTGAAGAGTTGAAAAATAGATTCGGAGATTTGTTTAAATACAAGGTAGGCAAGTAATGAAACATTTTTTAGAGAATAAAAATAAATGGCTAACAATGCCCGCTGGACGTAGAGCTCAAAATGTAGAACAATTATTAGAATTAAATGACGATCAATTGTACAGTCAATACCTTTCTTATACTAAGTTTTGGATTGAAGAGAGAGGGTGGGAATATAAGCGTTATAGTAAATTATTCAAAGACAAAGATGTAGTTGAAGTTGGAAGTGGCTTAGGGTTTGATGGTATGATTTATCAGAACTTTGCAAAATCTTGGACGTATGTTGATATTAGTGAGAAGCAGATTGAGTTTGTAAAAAGAATAAATAAAGTTTTCCTTAAAGAAAAATTCTCAGAAGATAAATTTGATTACGTTTTATTAAAAGATCCGGAGACTCAGGACATGCCAAAACAGTTTGATGCTCTATATTCTCATGGTGTCCTTCATCATGTCCCTCTAGATTTTGCAAAAAAAGAATTTGAAAACTTTAATCGATTTTTAAAAAATAATGCTGATGTAGTTTTATTGATGTATCCTAAAGAACGCTGGGAAGATTGTGGAAAGCCTTCTTTTGAAAGATTTGGAGATTTTACTGATTTCGGTTGCCCATGGGCAGAGTATTATGATTCTGAAAAAATTTATGATCTTGTTGGAAAAGAATTTGAGATTATTGAAGAAATACCATGGGGAGCAATGAATAGAGAATTTATTAACTTTGAGTTAAAAAAGGAATCAAAATAATGATTAATTTAAATAAAAAAATAATTTTTATAGCAAATCCTAAAAGTGGTAGTGACTCTATAAGGCATTTCTTAAGAAGCCTAGGTTTTATTAGTGAAAGGCAATTTTTAGATGACAATAAGTTCAAAAAAATTTGTGATAAATATGTAAAAGATTTAGAAATTAAAAAATGGACAACAAGAGAAGACCAAAAAGAACATTTAAGTTGTTTTTTATATAAAAAGTATTTATCCGAAAATACAAACCTCAGATGGGAAGAATTCTCGGTTTTTTCAACAATAAGGAATCCATGGACGAGAGTCGTTTCAGCTTTTCATTATGCTAAGAAAAAAGGAATGATACCAAATCAGTCTTTTGCGGATTACGTAATGAATCCTACTTTTATACACACAAGAAGTTTTGATTTTATGTTTAAAGAAGAAAACAATTTATTGTGCACAAAATTTTTAAAAACCGAAAATCTAAACAATGAAATTATTGATCATCTGAAATTATTAGGGTTTAACGATTTAGAATTTCCAAATAAAACAAATGTTGGTAATTATAAAAAAAATTATAAATCATACTATAACGAACATTTAAAAAATTTAGTTTATGAGTCAAACAGAGAAGTTATAGAATTGTTCGATTATAGCTTTGAAGAATTATCATAGGAGTTAAAATGAAAAAAGCATTAGTACTAGGCGCAGGTGGCTTTATTGGCGGTCACCTGGTCAAATATTTAAAAGCCAAAGGTTATTGGGTGCGTGGTGTAGATCTCAAGTATAACGAATTTCATAAAATAGATGAGATAGCAGATCACTTTGTGATCGGAGACCTAAGAGATCCCTACGTAGTTGCTGCTGTAGTTGACAAAGGTGTCGATGAAATCTATCAACTCGCTGCGGACATGGGTGGCGCTGGTTTTGTTTTCACCGGCGAAAATGATGCTGACATTATGCACAACTCAGCTTTGATTAATTTAAATGTTGCGCATGAAGCAGTAAAAAAAGGGGCAAAGCGAGTATTCTATTCTTCTTCAGCATGTATGTATCCAGAACATAATCAGTTGGATCCTGATAATCCAAATTGTGTAGAAGACTCTGCTTATCCTGCAAATCCAGATTCAGAGTATGGTTGGGAAAAATTATTTTCTGAACGGCTGTTTTTGGCTTTTGCAAGAAACAAAGGTTTGACTGTTCGTGTTGCACGTTTTCATAACATTTTTGGTGAATGTGGTACTTGGACTGGTGGACGCGAGAAAGCTCCGGCTGCGTTTTGCCGTAAAGTTGCCGAAGCGAAAGAAGGCGAATCAATTGAGATTTGGGGACCTGGTACTCAAACAAGATCTTTCTTACACGTCAGTGAATGTTGTGAAGCGGTATATCGTTTTATGCATTCTGATTTTGAAGGGCCTGTTAACATTGGTTCCGAAGAAATGATTGCAATTAATGATTTTGCAAAAATGGCTATTGAAATTTCAGGCAAAGATTTGAGTCTCTATAACATTGACGGAGAAGAATTTGTTGCAAAATATGGTCACAAATGCCCAATCGGAGTCAACGGTAGAAACTCAGATAACAATTTATACAGAGAGAGAGTTGGATGGGAAGTCTCGCAACCCCTTATTGAGGGAATGAAAAAAACCTATCAGTGGATCAAAAAACAAGTGGAGTTGAAAAATGAAAGATCATAAATTATCAAATCAAGCTGTTGGAGCAATCATGATGGCACTACAAAAGTCTCTTATGGAGCAAACAGACATCGTACCTGTTCTTCGTAGTTTCAATGTTCAAATCGATGATGCAGGAGAATTGGTTGTAATGAATCCACCAGTTGTTCAAGCACCAGAACAAAAAACAAAAATTATAACTGACATTGATGGGCCATTATAGTGCCTAGATACGTTTATAAATGCTCTTATTGTGAAGGTGAGATGGAGGTAAGGCACGAGATGTCGGAACGCCTTACAGACTGTAAACTCTGTGAAATGAAGGAAACTTTGACCAGAATTCCACAGTTCACCAACATTGTGAGAAAGCAAGAACAGGGTGAGAAAAAGACCGGCTCTCTTGTAAAAGAATACATCGAAGAAAACAAGAGAATCTTGAAAGAAGAAAGAAAAGTGAGAGTAGAATATAATGAGTAGCACCGTAATTTTAATAACAGTCTTGGTGGGATCGTTGATTTTCAACGGTGTCATGTACTGGTATTTACGCCAATTAACTCAAAAACTATCATTTATCTATCAAAACATTGGGGATGTGTCCGATATTATTGCTAATTACAGAGTGCATCTTAAGTCAGTATACTCAATGGAAATGTTTTATGGGGATGAAACATTGCAATACCTCATGGATCATACACGATCTATTTCCACTCTTCTAGAAGATTTCGAAGATCAAGAATTCTTTCTAGAAGAGTTTGAGTCCGTGGAAGAAGAAGCACCATCACAAGAGGAAGATAATAATGCCCAGACGCAAGTCCAACAAGAGAATGTATTTTACGCAGGTTCACGAAGACGCGATTCTTAAATACGCCGCTTCAAACTGTCGTAAAGAAAAAACACAACTTTATGTGAACCTTATCCAACCAGCTTTCAGTGAGATGGTTGACAAGATTGTATTCACATACAAATTTACAACTCTACCAAACATCGATGAGTTGAGAGAAGACTGTAAGATTTGGCTTACCACTATACTAGGAAAATACGATGTTTCTAAGAAATCTAAGGCTTTTTCCTATTTTAGTGTGATTACCAAAAACTGGTTTATTCATAAAGTAAAACAGAGAGCTAAAAGAGCAAAACGTGAAGTTGATTATGATGATGCTATTAAGGAATTGACATTTGAACAAATAGTTTATTATGATACGCACGAACAAGAGCGTGAAAAGAGAGAATTTTGGGAACATCTTGAACTTGAAATGGACGGATGGGGCACCAACGACATGAATGAAAACGAAAGAAAAGTTTACGAAGCAATAAGAATAATTTTAAACTCAGTAGAAGACATTGACATCTTTAACAAAAAAGCAATCTATTTGTATCTCCGTGAGATTACCGGCATGAATACAAAACAAATTGTAACTCAGCTAAACAAATTTCGCAAAAAGTATCGTTTGTTTAAAGATGATTGGGATAATGTAAATATTTAACAAAAACTATTTATAGCATGAGTAAAAAAGTAGATGAACACTTAAAAGAAGCACTTGATAACATCCGAGAGGACCGCAAGATAACACGCGAACTCCTTGACGATGCTATCAAGTTTGTTGTAAAAGATGAAGCAAGACATCAACAAATTGGTCTTACACTCGCAAAGTATGTTGAGACGCTTCAAAGATCAAACGAGCAAATTGTAAAAATTGCTACATTGATGTCAAAGAATGAAAAAACACAAGGATTAACTGAAGATGACATGGAAGACATTTATTCCATGATTAAAGAAGAGGATGAATAATGGCTTCGTACGAATTCTTCACATCTTTTTATGCTGCTCTGTCAGATCCAAGTGCCTATGTTTCATTTCAAAGAGAAATGAACACCAAAGCTGTTGAGCAGGTGTTTTTCAATTCTTTAGCAGGAAAAACTAATTTTTTGGCAGTTGTTTTGGCCACTACAGCTGGAACTCTACAGACAAGAGCTGATAACTTAAAAACCTTAAGGGTCCGCCCATTAGAAATTCATGACTTTATTATACCGGAACCTTGTGTTTTTGATTTACCAGAAGAAAGAAAAAGAGCCGTAGCTTTACACCCTGTTGCTTTTCCTGATTCTACATATAAGTTTTTTGGCGGTAATGAAGAGGGTACAAACCCATTGGCTCTTGGACACATAGTTGAGTGTTTCTTTGGAGATGGTCCACAAAATAGTGGTCGAATGAGAGCATTAAATTATAGACCAACTGTTGTTGGAACTTCTAGATTAAATTTGTCATGCTTAGAGGGGGCTGAAATTTTTGGAGAAGCCCAAAATGCATTTTCAGATGGTGGTTATAATCCTAATAATGAGACTATGGGTGCTCCGTCTAAAGTAGCAGAGGATTTGAGATCGGATCCAAAATATTCTCTAGAACCAAGAGGTGTTAAAGTTATGGCACCAAAACATATTGTTATACACTACGGAACCAGTAGAAATGGACTTGGTGATCAGAAGTACGGAGCTAAAAGGGGCGCTGGTTATCACTATGCTGTATCTAGAGAAGGAAAATCTTATTATTTCAACGATGATACTAAAGCAGTATACCATGCATCAAATACATATTTTAACAACAATGCAATTGCAATTAATTTTGTAAATGTTGGGTATGAAAGACAAGGATTTCCAGCTGAATCTGATTGGATACAAGGAACAAACCAGTACTCTAAACATTCTGCAAAGTGGCAACCTTACACCAACGAACAGTATAATAAAGGAGCAGAACTGATTGCTGAGATTTGTAAAAAACATGGTCTAGACCCAAAAGGAAAAACCAATGGATATCCAACGATAGTCGGGCATGATTATGTAACAGTAGAAGTATCTCAATATCACAAGAAAAATAGATCAAAAGTAAAATCAGATCCCGGCCCAGCATTTGATATTGAAAACTTAAGAAAACTATCAAAATCAAAAATGTAAAAATGGAGTAAATTATGCGATCTGAGAAATACCTTCGCAACTTATTATTAGAAAGAAATATAACTGCCGACAAAGATAGAAAAGAAGTGCTCATGGGTGCAGGAGCAATGTATTGTTCGGATTATCCGGAGAAAATTCCAAGGTTTGACATAGCACCATGTGAAAGTATAAAAGAAGGTAATCATAATTCTTGCATTGTTTTAGGCAGAGACAGAAATGCTTCTTGGGCTTCAGGTGCAGGAGGCGATGGAATGCTGCAATCTGGTATGATAGATTTGGTTGCCGGAAGGGGTCAATTAATAATGTCACAAAATCCAGAAGAAAAACCCTTAAGGTTTATAGACCAAGAGCATGGCATAGGCCCATCGTTTGTCACAGATGCAGCGAGAGTATACATAACACAGAAAGCAAAAAACATAGATCAATACTTTGGTTTGAACGAAACTGAGGGCAGAACTTCCGCTTTCAAATCAGCTGTTGGTATAAAAGCTGATCATGTTAGGATTTTGGGAAGAGAAAAAGTTAAAATTTTTTGCGGTGCAGGTAATTGGGAAGGATTTGAAAAAGGCGTAGGAGAAACAAATTGTTTAGGTCAACCACTAGCTAGAGGTAGAATTGAATTGCAAGTAGGAAATAATTCAAAACTACAACCAACAGTTCTGGGAGAAAATCTTGTAGAACACTTGAAAAAGATAGATGATGAAATGAAAAAACTACATAAAATGATTCAAGATGCTCACATTAATTTAAGTATCATTAATAGCACAGTTGGCGCTGTCATCCCAGGCGCTGCTGCTGTAACTGTTCCTCTGACAAAACAAAACATCACCAATACATTTGATGGTATTGTTTCTGTAATAAATCTTTATATAAAACAAATGGAATCACTAGATTCTGATTTGATCCCAGGCTCCAACCACATTCTAAGCAAAACAGTATTTACAACGTGAGAGTTATATGTCAGAATCTAAATTTAAATTAATACAACAAGATGTTTGCTACAAAGAGCCGGAAGAGGTTTTAAAGGAAGCAACAGAAGATAAGATCTGCCCTACATGCATACCTAATCAAAACTATACTCCACCTGATTGGACAAAAACTACCACACCCTATTTAAACGAACTCAAATGTGAGTATCAAGTTAAAGTTATGATAAACATTGATGCCGACATTTATTATGATCGTGAAGAGACTTTGAAAGCATCGACAGCAGCCGAAGGAGAATTCTTAATCGGAGACAATAAAATAAAGAGAAGTTTCCGAAAACTTAGCAGCTCTCCTTATGAATTAAATGTTTTATTGAAATCCTATATAAGACCTGGTGTTAGAAAAATTTTAAGACACTTTGGTAAACTAGAAACAGATGAGATAGTTTGTGCTTCTCCACCAGAAGAACCAGGGCAGGTTTGCAAAGGCATTCACGGCTTAGATTATGAACAATACGTTAGTATAACTGAGGTTTTAACAGATGAACCAGTACCACAATCCGTTAAGACATTTGAAGTAAACCA